CTTGATACTTTTATTCTTGATACTTTTATTCTTGATACTTTTATTCTTGATACTTTTATTCTTGATACTTTTATTCTTGATACTTTTATTCTTGATACTTTTATTCTTGATACTTTTATTCTTGATACTTTTATTCTTGATACTTTTATTCTTGATACTTTTATTCTTGATACTTTTATTCTTGATATTTTTATTTTTCTTCTTGATATTTTTATTCTTGATACTTTTATTCTAGTATTTCTTTATATCTCCTCTAAAATAATTCCTATTGTAGCCTTTGTTTTCTTATATTTTTTGTTAGTTTTATGTATTTCATCATGACATTTTTCACAAAGATTTAATAAATTGGCTTTATTATTTTTGTTAAAAGTTAATCCTTTCTTTTTAATAATTCCTTTATCATCTGCTTCATTTTGAAAAATCATATGATGAACATCTATTGCTGAATTTACTTTACATGATTCACACACGCCACCTGATATATGTTTTGCATTAAAATGTGAACCCTTTTGATCCAAAACACTAGATGATTCTGGATGATATTTCATACGAATATTATGAGCGTTATCTAAAAAGTCCTGAGGTAAACTTAAACTTTTACAAACTTCTAGTCCATACATATTATTTCCTGGACCATCTTGTAGCTTTCTATTATAAACAAGACAATCTTTTTCCTTATCATATATAACACTCATATGTTTCATCCCTACATTATGTAGGGAGGTTATTTCTTCGTATCCAATTATTTCGTGGAGATGTGTAGCAAATATAAAGGAACAATCCTTTGACGCTAACGATTGAACACCTGTTACAAAAATGCTTACAGCACTAATGCTCTCAGTTCCGGAACATAATTCATCTCCTAATACTAAACTGTTGTTATCTGCTAGACGTAATATAGTTCGTAATTCTGACATTTCTACAGCAAACGTTGATAGACCTTTAAAAATATTATCATTCCCTAGAATTCTTGTAAAAATATATTTATATGGCATATATTTAAAACTGGATGCTGGCACATATAATCCTGACTGGGCCATTATTACTGAAATTCCCAATGCTCTAATAAAACTAGTTTTTCCAACAGCATTTGTTCCATATAATAATATACCATCTAATTTTCCATTATTATCTCCTAATCCAATCGTTATATCATTTGCTACATATAACTCTGATTGTTGAATTTTCTCTATTAAACAATGTCTTAGATCTTCTGCTTCAATAAAAGATTTACCTGTTTTATTAAATACTATTTCTGGTTTACAATAATTATATTTGTCTGCTATTAATGCCTTTGTATAAACTAAATCTATATATGTAATAAAATCACTTATATTTTTTAATTCATCCTGATAATCTTGTAGTTTTTTAATAATACCTTGATAGACCTTTGAAACTGTATCAATTAAATTTACTTTAATTGAACCCACATTTTTACATAAAGAACTTATTTGTGAACTTGTAATTGTTTTATTGGATGATGATTGCTTATTATATTCTAAATCCAATGAAAGTGTAAAGGTTGTTTCAATATTTGAGTAGCTTGATCTGTATTTTAATATAACATTTGTTTTCGTTTTAATTAATTCTTCTAATATTTTACATCTTCTATCAGTTGCTATTAATGTAAAATTATTCTTTTCGGTTTCGTGAATTTTTACATATGATTTAATATCATCATCGTCTTCCTCATCTACTTCTACCGTTTTCTTTTTTGTAATTTTTTTACCCTTACTTCCAGTTTCATATGTTGAAATTAGTGAACTAAAATATGAACGACAAGCTTCCAATTGATCTTGAGAATCTAATAACGTTTTTATTTTATTATCCAACTCTTGATTTACTCCATTTTTTATAAAACTTTTTTCAATTTTTTGAATATTATCAATGTCCTTACAATCTTCAAGTATTAAAACTTCCTTTAAATAATTAATTATTTTATCTATATTTTCTTTCATTGTAATTGAAAAATTATTTATTTTATTTTTTAAATATTCATTCAAATATTCGTTACCGATTACAAATTCATATAAACTGATTGATATACAAATTGATGAGTATAATTGATATATAGATTTTGGAGTTACTTTCTGTAACATAATTTGACGCATTATTTTTGATATATCTTTTATACCAACTAACAAAGGTTTTATTATTTTATATTCTTCCCCATTTTCTAATACTTTTTCTATAATATCATATTCTTTTTGTAAATACGTTTCATCTGTAACTGGATTTAAAAAATTATATGTAAATTTTCGTTTCCCCATTGGGGTAATACATTCATTTAACATTTTAACAACAGAGGAATACTTACCTTTATAATTATCATCATCAATAATATTTAATTGTTTTAATGAATGATTTGCTAATATTAATCTTTTGCTTGTATTTTCAAGTGTTGGTTCAGAAATTTTATATATTAAATTTGGATTATGCTGATAAATAAAATCTAACAAATAACAAAATGATTGAGTCGCATAGACATTATCGTTAAATATTCCCATAAAAGAAGGTATATCACATATTTTATAAAATTTATTTAATAATTCAACTTGATATGTTTGTTTTTCACAATTAGAAGCTCTTTGTATATTTTTAGTTCCATTTTGATGATCATTTAAGTTAATAATATGTAAAGATTTACTTTTTATATTTGTATAACTAACAACATCATTTATTTCTGAAACAGGTAAGTTTGATATTAAAATAGTTTCACTCGGATTATAAATAGAAATAAAACGTTCTAATTCATCAAATGTTGTAGGATTTTTAATATAATGTTCATTATATTCCATAATACTAGTTGTTCCAGTAAAAATATCTATAACTGAAACACCTACATATACAAACATTTTATCTTTATTTTTTAAACTGCCTTTTTTATGTTCGACCCATATACAACATGTATTGTTAGTTATACTATCTGTATCAGTTGAAAAATATGTTCCTGGAGAATAAACACCAGTTAAACTTCTAGTTGTATTGGCACATTGTTCATCCTGTTCGTAAACAGCAATAGTATATCCTGTATCCTGTAATTTTTTTACATATTTATCTAATAAATGATCTTTAAATCCAGCCATAACAACTGGTTCAGAACCACAACAAACCCTTTTATCAACAACATTTAAATCGCAAATTCTAGAAAAATCCATAATATTGCTACCATTTATATTATCATTTTTATCTTTTAGACCATATACTTCAAAAAAAGCACCCACTTGCATTAATATAATTGTTAGTTCACCAAATTCATCTATATGTTTTTTTGTTTTTTCGAAATAATCTCTTATTAAAGACATCTTATTAAATATATAATAAGATGTCTTTAAATTATGTTTGTTTTAATAAAAGAAACACTGTATTTTTTTTCTGTAACATTATTTCATTAAATATATACCTTTTATAGCTAGAATATGTTTGTTGGGAAATTATAGGAAATGTATAATACATTGTTTTTAAAATAAACAGTAAAATTGCAATGTGAGGAGGGACGCTATTATATTGAGATATTTCTTTTATTAAAATATTTTTAAAATCATTATTATAAATCGCAATTTCACATTTTATATCCATATATTTTTCGCACTTTATTTTATATCCATATATCATTTTACCGTCCAATTTCCAGATTACCTTATCAAATGCGTTTCGTTTAACGTGTAGAAAATGTTGTAATTTTGTTATTGTGCTATATTCATTATCTGTAAAAATAGCTATATCAATATCACTTTTATTATGAACATAATCTGATCTATTCACAGAACCATAGAAATATAAATCTGTATCTAAATAATTTTCTAATCGTTTGAAAAAATCCTTTACATCTTTTGGGAAATCATCTCTTATAGTATTCATTTATCTAAGATAAGAAAAAATTTTTTAAGATTCGTTAAGAAAATTATGTAAAAGAGTATCTTTATTTGTGTTGGTTATTTCTCCAGTTAAAACTGCTGACTCAAATGTTTTTCTTAAAATATCAGTAGGGCATGTGCTTCCCACTTTAATAATTCCATGTTGACGCAAATATTTTCGCACATCAGTTATATCTGTCTTTTTTAATTCTTTTTGTGTATTTATTATATTCTTTCTTGTTTGTCTATCTTTTATTAAAACTGCTATTCTTCTTAGTTTATCGGATTTTCCTAATGTAAACCTTCGTTTTACTGTTTTTTTTAAATATTGTTTTGGATTATTTTTTTCAATAGTTGCTTCACGTTGGTTTATCAACTCTTCAATATCTGGTAAAGTATGTTTATTATCTTCAAAATCTGGTAATTCTGATAACAATTTTGCTTCAAACGGTTTAATCATTTCTTTCTCCATCTTGTTAAAATCTTCCATAGCTTTTCTTTTTGATGATGTTTCATGATCTTCTAATTTTCTCAATTTATTTTTAATTTGTTCTAAACGATCTTCTCTAGATATTGATGAAGTATTACTTTTATCTGTTTGGTTTGATGTATTATCTTTTAAACTTGTAAAAAATATACCATCTTGTTTTTTTGGAGGTGTCGGAGGTCTTACTAAATCTGATAATTCTGGATAAACAGAAGGAGATGAAAATTCCTTCCATTCCCTATATGTTTTCTTTTTTCCATTTTTTAAACATCCATAAGGAACATCATCATTCGTTTTATAATTCATACTAAATACTTCGTTATTAAGTATTTGCGTTTTTATGGGTTCAGCTAATTCAGGTGGAAGATCTAACGAAATTTGTTGATTAGACGAGATAATTGGAATAATTGGAATAATCGGGATAATTGATTGATTTTTTAATGTTTTATTGTTTAGAATCCGTTGTTGGTTTTGCTTTTGTTTTAAACCCGATAAATAATCAATTGCTCCATAAAATTCGTCTGTATATGTATTTTCTTCTTTTGAATTATTACTAGATTGAGTAAAATCTGAGCCTTTTAATTCTTTTATTTTATGTTCTTTTATTCTTTTTAATAATTTATTTTTTAAATTGCTAGGACTTACAATTGGATTTAATGATATAGCCCTTTTTTCTTTATTTTTTCTTGTTTTATTTCCAGTCATTTTGAATAACTCAGGATTTATTTGAATTGTTTTTTTAGTTGACATATGTTATATAGTAAAAAAACAATTTTACGAATAAACCTCAAATACTTAATAAATACTTAATAAATACTTAATAAATACTTAAATATACATACTATTAATAATGCTTTTATTCCTGTCTCTTTCCTTATTTTTTGAATCTTCATTTTTCAAATAAGTTTCTAATCCTTTGTCTAAATCCTTAAGAATTAAAAATTTCTTCACCGATTGATCTAAACAAAAAACTCTTCTACTATGAGCTATTTTTGTTTTTGCAAATAAAGTTTCAATGTCTCTTCCATAAAATTTAAAGTGTCCTTTATTCTTTTCAAACCACTTTGTATTTATTTTTGAATCTTCTGCTAATGACCATCCGCTATCTTTTACCTTCTTTAAGAAAATTTTATATAAATCATCTCCAGTATATTCATCTATTTTAAATCTCCATGTAAATCTTGAATTTAAGCCTTGGTTATAATTGAAAAAACAATTATTTAGGTCTGTTTCATATCCAGCTATAATGACCATTAAGTTATCTTTATGATCGCTTAGTGATTCGCATAAAGTATCAATACATTCTTTTGAAAAACTATCTCGTTTCTCTTCATTACCAAGAGCATAAGCTTCATCAATAAATAATACGCCTCCTAAAGCTTCGTTGACAACATCTCTAGTTTTTAAGGCCGTTTGTCCCAAATATCCGGCTATTAAATCAGCACGAGTAACCTTCTTAAAACTTCCTTTGGATAATACTCCCATTTTAGAGAAAATAGATCCAATAATTTTTGCTATTTCTGTTTTACCAGTTCCAGGTGGACCATAAATAACGGTATGCATAAAATCATTACCTTTTATATCAGATTTTAATGTATGTAAATTTTGTATATAAAATATAATTTGATCTACAATATTTTCTTTTAAATCCTTCATTCCAATCATATTTTGTAATTCATTCAATGGAATTTTAATTTTATGCAATGCATCAATATTAATATTATATTCTATATTTTTATCATTTGGATATGTTTCTACGATTTTCAATAAATCATTTATATTATTAATTTCACTATCAATATTTACTTTTTTTATATAAACAGGTGTTGTAGGTAAAAAAGTTTCTTTAAGAAGTATATTTTCATCGCTTTGATATGTATTTGGATCATTATGTTTTTCAACTGCATCCAATAAACATTCCCATGGAGTGATTCCTGTAAAATTTGTATCATCATAATCAGAAGCATTAAATTCTTTATTAATATTTTTAACAAAATTTTTAATGTCATTTTTAGATGAAGAACTAGAACTAATAGATATGGGAGGGGGATTTTCTTTTTGATTTTTATCTAGTTCTAATAAAAAGTTATTATAATTATTTATATCTGTATATGACTTAAAACGTGCATAATTTTGATTATGTCTGTCTCTCTTATGTATCATTAATTATATATTACAATTCTACATTTATATCATTATTTTTAAGTTATAAATGTTATAAATGTTATAAATGTTATAAATGTTATAAATGTTATAAATGTTAACTATTCTTATCAATAACTACTTCTTTTGCAACTCTAGATATTATCTTGCTTATATTATTTTTTTGTTCTAATTCAGTTCCTCCTGACATTGAATTACATACAATTTTCAAATAAGTATCGTTCTTTTTAGAAGATGAATCATAGCAATCAGGGTTATTTTTAACCCATTCAGGAATTTGTTTCATATTTTTGTTTGCTATTTGTTTTATTACTTTTGACAGTTTATTATTTGGTTCATCGTCTTTAATCCATTTATTATTATCTTTAATATAAAGTATTTCGCGTTTATGATCAGAACAGTGTATTGGTCTTTGTCTAGTATCCAACTCCTTCAAATTATTTAAAACGACATTAGAAATGCCTTCAACAAAATTGGTTTTGCCTGTATGTTCAAGATCACTAATTTGAAATTTAATTGATTCAACAAATTCAGATATGTTCATTGCATCTTTGCACGTTTCGTTGAGAAAGAATTGTAGATTAAATGTTTTATTATTGGAATGAATGTTGCTATTAGATATATTGTTAGTTTGTCCAGTTTTACATATATCAACTATTTTGTTAGTTAAATCCTGATTTTGTTTAATAACATCAATATTTTGTTTAATAACATCTTTAACAAGTTTGGTTAAAGTTTGTAGTTCAGTTTCTTGTAGCTCGTCTTCTGATGTATAATCCAAGTTTATTTCACAATGTTTCTTATGCTTCCATAAACTTTGACGACAATTGTATTGTCGACCACAAACACAATTATAATTATGATGTGGAACTAAATCGTCATCCAAATGTAAGCCATTTGTATCCTTTAAATGTTTTCTGGTTAAGTTATGTCTATCCATTTGACTTTTACGTGATGTATAATAATCACAAAATATACAGTGAAACTTTTTGGAACTTTTTGCGTCAACCATTGTCTACTATATAGTTGACATAAAAAGTTCCTAAATACTTTTCCTAAATAATATATAAAAATTACAATCACAAATAAAATGATCAAAAAATGAAATTTAGAGCATTTTCATCACAAGTCGTTTTCAACAATTATTTTCCAAAAAGTATTTTAGGTTTCCCATTTTGGACATTTATAAATGTCCATTTTCGAAAACCAAATCACTTTTATAAATTGTTTTTGCTGACTGAAAATATAACCAAATATAATAAGTATTTATTTCTTACCATATATCGTAACAATACTAATAAATCAATTAATACGGCAAAATATATAATATCCGAAAACTATTTAAAAAAAAATTGATATATAAAATAACTCCAAGGATGGATAATATAGCTAAACAGACTACTTATACAAGTAAAATGATTAACGAAATTATTAATAGTAACAATGTCGATGTCAAATTTGATATTGAAAATAGCCCATATATTGAAGATCCTTGGACTATTATTGAAGCATATTTTAGAGACCAACATTTGGATAGATTAGTAAGACACCAATTGGAATCGTATAATAATTTTGTTGGGTACCAAATTATTAAAACGATTGAAATGTTTAATCCTGTTCATATCAAATCTGAAAATGATTTAGATGCCAAATCAGGAAAATACGCATTAGAAATGTTTATAACTTTTGAGAACTTTCATATTTATCGTCCTCAGATTCACGAAAATAATGGTGCGATTAAACTTATGTTTCCTCAAGAAGCACGATTAAGAAATTTTACATATTCTTCTGCTATGACAATTGATATTAACATCAAATATGTCGTCAGAGATGGAGACGATTTAGAAAATGTAAAAACATTGTATAAAACTTTGCCAAAAATTCATATTGGAAAATTACCGATTATGTTGAAGTCTAATATTTGCGTTTTAAATCAATATAAATATGTTGATAATCGTCATACTGGAGAATGTAAATATGATGCAGGGGGATATTTTATTATCAATGGTTCTGAAAAAACTGTTTTAGGACAGGAACGTGCTGCTGAAAATCGTGTATACTGTTTTAATATTTCTAAGAATGACACAAAATATACATGGAAAGCAGAAATCAAATCAGTTCCAGATTTTAAATGTATTTCACCAAAGCAAATTAATATGATGATCAGTTCCAAGAATAATGGGTTTGGTTATCCAATCTCATTACAGATTCCTCGTGTTAAACAACCAGTTCCTTTATTCATTGTATTTCGCGCTTTAAATATATTGTCTGATAAAGAAATTTGCGAATATATCCTTTTGAATCTCTCAATAGAAAAATATAAGCCAATGTTAGCAAATCTTCAAGCATCGATTATCGAAGCAAATAAATATATGACATATGAAGATGCAATTCGGTTTATTACAGGATACGTCAGTTATACTCCTATTAATATGGATAAAGAAACTGGAGCAATGAAGAAACATCAGTTCGCCCTTGAAGTTTTACAAAATGATTTGTTTCCTCATTGTCAAACAACTACTCAGAAAATCTACTTCTTAGGATACATGGCTAATAAATTAATGCAAGCTAGTTTTGAATGGATTAAAGGAGATGATAGAGATTCTTATCTTAACAAACGTATTGATTTAACAGGAACATCTCTTAATAATCTCTTTAGAAACTACTTCAACAAACTTGTTAAAGATATGGAGAAACAGATCATCAAGGAAATTAACAATGGTTCTTGGAGATCTAATGAAGATTATCTTAATATTATTAATTTAACAAATATATATAAAATTGTAAAATCTAATACCATTGAGAATGGGTTTAAACGTGCATTATCTACTGGTGATTTTGGAATTAAACATACCAATTCAAATAAGGTAGGTGTAGCACAAGTGTTAAATAGATTAACATATGTTGCCAGTTTAAGTCATTTGCGAAGAATATCAACTCCAACTGATAAAAGTGGTAAATTGGTTCCTCCTCGTAAACTACACAATACGTCTTGGGGATTTCTATGTCCTGCTGAATGTTTTGATCCAGAAACAGAGATTTTAATGTGGGATGGTAATGCTAAGAAAGCAAAAAATATAGAAATAGATGATATTCTTGTAGATGACCTTGGAAACCCTACAACAGTTCGTTCTACGTGTTCTGGTTTAAAGAATATGTATGATATTATTCCAGATAAAGATAATTTTATGAAACACAGAGTAACAGATAACCACATTCTAACTCTTAAAATACGGGGTCACAAGGCTATTAGTCAATCCAATAGAAAAGATAGAAATTATGAGTATATTGTAGAATTTCTTAATCGCGAAGAAATAAAATTTCAAGAAAAATATTTTACGTCTTTAAACGAAGCAACACAATTTGTAAATAGTTTTAATGATGACAATACTATAGACATAACTATTGAAAAATATTTGAAACTAAGTAAAAGGACAAAAGACAATTTAGTTTTGTTCAAAACAGAAGGTATTAATTGGACCAAAAAAGATGTAGCAATGGATCCATATTTACTGGGTATGTGGCTAGGGGATGGTCTTAGCGACGGTTCTGGATTTTCTTTGAACTATAAAACGGATTTAAATACGTTAGCTTATTGGGAAAAATGGGCTCAAGAAAATGAAGCTATAATTACAAAAGATGCCAGATATAAGTTTTCAATTGTTTCTAAAAAAAATAAAGAAGCATTATTGTCAGGATTGTGTAACAGAGTAGAAGAAGCACCACTTAAAAAATATCTTAGAAAATACAATCTTTTAAATAATAAACACATTCCAAATGAATATATTACTAACGACAGAGAAACTAGGTTGAAAGTTTTAGCCGGATTAATAGATACAGATGGTTCGGTTCGCGATAATGGTCACGAAATACGTATTTGCCAAGGTCCGGCAAATTATAGAATAATTGAAAATGCGTATACCTTAGCGATGTCGCTTGGATTTTCGTGTGGAGTAAAAGAAGGAACAAGTCAATGGACAGATGAAAAGAGTGGAGATAAAAAGTTTAGCACATATAAGGAACTTAGAATTACAGGACATAAAATCTGTGAAATTCCCACACTTCTTCCTTACAAAAAATTAGTAGCTATTGAAGATGAAACACAAATTCTAAGAAGCAAATCTTTTATGTGTAGTAAATTTAGTTTAGTAGAAGTGGGCGAAGGTCCTTATGTAGGGTGGCAACTACACGATAAACGTGGAAGGTTCTGCCTGAAAGATGGTCTGTCCGTTCATAATACCCCAGAAGGCGCTTCAGTTGGTATTGTAAAAAATATGAGTTATATGTCTCACATTACAATCCATTCTAACAGTAATTCGTTGTATGAATATGTTGAACCTCATATTATCAGTTTGAGTATTTTGAAACCATCTGATCTTTATAATAAAGTAAAAGTATTTATTAATGGATCGTGGATTGGTATCTCAGAAGATCCAGGAAATTTCTACATTTTACTCAAGGATATGAAATACAAAGGTATTATTAACATTTATACGTCTATTGTGTTTGATTATAAATTACAAGAAATCCGAATTTGTAACGACAGTGGAAGAGTTACTAGACCACTCCTAAAAGTTAAGGATAACAACGTTCTTATTACTAAACAAATTATGGAAGATTTAAAAGATAATAAAATTTCATGGGACGATTTATTGACCAATTGTAAAATTAACGAAGCTATTATTGAATATATTGATCCAGAAGAGCAAAGTTTCAGTATGATTGCTACTAAACCAAAGAATATTATTGACAAAAATGAAGGAAATCGCATTTATAAATTTACGCATTGTGAAATTCATCCATCAACAATTTTCGGAGTAGTAGCATCGTGTATTCCTTATCCAGATCATAATCAGTCTCCAAGAAATACATATCAATGTGCTCAAGCGAAGCAGGCAATGGGTGTTTATGCTACAAATTTCAATGAAAGAATGGATAAAACTGCTTATGTTCTCAGTTACCCTACAAGACCTTTAGTAGATACTCGTGTTATGAATATAATCAAGTTGAATGAAAATCCATCTGGTTGTAACATTACTGTCGCAATTATGACACACACGGGTTATAATCAGGAAGATTCATTACTTGTTAATAAAGGATCTATTGATAGGGGATTATTACAGATCACAATTTCTCATACTGAAAAGGATGAAGACAAACAGAAAATTAATGGTGATGAGGAAATTAGATGTAAACCAGATCCAGCCAAAACTAAAGGAATGAAGTTTGGTAATTATAATAAGGTAAATTCAAAAGGTATTGTTCCTGAAAACACATTGATTGAGAATCGTGATATTATTATTGCAAAGGTAACTCCTATTAAAGAAAATAGAAACGATCACACTAAAGTTATTAAATATGAAGATGGTAGCAGACAATATAGAACTGTTGAAGAAACGTATATTGATAAGAATTACATTGATAGAAATGGCGATGGATATAGTTTTGCAAAAGTTAGGTTGAGATCTCTAAGAAAACCAGTGATTGGTGATAAGTTCTCATCTCGTCACGGACAAAAAGGAACTGTTGGTAATATCATCCCTGAAGAAGATATGCCTTTTACTGCATCCGGAGATAAACCAGATATTATTATCAATCCACACGCTATTCCATCTCGTATGACAATTGGTCAATTAAAAGAAACGCTATTAGGTATGGTATTAGTTGAATTGGGATTATTTGGCGATGGAACTAGTTTTGGTGAATTAACAGTTGATGAAATATCAAAAAAATTATTGGAATTAGGTCACGAAGCCCACGGTAATAAATTGTTGTATAATGGTTTAACTGGTGAACAAATTGAATGTAGTATATTTATGGGACCTGTATTTTATCAAAGATTGAAGCATATGGTTAATGACAAGCAACATAGTAGATCTATTGGTCCAATGGTAAATCTAACTAGACAACCGGCTGAAGGTCGTAGTAGAGATGGTGGTCTAAGATTTGGTGAGATGGAAAGAGATTGTATGGTATCCCACGGTGCTTCTAGATTTACTAGAGGAAGAATGTATGATGCATCAGATAAATATCAAGTATATGTTTGTAAAAAGTGTGGTCTTATTGCGTCATATAATGATCAACTACATATTCATTGCTGTCGCACTTGTGACAATCGTGTTGACTTTGCTTATGTAGAGATCCCTTATGCTTGTAAGTTATTATTCCAAGAGCTTACAACAATGAATGTTGTTCCAAGAATTATGACAGATAAATAAAAATATAATATAAAAAAGATATTAAAGCTCTTTATATTGTAAAATAATATATATAATATACATAAATGGTAACTATACCTTTGTTAAAAGATATTTCAAAATTTAACAATACATCTGATTATTTACCAATTATAAACGGATGTGTAACTGCAGATTTAATAATTATTTTTTTAGTTTTTCATGGGGTATTTAGATCTAAATATTTAAAAAAATGGTATACTACTTTTCAACTAAGTGCTGTATTAGCAGACACACTAATTTTAGTTATAGGCATAATTATAGCCAGATTTTTTTACAAAAACTTATTTAACGAATTTAATATTTGGAAATTTACTGGACTAGCAGTTGTAATACAAATTATACACGATATATTATTTTATTTGTTTTTTACACCTTTTTACATTTCAAACGCCGATTTAAAGGCATTAAAAAATAAAAAAAGCATAAAATCAACAGTAGGAATTTCACCTACGATGGTCTTACTTTTTCCTGTTCTTTTTTTTTATTAGAACAGGTGAAAGACGAAATATGGAAACATAATGGTCGTTCTTGTTTTTCTATCCAAGATTGAGTTAGGTTCATTATGTTTATGGAAGAATTAGCATCTCTGGTTCTAAATACGATTTTTTTGTTTTCGCAACTCACGCAATTAGAACAGACTAATAACCTAAATACTTTCTTCCCTTCTTTATCCTTATAATACTCTAAATCATTATTACAATCACAACACTTTTTACTTGTATTACATTCGTTTATAGTAATTGTATCATATTTCTTATGGATTAGTTTCCTTAATCCTTTATTCATTGTAGGCATAAAATGTTTCATTTGACTACTCCTACTCCAATTTCCATAACCAATCAGGATATTTTCACCAAAAGTTTCCCTTATTTTATTCAAAAATGTATCTATGCTTTTCTTACCATAACTATATTGACGAAACTTCATTTTTCTCCATACTTCTCTCTTGTAAAATTCGGTTGTTTCTTTATTAAGTTTATCCTTTTCTACAAGATACATTTTAAACTTGTTATAATCTACAGACTTACTATTTTGTAATGATAAATGAGTTTCTTTTTCTATAATTCCATTCTTTTTTCTTTCCAATAATAATATTCGTTCATTACATTTCGCTTTACTTTCCTTTTTTCTTTGGGGTGCTGTATATTGTAGTTTCCTTCCATTTTTATCCATCATATAAACCAACGAACGCTTACCAGGGTCACAACCAACAATATTTCTTTCCTTCAATGTATCTAATTGCTCTTTTGATAAATCTTCAATGTTATAAAAATCTTGTTCTGGTAAAGTAGGAACTCTTGAACCCCATTTTTTATCTTTCAAATCTTTTCTAATAAACAATAAACAACAAGAAATACCATCTGTTTGTATTTGGTTATGGAATTGATAATGTTTATTCTTAAATATTTTATTTTTCAAATTTAGGAAATTAGACCATACTTCATTTTGATTATCTTTTACATTACTTAACAATTCACATTTTTTTACTTTGTTTCCATCTTTATCTTTTTCAGGACAAAACAAATTTATTAAACTCGCAGTATCTATGATAATATGCTTTGGAATAATATTGTTTCGTAATGGTAAGGGTTGGAATAATTTACTTTCTTGGTTTTCTAATATTTCATTCATATACAACATTCCTTTCAAATATTCAAAAGGTCTAACTTTCACATCATAATGTATTGATTTCTTTATTTCGGTAGGTAAAATGTTAGATAAATGAGTAATTTTCCATTCATTAAACATTTCATCCGTTTCTGATAAATCAAATAATTGTTTCTTAAATTGAAATAGGGTTGATTTTTCTTCAGTTATTTCAGTTGTTGTTTTATTAATAAATCGTAAGAAGTGCTGTATGAAATGCTCTTGTAGATTATTGTGTAAAGAAGTATGAATTTGTGTTGCTAAATAAGGAAGTAAAAAAGAAGTGTTTTTCAAATTGGTTTTTGTATGGTTAAGTAAGGGTTTGTATTCTTCTTGATAAAACTTGTCTAATTTTTCTAAAAGTTCTGTATCTTTACATTTCTTTCCTCTATTATCCCTTGTTCCCAATGATTTTATACAATAGGAAATAAATATTTCATATAATTCAGGTAAGGGTTGATTATTTGTATAGCAATTCAAAACATATAACCGAATAAATTGATAAGTGTGAATAACTAAATCGTTCATTTCAAAAACCAAATTATTTATATCAGGTTGTATCATTTCACAATTCAATAAAATGGTTTTGAGTGGTATTTTGAATGTTTTGTAAGCGGATTTATCATTATTCCTAAACTCTTTGAATTCGTCCTTCAACTTTTTTTTCTTTCCTTTCATTCTATATATTTACTAAAGAAAATAATTTTAAGTAGTTTTAACGAAAAAACTTCTAATTATTCCTAAATAATTTCATTATTATTTTGTTTCAATTGTTCTTTTTTTTTTTGATACGCTATTTTATTATATTCTTTTTTTTTTTCCTTTGGGATATTGGTATTGTAATTTGTTTTTTCTTTATACTCTCTAACTTTTTGCTTAATTTCTTCTTTATGATTTTCGTAAAATTTTTTACTTCTTTTAGGAGCAGTATAATTCTTTAATTTTTCTTTTAATATTTCGTTTTCTTCTTCTAATAACTTAATTTTATCTTCATTATTCATTTTGCTAATATATGTCAAGATATTTTTAAATAATTTTTATTATAATTATCTCATAATAAAAAATCGGCGTTTGAAATGTAAAAAGGTGTAATAGTTTACCGTGTGGATACAATTATATGTTAGATTTCTTTAAGGACTATGCTAAAGAGGTTGGATCTAGATCTATAGTAGGTGACAGTTTTATGATGATTTTAGCATGTTTATTAAGTTCACATTTTGCAACATATTCTTTAAATAGCAATATCATTATATTAATACTTTCATTATATTTTGTTCCTTATGTAATTAATTATGAAAAATAAAAACTCCGTTATCTTGATTACTATATGATTTATATTAATATAAAGGATTATGGTTTAATGAAATATATGGAACTTAATATAAAATCTTGTAAAAAAAGTAAGAAAAAAGAAGAAGAAGAAGATGAAGAAGAAGATGAAGAAGAAGAAACTAATAAAATTTATAGAGAAAATAATCATATTTATTTTTATTCTGAAATTGATCGTAATACTGTTTCAAAATTAAACATATTAATAAGAGAAGCAGAAGAATATTGTATTATAACATCTCTTAGATTACATATTGATATTATACCTATATATCTACATATATACTCTAACGGTGGATATATACATTCAGCATTTACTGTAATTGACGTTATAAATAGTTGTAATGTTCCAGTATATTCTATTATTGAAGGAGCTACTGCCTCGGCAGGAACGCTTATATCAATAGTTTGTAAAAAACGATATATTCGCCCTACAGCATATATGTTGATACATCAATTAAGTAGCGGAGTTTGGGGAAAAATGAATGAAATAACTGATGAGTATAATAATTTAACAAATTTAATGAAAAGAATTAAAAGTATTTATAAAAAACATTCTAAGCTAACCCCTAAGAAGCTGGAAAAATTATTGAAGCACGATCTATGGTTAGACTCAAATAAATCTATAAAATATGGATTAGTTGATGAATTATATGCTTAATCTTTTTATTTTATACTCGATTATCTTATAAAGTTAACAATGTAAGCAGTTAATGCAAATAGAATACCTCCCCATAAGGTGTCAATGATCACAGTTATCCACGACCATTTTGAGAAAAGAGCTATATTAGTTGTCTCAAAAACGCCATAAATAACTAAACCTAATAAAAACGCATCTTGTATACTACGTTTTGGTTTGATAATAAAATAATTAATTCCAAATATTAAGAATATATAACAAATAATAGCACCTAGTAAATTCATTTTTAAAGGAGATCCTTGGACAATCTGAACTTGATTTTCAAAATAACCCTTAATTGAATTTAAATAAAGGTAATCAATAGTTACAAATACAATGGCACTTACTAAAAGTGTAAAGTCAAACATTATAAAATAATATAATATTAATTTTTTTGTATGTAAGAAGGTATTTTAGACATTAAGAAAAGATATTTTTTTATTCTTGTATAATATAAATGTCTAATAGCATTGGAGCAGGATTTTCACAAACAGCAACAGGATCTTCTGGTTTTACAACTGGAAGCTTAGGAAGCTTATTAAAATTAGTATCTGGTATTGGTTATCCATATGATGGACCAGGCCCAAAATTAGGTGGAGGACTCCCAGGATTAATGCCTCGCCCAATTATAGATCATGATAATTCAGATGCTTTTGCTAGAACTCGTTTTACTTTAAGAGATGCATGGAATACAACAAGTTATTCCGGTAGTTCAAACCCAAAGAGAATTATTACTCCATTTAGAGCTGTAAATAACGCAGGTGATTTGCTATCTCGTGAAAACTTTTCGTGTGGTGGCTCGTGTCAAACACCTCAAAGTCGTCCAGGTTTAAATGGTTTAAGACACAGATTTGGTTCAACATCAACTGCTTGTCAGCAATCTGTTGTTTGGAGTTATAATCAAATTGATAACAAAATTCCATCTTCAACATGTAACGTAAAGTATGTATATGATGGATCTGATTACACAAAATTTAAGAAGAATCAGGCAATAAATCGCAATTACAATGATAGATCATTTGGAGGAAATGATAATAACGGATCTCAAACAGCAATTCGTCATATCAGAAGATACTAAATATACCTGTAAAAAAGTATATCTCAAAAGTATAAAAATCTATATATATATAATTTAAAAAATTGAAATTATAAATTACTTATAAAATGTATTATAAACAATCCTATAATACATTTAGAATAATGACACAATTTGTTAGTTTATCAAAGATTCCCAAGGCTAAAAAATCAAATATTCTATTGGAAATCGTAGAAGAATCAATAGATACAGATCTATATACAATTACGCGTAGCCCCTATATTTCATCGGAATATATTCCATCATCAATTATCCCTCTAGTAATGAAGCATCACTTTCCTTCATCCGAATTAATTTTACATTATAATGAGAATCACGGAATTTACAAAATAATAATAAAGGATTTGTTAGTTGATACAGTTAAAAACTGGGAATATAATAGACCTCCCGATATGGCTCGTTGTCCAGATATTGGCAGATACGTTTATAATTCAAGAAAACCAGTTGACACAATGGTTTACTTAAGTTTTACAAATGTAAAAGAAGTATTTGAAGTAATAGATGGAATTCATAGACTAACGGCTTTGAAAATTATAAAGGAAGAAAACTCAAAACCACTTAATTTATTAGAACATTGCGAATTTGGTTCTGGAAATGATGCTAGTTGGTTATTTAATCAGTATTTGTTAGTTAATATAAGATTTAACGCAACTCAAGGAGAATTGATAGAAGTATTTAAGAATTTAAATAAGAGTCAAGTGGTTCCTGAATTATATATAAGAGATCATTCAAGGGAAAAACGCGATACAATCGATTCTATTGCAAATGAATGGTATGTTAGATATAAGAGACATTTCTCTTCTTCCTCAAATCCTATTACAGGGAATACAAATAGAAATAAGTTTGTTGAATTATTAGATAAATTATATGATAAACATATAATAGAAGAGTCCTCTAGTAATAAATTAAGAAGAAAATTAGATGATGCAAATATAAAATTAATGTATTCTATCCCAAGTAAAGTATCGATTGATGTAAGAGTAAAATGTAAAGAAACAGGATGTTACTTATTCTTATATAAGAATGATAAATTAGAAGAAATAATCTAAATTTATAGTATAATGGATACTAACAAAATATTGTTAATATTTAGTTTAATTTTGCTTTTATTTTTTATTATGCACAATGTTAAAAGAGGAACTTCTTCTTCTCCAACAACAACTACATCATCATTAGTTTATAGAAGACCAGTAACTCCTGTAGCAGGTCCAAACCCTCATTATAATTCATATAAATCACAATATTATAACTAATATAATTATTATCATATACTATATTAAATGACTACTCCATATGGAATATCAACATCAATAGGTTCTCAATCATTTCAAGGTTTTGTAAACGCACCTATTCTTGGTCCTTTAGATTCAAGCCAATATCCAAATGCAATGCCATATCATAGTTATGGTATTTTAACAGGACAGAGACCTACTCCACAACAATTTTTTCCTGGACAGGAACCAGTGAATGCAGAAATGGCTACAAATGCTAGAGCACAATATTTAAGAGCTACTGCTTTAAGTGCTAGACAAAAAGCAATTCAAGATGCTTTAGGAAAATTAGCACCACCTACAAATAAAGTGTCATATTCAACGCAACGCCAATATGCTGTATCCAGTCACGTAAACTATATAGCTCCTATTCCTGGTTCAATGTATACTAACATAAGAAAAAGTATAGCTATTGGAAAATCTGCGTATAAAGTTGGATTACCATTAGAAGCGCCAATTGGATCAAAGAGTTATGATACAAGTTATAGACGCAGTGCATTACAAAGAGCTCGTTCAGGAGGATGCACCGCTCCAAAAAAAAAGGGTTCAATATATAATTATAGTTTGACACAACCAGGAATAAATGGTTGGGGATCAGCACCAAGACAAAATTACTAAAATTACACATTCATAATTTAAAAAATATGTTAAGAATGTGTTAATGTTAAATCTTATTAGACATAAATTCCTGAACCAATTCTTCTGGTATACAATTAAAATCAATAATTTTTTTATTTAATTCGTATTTATTTTGGTACAACACAGATTCTTGTAATTTTTTCTCAAACAAATCTTTATTTTCAAAATACTTTAAAGCTGTTTTGGGTCCACATTTTGGGAATACAGATGGAATATTATCACTAGGGTCGCCAGTTACAATTTTACAAAATAAGTCGCAACTAGCATCTCCAGTGGACGTTTTTTGTTCAGTTAATTTCTTAAAAGCTAAATTATATAACTGTACACGTTCTTCAGCTAATTGTAGATAATCTTTATCAGATGTAATAATATAGATATTACACGTAGGATATTCACTTAATAAATGTTTAACTGTGATGGCAATACAGTCATCAGCTTCTAATTTGGGATGTTTTAGAATAGATCTAGCACCTCCTTGTATAAATAATTGTTCTTCATAAACCATTTTAAAGAATGGTCCTCCCATAAATCCGTCTTCAGGGCCGTTAGCTCTATTACCTTTATAATTAGGAAATAATTCATTACGCCATATATTTGCTCTTTTACAGTCCTTTCCAACAATAATAATTGGTATTTCATTCTTATCTAGATTCAAAGATTTGGGTATTTTTACAATATTATCAATAAATGTTTTTTTAAATTTTTCGACAAATGTTTCATTTTGATATGGATCAAGAAGTACATCGGATTGTTCAGGATAAGCATTTTTCCACCAATTTAATAACGAATGGTATCTATAGAAACAAAAGTAGCTTCCATCAATAAATATAAATGTAGGATTAGTTGACATTTCTTTTAAACAACGGTTTATGCTCATATATAATATAATTCAATTGTATTTAATTACTTTCAATTTTTTATATAATAAAAAAATAATGAACTTAAAGACTCATACCTTTTACATCAATAACTAATATAATATATTTGATAATGAACTTAAAGACTTGGCTATATTACATCATATAATACAGTAAAATGTCAATTTTAAATACTGGTGCTCCACACTTTAAGTCTGTTATTAAACAACATAGACATGCTAATTATACCTTAGCTAAAGTGCTTAATGAATTTATTGATAATGTCATTAAAAAAACTAATGACATTCACATATTTACTCAGGTTGATGATACTGGGAAGCTACAAGAAGTGAAGGTTTCTGATAATTATATTCATGGATTTGATAATCTTGATGCCGAAGGAGTTCATAACCCCTTTAATATGGGACATATCAAAATTGCACACGATGATGACACTGAAACTTCTGAATTTGGAGTTGGAATGAAAGCAGGAGCATTATCCGCTGCAAATCAATTAAACGTGTATACGCATATTAAAGATTCTGAAGGAAATTATAAATATGTTGAAGTTATTTGTGATTTTATAAGAATGTCAAATGAAACAGACGTCAATTCATCTTATAATCCTAGAATTAAACTCATTTCTTATGAAGAATATAAAGAACAGCATCCTTTTGAACAAGGAACTACACTAAAACTATCCAAAATTAGGGATTGTATTTATTCCAAGACTACACAACAAGATATTACAAACGATGTATCTAACTGTGTTGCTGATACATATTCTCGTTTTATTATTAGGGGAATCAATCTTTATGTAAACGAACAAAGTGTTCAACCTAAATATGATTTCTTTGATGATCCTAAGTGTGAACCATTTACTATCACTAAAGAACTATTTATATTGGAAAAATCAGGAATTATTACATATCTTATCAGAAAAACTAAGGAAATGTCTGTTTGGCAAGAGTTTAACCGTGAAAAAGTGGAGTGGTATAAGTTAAAAGAACACAATGATGGATTAGTTTATATTCAAGAATTGATTAAGAATGGTTATAAACATGTATATTCATCTTTTACAAATGATGGTGTATGTATGAATATCAACACTACATTTACATTTTATTCTGAGATGTATCATACCAAAAATCCTAAGTCTGAACCTGATCTTCCCGAAGATAGTGTTTATATCTATAAAGATGACAGAAATTATGGAAAACAATCTATTCTTAAACACAACAATGGTGTTCACAATTATACGTTACACGAAATTGATTTTGTATCTAAACGCGTTGGAAAGGATCTTGGTATTACATTTAATAAGGAAATTTTAATGAATGGAAATAATGATTTAATTATTGCCATTAAGTCTGCTTTGATGGATAGTCGATCAGAATTTACTGCTGATACACATAATGGGAAAAATGCTACTCTTTGCGAGAAAGCTATTAAAAAGGGACTTATTAATTTACAGACTTGTCCAGAAGCTAAGTTGTCTGCAACTCATAGATCTCAACGTTTATGTTTAAATCCTCCTTCTGTTGTTTCTATTAAGACTCCAAAACCTAAGAAAAATAATGTTGTTTCGAAAGATGATGATTCTTTTTCAGATTTGAGTGAAACGGCACTGGTGAATACAGTTGAAAAATCACCAACAATAATCAATATAGTATCAGTTGATACTAATGTAGAACAAATTGAGGACAAAAGACTATTCGATTTACTAGATATTGATCCACTAGATAATGAATCATATCCTGATGGAGGAGTTGTTAAAGATATTGATAAAGATGTTGTTGAAGATGTTGTTAAAGATATTGATGAAGATATTGTTAAAGATGTTGATAAAGATGTTATTGAAGATATTGATAAAGATATTGATAAAGATGTTGATAAAGATGTTTATAAAGATATTGATGAAGAAGTAGAAATATTATTTGATACAGATATATCTAACAGAAGAGAGAGAACAATTGCTATATTGGATCATCTAAATAATTCTTTGTGTGGACCAGATGATTGTGTATTATCTGTTGAAATTTTAAGAGTTCTTGAAAGTATATTTCAATAAATATATATTACACCGACTGGAAATAAAAATAAAAATAATAACTAGATAATAATACAATTAAAATTATTTAATGAAATGCTGCTGCATACATCTTTAAAGCCAACTCTTTTTGGATTTTATAATCCACAATTGGTTTTGGATACTTTATAGTTTTGTATTGAGAATATGTCTCTTCCCAATTCAAAATATCCTTATTTGGAATATCTTTAAGCTCTGGTATCCATTTTTTTATATATTCACAATCTGGATCAAAATTCTTTGCTTGTTCCCACGGATTGAAAATTCTAAAATATGGTTGCGAATCTGCACCAGAACCAGCAGTCCATTGCCAATTACCATTATTAGAAGCAGGATCATAATCTGTTAGATTAATTGCAAAGTGTTTTTCTCCTTTTTGCCAATCAATCAAAAGTGTTTTAACTAAGAAACTTGATGTAATCAAACGTGCTCTATTATGCATATATCCAGTTGCTAAAAGTTCTCTCATCCCAGCATCAACTACTGGATAACCTGTTTCACCTTTACACCATTTGTTAAACCAAATAGTATTATGATGCCATAAAACTTTATTATAATTTGGTTTCATTGCTGTTCCTAATACATGTGGAAATGAATACAAAATATTTGCGTAAAAATCACGCCAAAATAGTTGTCTAATAAAATCGTGTTTTGAACGAAATGTATTGTAAACTTCTCGTATACTTATACATCCAAATTTTATATATGCACTTAGTTGACTTGTTGGATGGCTTAGTTCATTATGTGTTATAGGATAATTTTTAATATTTTTAGCAGCAATCTTTAATTGCTTAACAGCATCGGTTCTTCCTCCGTGGACTAAAATATTAGGATTAATTTTTGTAAATTTATTAAATGCCTCAACTAATGAAATACTATTTTGTAAATGTTTGTTAAAAGGAGAAAAATGTATTTTCTTTAAACCAGAAGGTGCTTCCACTTTCTTTTTTGACGCCACATTATAATAGGGTGTAAATTTTTGGTAAGGGTCTCCCGAGCCATTTACAATTGTTCCAGGTGGATGTAAATAATAATCGTGTCCATATTCAACCTGGACGCCCATTTTATCACAAATTTTTATAATTCCTAATTCTCTTTGAATAGCATATGGACTGTAATCAGCATTGAAACAAACCAAGTTAATATCAAGTGTTTTAATTAAATATGAGACAATTGAATCATTATGTCCATAAAAACACATTAAATGTCCTCCCATTTTACTTATCTGTAATGACAAGTCTTGAAGTGATTCAATCATAAATTGAACTGCATTGTCAGATTTAAATTTATTTGCTCCAGTTACTTGTTCAGGAGTAAAAATAAAAATAGGATAAATGTGTTTACATTTACTATTTGCCAAATTAAGTCCTATATTATCTATAACTCTAAAATCTCTTCTAAAAATAAATAATCCGTTTTCACAAGTAGTCATTAGTATAGAATATTATAATAAATTAGTAAATTATGTTATGTAAAATTATTTTATACTCCTAGTTTTACTTTTACTCCTAGTTTTACTTTTACTCCTAGTTTTACCTTTACTTCTAGTTTTACTTTTACTTCTAGTTTTACTAACACTTTTAATCGGTTTAGTCTTCTTTTTTGTAGAGTTATAACACTTAAATTTTTCATCTCTCAAATATCCTGATTTACATTTTTTAACACATCTTTTAGTTATTGGATTAACCTCTTTTTGTTCTGGGCATCTAACACTTATCTCTATAGCATCTTTGTTTGCAATTTCTTGTAATTTTGCCGACAAATGTTCTGGAGCAGAATGTTCATCACTTTTGGCTTCTTTCATTATTATTGGTGGCGCAGGTGCTTTATTAACAAGAATATGATTTTCAAAACTCTTTCCAATTCTAGTTAAAATTCCTATTTCAAGTAAAATATTTTCATATTCGCTTAATAATAATTCAATATCAATAACTCTTGTTACTGGGTTGAAATCATACATTTTATGAAAAAATGTTGATAAACGTGTATAATCTTCTAGTGATAATCCATTTAAACGTTTAAAACAATTAGCCATAAATTGTAATGTAAAACCTAGTCCAAATACATCAATAGAATCAGTTATATGATTTAAAACTTCATCATATGATTTAGTTTTTATTAGATCATCAAATCCATCAAAAAATGAATTAATATATCCATATTGTGTTGCAGCATCTGGGATAGTTTCATTTAGGTTTAAATATGCGAATAGAATACTAAATGATTCTGGATTATTAATTGGTAAATCAAGAGTATTTATGTTTGAATTAGTAACAATTAATTGACTTAATTCATTTTTCCAAAATGTTCTTCTAGATATACTACGATTTTTGTAATTTTGAAATTGCCTCATATCCATAAATCCACAATCAAATGGATAAGACCAATGGTATATTCCTAGGTAATTACTATTTTTTTTGGATGAATCTATTATGTCTTTTTTTCTTCTCATAAGACCAAAATCAATATAACGCATTTTTCCATTTGTTGAATTAAAAAGTATATTTTGTGGTTTTATATCATTATGAACTATTCCATTGTCTTTAAAAAACTGTAGCCCTTTTATTAAATGATGAACTTCCAACCAAAATTTATCAATACGTGTTTCTTTATCCTTTTCTAAATATTTTATAAGATATTTGTTACATAATGCTTTTAAATCAGGTCCGCCAAATTTTAAAACTAACAAACTATATTTATCAGGGTTAGCTTCAACTTCAGCGATTTTAATATATTTACATCTACTAATATCCGCTTTTACATTAGCCTCATCTAACCTAGGTTTACATAAAATAGGTTCACCTAAATGGTATTCGTCTGTTGGATCGATATTTTTAATAATCACAAATTCTGCTAATTCTTTTTCAGCATTTTTGGTTTTCATTATTTTTGAAACATAATTTGTATAATTAAACCCTGGTTTCGGAGGAGTTGTGCAATGTATACTAGGTTTATGTACACAACCATATGAACCTTCTCCTACTACAATTCTTTTCATATATATAGTTAATATAAAATTGAAAAAATTTAAAGATTAAATTAAACCGTATAATAGAATGAATACTGCAGATATAACTTGTGATAAAATGCCTGAACAAAGTAATTATAGTGAACATCTAAAACTAATTAGTGAATTAGAAGTATTGACTGAAATTATGAATAAAGGTTCTAGTAATTGGTATGATAGAGTTTATTTATGTTGGGAAGATACAGATGTTAATGACCGTGATGCAGGTGGACCAATAAAAGGATTTAGATGTTATAAATATGATTCATTCCAATATGCTAACTATAATTGTAATAAGCTAAAAAATGAAATACTCAGAGAAAAATATAAATATTTAAGACATACAATGATTCCAATATGTAAGTGGGTTCCTGTAATATTTGATAGATATATATTAGATTGGAAATTAAAAAATATGTATTGGTTAGGAAATCATACAATTTATAATGGTTCGTGTAGATATTTTAAAAAATAATTTCAGGAGCAATTCTAATACGAGCGTTAGATTTATTAATAGCCATTAAATGAAAACTACGATGTTCACAATCAACGAGACCAGCTTTTCCTTTTAAATATACAGGACCACATATTTTTTCATTTTCTTTTAATAAATGTTGTGGAAGTAAATCAGTTCTAGGCTTTGGATCATAAAACCCATCTATAAATTTGTTAGTTCTATAAATAGCAAACCCATTAAAAGATGACAAACAAGGTATTAGTGTTTTCGGAGGAGTATCTTCTATAATTTTTTTGATGAATTTTGTAAGTAATTTCTGTCCATATTGAAAATGCATACAGCTGAATGAATAAGGATATTTAGATAATGCCCATAGATCATAATACGGTTCTTTATTGAATGTTAATGCATCCCAATCAGTATTAATAGTTAAGTAATACAATAAATTTTCTAATTTAACTGGAGAACTACATACATCATCACAGTCAATCATAATAAAATAATCATAATCAGTAAATTGAGAACGAATTGTATCTAAGCATTTATTACGTGCATTTGAAATATTATATACTCTGTATTCAGATAATGGTTCAGAACCTATATGTAAAATAAATTTGTTAGTATGCGATATTTTATAATCTTGTAAAAAATCTAATGAATTGTCATTAGATTCGTCATAAGCTATAATAATTCTATAATCATCAAATATTTTACCGATAGTTTCAATATTTTTAAATACTTTTTCCAAAAAAGGGGCACAGTTCTTAACAGTTCCGCAAATACAACATTTACCTTTTATCATAATAATTATAATATCATATTATAATTATGAAACTCTTTATACGCTTTATACACATTATACGCTTTATACACTTTATACGCTTTATACTTATATAAAATCTAAATATCTAAACTTACAGTATTTTTATCAGACTTAGGTCTTCTGCGACTGCGTTTTGGAACATTTCCATCAGTTTGAATACTCTTTAGATCATCAATACTAATTGTGCTACTATTGTTAATATCTTCAATTACAATATCTTTTGTCTGATAATTTCTGCTACCTGGTTTTGGAAAAACAGTAGAATTAGCTAAATCATTACTAATATCAATGGTCTTGGTTTTTAACCCAGATAAAATGTCGGATATGTCGCTTGGTCCTTTCATATCAGGTCGTCTGGAACTTTTTTGTGAGGATTGAGGTTGTTCAAACCCAGGAATACCAAGGTTGTTTTCCCTGATACTTATTCCATCATCTAACGAAGCACCTTGAGAAAAAGCTCCTCTAGCCATTGAAATATCAGCACGTCCAACATTCATTCGCCCATTATTATTTCCGGCTCTATTTGGAGGAGGTTGCATTCCATTTGGTCCTTGAGTTGACATAGCTGGCGGAGGACCTCTTCCAGAAGGGGCTTGTGCTTCTCCGCCCATTAGTCCTCCCATAAATCCAGAAAACCCAGGATTAGAACCAGCCATAGAGTTAACAGCAGCTGATTGGAATTGACGCATTAGATCAGGATTTTGTCTCAAAATGTCATCCATTCCAGGCATTGCAGACTTAAACATAGTATTAGACATATGAATCATCATGGCACTGCCACCAAGCTGAAATAATAATTTAAGTTCAGGGGCCATTGTAGCTTTAGATTTATATTTATCATAAAGTTCTGAAAAAATGTCATCATAATCAGTAATATTTTCATTAAGTTGTTCTCCCCATCCATCTATTTTAACATCAAAAGGATCAAAACGATTATTTAAAAATTCAATACCATTAATAAGTGCCATCATCATATTGCCTTGGAATTTAACAGAGTTTTGTTTAGTCTTTTCTTCCATAATCATTTCATATTCACCCATCATTTCTTGTAAATTTGAATCCATATTGTATTTTTTTGTTAGTTCAACTCCTTTCTTTTCAAGAGATTCAAGCCTTCTTAAATATTTAAATTTTTCTCTGAGCATTTCATCTTTTGATAGTTTAGGTTCGTTGGACATCCTTTGATCAGGATTGACTGGAATATTGTTAAATTTGCCATATCCATCCCAAGTTTTGGCATCTGAAGAAGTGTTAGCAGTAGATTGTCCTAAATTTGGTCTATTATCATCGTGATCACTGCCTAAAATACGAATAGTTGGTTCCTCTTCAAATCTAACAGAGGAATTATCTTGATAATTAGTTTTAACTCCAAATAAACTTGATTCGAATGTATTGGTCATTGGAGTAGTTTCATTTGCTAAATCATTTAATTCATTTTCTAAATTATTCAAATCGTCTATATCAATATCACTGCTTGGGGCGTGTGAAGATGGTTTATTCCCATTCATTAAAAGTTCAATTCCTCCACCAAAGTTTCTTTTAGATCCGCCAAAGTTATTGTCTAAATTATCAAAGTCCATAGAAATATCAATTATATCGTTATCCATTATGAAATAATAAGAACATTTAATTTTAAGTATTACGAATAACAAAATATATATTTTATAATTAAATAAATAATTAATCAATTAATTAATTAAATAAATAATTAATTAATTAAATGAATAGAATAGGTCATATTTTATGTTTAATAAACCACATTCCTTGTAAAAAACAATCTGATAAATCGTCTTTTTTTGAATGTTTATTAAAAAATGTTTCCCAATCTTTAAATCTAAAGTCAGTTGTAATAATTTCTAAACAAGTTTGAATACCTAATTTTTTTCGTTGTTTATAATCAAGTTTTTCTTCCTTGTCTTTTGGTAAAAAATCTTTTAATTTATTGGAGGCACTAATAAATTCAATTTGAATATTATTATTTTTCATAATAAAGTATTGTGATATCATACCTTGAATAGTTTTCATTTTATTTGCAATAGGTCCTATTTGATTTTCAATAATAATAGTTTCTATACTAGATAAATGGTCACAAAGTATTTCATCAAATTTATGTTGAATATTTCTGCCAATTGTAACTAGATCTACCTTACAAGCATTTGTTTTTGCAATAGCAGTGAAACAATTGTTAATTGTAAAATCATTTAGTAATGTTACTAAATTAGATTTTTTTGCTGGAGTTTCATATTTAATATTATATTTGTCGGCTAATTCAATCAAGTTTTGAATTTTTTGTTTATTTATATAAGATGGTTTAAGCTCAGTAGTTGGTTGTAAAAATTGTTGTTTCTTTGAATGTTTTAAACAATAACATTTAGCATCTTTTGTAAACTTAGCTGGTTTATCACATAAACCATTTTTATCAATTTCAATACACTTGCTTTCTGTCTTTTCACTTAAATCAATATTCTCCCATTTAACAACATTAAGATGATTTGAATTTTGATCAGGTGATTGTAGTTCAAATAGACAGAATGACAAATTTTTGATACCAACATCGATACTAAGAAGTTTCATCTATAATACTAAATCATTAAAAGTTATTATTATATTATTTTTACATGATTATAATTTTTACACATTTTACACATTTTACACATTTTACACATCTATTTTCTTTTGATTAATATGTTGTTATATTCATATCATATACCTAGACAAAAATAAGATATATATATTTTAAAATTTAGTTGGAATGGAAGGTGAAACCATCTTAGCTTTCATTTGTTCCTTTTTCATATAATCTTGTTTTAAATCGCTATTTCTAAATCCGTATACAGGGTTATTATTATCATGTGTAGATTTATAAAGATGTGGATTATTGTTAGTTGTATTTGTATTTAATACACTATAAGGATTATTTCCTGAATCATTAATTGTTTGCATAGTATTATATTTCATTATTTGATTAGCATTTTTTTGCATATATTGTCTATATTTCCAATTAGAATTAATTCCACTATCAACTAGAATTTTTTTGTTAGTTGATCCGGAACCATCTGGTTGCCATAAACTATAATCTGTATTTTGTAATTCTTGTTTAGAATCCATAGTATAATAAGTATTATTCATATTATACTAAAGTTAGATAAAATATTTGATATGATTTATTTGTTGTCATTTTATTCATCGCCATTTTATTCATCTCCAAGCAATTTTAGGATTTCATTTTTCTTTAATTTGGATGCATCTGAAATGACACCCTTACTAACAACAACTTCCCTTAGTTTGTTAAGTGACAATTTTTTATAATCATTCTTAGTTGTATGTATATCTTCTATTTCTCCTAAATTTAGGATGCCTTCACCAAAATCAGTTATTGACACATTTTTTAAAAAGTTATCATCTTCTTTTAGGTCATTACTTATAACATTATTATCTTTAGGAGATAATTGAATATCTGTTTCTTCAAGAGTAGATTCAAAATTATCTAAATTAATTGGCTCTTCATAAGAACAATCAACTGTATCAATTTCTTCATATGGTATTTTTACATTTAATTCATCATTAGCTAAAGTTAAATTTAGTCTTTTAATATATTCTTCATCATTGTTATTTTCATCATCTTCATCATCATCATCGTCTTCATCTTCATCATCATCATCGTCTTCATCTTCATCGTCTTCATCATCATCATCTTCATCGTCTTCATCATCTTCATCATCATCTTCGTCTTCATCATCAGAAACATCGATTAACTCCTCTTGTTCACCACCCATCATTTGACTAGCATATTGAATTTTATCAACTGTAGGTAGATCTTGAGTTGATATTTTTTGTTGTAACATACTTAATTTACTTCTAAAGAATTGTGATTCTTCAGCCATCGTAGAAACTAATCCAATCATTGAATTGAGTTTATGATCTTGCTCTCCCATTCTATAACTAACATAAGCAAAAATGCCACCTATTAGTATAATAATTATTGTAATACTAAATAAAAACGATGTGCTAAATATTTCGGAAATTGCCATTCTTAAAAAGGAGTAATATATTATATTTTTATTAAGAACGAATTATAATATATTTACATTTTTGTATTGTCTAAAATCTCTTTGGGGTAATTCATATCTTTTAATACTTTCAACCCCCCTTTTATTTTTGAAATCCCTTCATCGATTAAATATGTATATTCAAAATTGTCGTTTTTTTTTAGGGTTTTCATATTGTAATTTTTGATCATTTTGTTTTTTGAGAGTTTTTTACAAAGTTTAACATAATGTGTTGTTAGAAGACATGTGACATTTTCATTCTTAACAATATAATCCATAAAAGCAAATCCACTAACAACTGCTTCTTCTGGGTTTGTTCCTGAATATAATTCATCAAATATACAAAAATGTGTTTTATCAGTTTCTTCATTAATGCAATCTATGATTTCTTTACATCTTCTAGCTTCTGCTTGAAATAAACTGTCTCTACCAGACGTATCAGGTATATTCAAATAACAATGAATATTATCATATGGATAAAGTTTTAATGATTCAAAACAACCATAACCTATTTGTTGAGACAAAATTATATTAATTAATGTGGATTTTAATGTAGTTGTTTTTCCTGATGCATTAGGTCCAGTAATAATCATATTTTTATTAAGATTACAATCATTTTTAATAATTTTGTGTTCCTCATCATTAATAAATTTGGGATAATACATTTTCTTAAATACTGGTTTTGATTTTTTCTTAATAAATTCTGTTTTGACAATTTTATTGTCTATTATTTTAGTTTTAACTTGATTAATCATACTAAAATATCCATTAAACCCAAAGGAGTATAACAATGCATTATTATAAATATCATTATCATATAATTTATAAAACACATACATAATATGACCTATTTCAGTTATTTTTGAAAATGAAAATGAAAACGATGATATCTTGTTTATTTCTTCATATAATTTTATAATAACATTTTTATTATAGTCATTGACATTATTGAAATCATTATATTTTGTTAGTTTGATAGATTTAGATGAATGGTAATTCATTACATCTATAGTATATGCCAAATATTTCTTAAATTTAAAGAGATAATTATGTATCTTCTGCATATTGGAATAGAAACGAATACAAACTAAAATATTTTGATAAATTGAAAATAAATAGAATGCAGATGACATCACTAAATACATTTTTTGACCATTGTCAACTTCATGAAATTGAGTAAATACTTTGAATATAGCGTGATTAGAAATAATATCTTTTAAAATTTCGATATATTGTTTAATATTTAATTCAATGCCTCTTAATTTAATGATAAAAAATGGAATAATAAGAACAAAAATAGGAAGACAAAGTGATAAAATAGGAGATGCTATGTTATAAATGCTCATTAGCTGTAAAAAAGATGAATTATTATTGAGGCCTTTTGCAAAGGCCCAGTCAATATATAAATATTTTTCTCGAAACCCAGTTTCAGCTTTGATTTCTTCCCACGAACTAACAATATCATTTAAATCAAAATCACTAAAATTATGTTTATTTGAAATAGTATTTAATTCTTCAATTTCAAGAGAGTTTATTAATTGTTGTGTATCTTTTAAATAATCTGTATCTGTTGTATAATAACTAGAAAATTGTTGAATAATTTTTGCTGATGGTTTATTAGATGGATTAAAAATATTGTCATATATAGAAGATTCTTCTTTATCTATAGAGGTAACTAATTCAAGATCATTAACAATTGTATCATTAAGTTTTTTAATATCTTTATTGTAAATAATAGGAATTTTAAAAATTTCATTTACACTATCTAAACTTGAATTCAAATTTATATCACTCATTGTTTGTAAAATAGAATATATTATAATAATCTATTTTACGAATTTTAAACTTCTTCATCTTCGGATACCAATTGTTGTTCAATATATTTAATTTTATATGTTTTAGACCATTCTTGTAAACTTTTTCTACACATATTCAATAATGAAAATATATAAAATGCTAAAGGAAATATTATTGCTGTTGTTACTATAATAAAACGCAGTATATATGAAAACTCAATAATTTTATAAAAACCAAGTTTGGTAAGTTCATTGTAGTTATCATAATTATTGATATATATTAATATATTAGATTCTCCTAAAATATCAAATTGAATAAATGCACAAACCATTTTAATAACACAGCTTAAACACATAACTAACATTCTTCTAATATTTTCATTTTTTTTGTCTTTATTGTCTGTTACAATATAAATAATAATTGCAGTAAACAATGTAATTGATTGACATAAATTCAAATTATATTGTATAATTTGAAATTGGGAATGACACTCTGGAACTGTAATAATTAAATTCTCAAAAAAAATTATTGCTGAATGATTAAACATTAATATAATTATGTGATGCAATGTTGATATTATTACAAAGTTGTTATTCGCGATTAGATCATATAATGATATTATTTTTAGAGCGTTTTTTGTTTGCATTGTTTGTTTTGTTTGCATTGTTTGCATTTGATATAATTATAAATATTTTTTTAAATATATATATATAATATATTATTTTTAATTCGTTTGAAAGCTTCCAGGAAGTTCATCAATTTGTGTATTATAATAAGATTCAATCTCCTTCATCTTAATAATATCTCTTCTAGTGATAAAATTAATCCCTGTTCCTTTTCTACCCCATCTACCGGATCTACCAATTCGATGAAGATAATTATGAACATCTCTAGGTAAATCAAAATTAATAACAACGCTTACTTGTTGAATATCAATTCCTCTAGAAGTAACATTGGATGAAATAAGAACTCGTGCTACTCCATTTCTAAATTCTTTAAATGACTTTTCTCTTTCGGATTTGTCCATATTACTATGAAGGCAACATACAGGGAATCCATCTTCTTTCATAGCTTCATAAAGATCAACAACGCGTTTAACACTATTGGAATAAATAATACACTGAGCAACAGTAATATGTTGGTAAAGATCTTTTAAAGTTAGATATTTTTGTCTATCATCTTCTACAGCTATATAATATTGTTTAATTCCCTCAAGAGTAAGACTTTCAGCCTTCACACAAATTTTAATTGGATTCCTCATAAATTTATTTGTGATTTGGAAAATATTATTAGGTAGTGTTGCACTGAAAAGAGCAATTTGAACATTTTTATTAAGATATTGAAAGATATTATAAACTTGTTCTTTAAAACCAGAGGATAACATCTCATCGGCTTCATCTAAAATAACCAATTTCAATTTAGTAGCATTAATATGACGTCTTCTAATCATATCGTATACTCTTCCAGGACATCCAACAATAATATGAGGAGGATTTTCACGCATTTCAGTAGCATCTTCATCAATCGAAGATCCACCAATAATAGTTTTAATGCGAATTCCACTCATCATACTGGATAAACTATCAATTACAGATGTAATTTGTTGTGCTAGTTCGTGAGTAGGCGCCATAATAAGAACCTGACTTGAGTTTTCGGATATATTAATTCTAGAAAGCGCACCAACAGTAAAACAACCGGTTTTACCAGTTCCTGATTGAGCTTGTGCAATAATATCTATTCCTTCTTTAATAGGAGCAATTCCTTTGCTTTGAATTGGACTAGGTTTCTCGAATCCATGGCCATATATACTTCTTAAAAGATCAGGGTTCAAATCCAATTCATCCCACGTATTATAAATCGTAATTGGTGTTTCATCTTCCAAGATATTTGTTTCTTTATCTTGGTTATTAATTACGTTATCATTTGATTTTTCAATTGACATTGTATATATTATAATATATACAATGGTTTTAAGTGTATATAAATTATATATTATATTTAAAAAAAATTGATATAAATAAAAACCTATATAGTTAAAGTATACAGATACAATGGCAGCTACTTTGAAATACAATCTTCATCAAATTAACGATATTGCTTGCACTGGATTTCATTTTGAAATTCCAGAAGATGCTTATCATATGATTAATTACCTCTCTACTCAAGTTGGTTCTGGTGGATTAACTTCTGCAATATTTGTTAGACAAGAGAGAGAAAATGTAGATTCGTTGTTGAAAGATGTCTCTAATGTTTTCTCTTCTAATACAAAAAATAAGAAAAAGAAGGGTAATAGAGCAATGGAGGTAAGTTCTGAAGAATGGGAAACTATTAGAACATTTCAAACTACTAAAATTGAACAAAAATCTGGTATTGATGGAGACATCGATTATATTCGTTTATTACTTAATAAATTAACTGATAAGACATTCTTAGATATGAGAGAGAAAATTATTGAGAGACTGAATAAGATTTGTCTAGAATTTGGAAGCGAAGAGGAATTCTTAAAGATTGGAAATACAATTTATGAATTCTGTTCAACAAATAAATTCTATTCAAAAGTTTTTGCTGATCTGTTTGCTGAATTATGTAGCCAATATATATGGCTAATGCCAATATTTAATGAAAAATATGCTAATATTATGTCTCAATATAGTAATATTCAATATGTCGATTCTGAAAAAGATTATGATGGGTTCTGTGATATGAATAAGAACAATGATAAACGTCGTTCTGTTACAACATTCTTGGTGAGTTTGGCAAATAATGGATTTATTAAAAAGGAAGGTGTTATAAAAATTTTAAGAAAACTATTAGAATTAGTTTATAATATGATTGATGTTCCTGAAAAGAAAAACGAGGTTGATGAATTGACCGAAAATATTGCTATTCTCTTTAATAAGGATATGATAGATGAAGTAGCGAATGAAATTGACGACTCTAAAGAATTATATATTTATGGTCAAACAATTGTTGAAACTATTAATAGTTTAGCAAAGGCAAAGGCCAAGGATCATTATAGTTTATCAAATAAGGCAATATTTAAGTTTATGGATTTGATCGAAATGTAAATAATAGTAAATAAAACTAGTTAAAAATATAATTATGATTTATATTAGAAATTTAATGAATAATTTAAATGATAATATTATTTTTTTTCTTGAAGAAAAAATAGAAAAACCTCATAATACAACTGATATTGAAATCCAAAAAATGTTGAGTGAATTTGAAGAAGAAGAGTTTGAAGAATATATGCCACCCAATAATGAATTTGAAAGTTCTGAATTATATTATTATGATAACGAATATACTATAAAGGATTTATTAAAGATATGTGAATATTACACCATTGATAAAGATATAAAGGCATCGAAATGCAAAAAACTAGATATTATATCAACTATTGTGTTTTTTGAAAGTTTACCAGAAAATTTTGAAATTGTTCAAAAAAGAAATAAAATGTGGATTTACATGTCAGAATTAATAAATGATCAAAAAATGAAAAAATACGTTATTTGGAAGTGAAAAATGTAATATTAATATTAATAATAATAATAATAATAATAATAAACTTGTAAAATATTAAATCTAACTAATTTATATACTTATGGTTGTATCTAAATTAGACAGTTCAATAAATTATCCGGAACTAAAAAGAGTAGATCCTGAAGATTTAAGTAAAGAATCAAATTTATATCAAGTTGAAATAAAGGATCTAGAAGTAATTGTTGCAATTGGAGGAGCTAAAAATACATTTGCTGATAAAAATGTAACATATTTTCCAGTTTATTTAGTTAAACATAACAATAAAGTAATTCAAATAGGAGTTTATGAAATTCCTTCAAGTAATATGGTTGACTATATAGATGAAGAGTCAGTATTAGATGTAGAGCGTTTAAATGATCCATTAATTTATACTTTTGCTACAAAAGATATGATTCAAAAACTTAGGAAGGTAGCTGAAGAAGAAAAACCAGCAAAAAAGGAAGCAAAAAAGAAATCTGAAAAGAAGGTTGAACAAAATACTGTAGAAACTGAGATATTAATTCCACAAATCAGAAGAGATATTTTTACTACTAGAATAGGAGCAAATATTCCAGAACAATTAAAACAAGAAACTTCTAAAATGGCACAAGATGCTAGAGAAAAATATCACGAAGGCGAGAACGATAATTGGGTTCAAATATTTATGAAAAATAAGAATTATTCTTTAATAGATAATGAGGGTCAAGGCGATTGTCTTTTTGCAACAATAAGGGATGCATTCCAAAGTATTGGGCAAGATACTATAGTTAGTAAACTAAGAAGTAAAGTTGCAGAAGATGTAAAACAAGATACATTCAATGATTATAAAGATCGTTATGATATGTTTACAAGAGAAATAAATGAAACAAGATCTCAGTCGATTATTAAAAAAAAGGAATATGATGAATTGAAGGCAAAATTATCGACAACAATTGACAGAAATCAACAGCTAATTATTAGAGATGCGGCTTTAAATGTTAAAAAACATTTTGAGGAACTAAAAAAAAATAATGAGTTTGCTAAGGAAAATATTACTGATGTTTTATTTATGAAAAATATAAAGTCTCTAGAAGAATTCAAAAAATTTGTTCGCACTTGTGAATTTTGGGCTGATGCTAGAACGATTAATATATTAGAAAGATTGTTAAATATAAAATTTATTATTTTGTCTAGTAGTAGATACAATGATAGAGATTTAGATGGGGTTTTACAATGCGGAACAGACGTGGATCAAATTATTTTAAGTAGAGGAGAATTTAAACCGGAATTTTATATAATTGTAGATCATACCGGGGATCATTATAAATTAATAGGGTATAAGAAAAAAATGATTTTTGCTTTTAAAGAGATACCATATGATATAAAAAAAATGATTGCAGATAAGTGTATGGAAAAGGATTCTGGTGTATTTTCATTTATCCCTGAATTTGAGAAATTTAAAACGGAAACAATAGGAATAGCAAAAGGTGTTCCAAAATTTGATGAATTAAGTGAAGCAAAGATGTTGAATCTTTATGACGATAATATTGTATTCTCATTTTATTCAAAGTCATCTGATATTCCTCCTCCTGGTAAAGGATCTGGTGAAAAAATTCCAGGAACTATTATGGGAGAATTTTCAAATCTAGCAAAAATTCCAAAATGGAGACAAAAATTATCAAACTTATGGGTTCAACCATTTTCATTAGATAATCATCGTTGGGCTTCAGTTGAACATTATTATCAAGCGTCTAAATTTAAGAAAAATAATCCAGAATTTTATTTGTCTTTTACATTAGATTCTGGAACTGAATTATCTCAAAATCCAGAAATGGCAAAAGGAGCTGGTGGGAAAACTGGAAAATTTAAAGGTCAACAAATAAGACCAAAAACAGTTGTGATAGATAATGATTTCTTTTCTGTTAGATCTAATAAAGAAATGGCAGCAGCTCAACAAGCAAAATTTACTCAAAATGAAGATTTGAAGACTTTACTTTTAGGAACAAAGAATGCTAAACTAGTTCATCATAGAAGAGCTCAAGAACCTGAAATATTTGATACACTAATGATTATTCGTAATAATATTTCTAAGGGTGAATAAATATGTTATAATAAATATGTTATAATAAATATTATATTATATTTATAAAAATATATGAGCGATACTGTTGAAAAGACGATGGAAGATATTTTGACTAAGGTTGAAGAAATATCTCAGGTTCCTGAACCTAAAGACGTTGTTAATAAAGATGTTGTTAATAAAGATGTTGTTAAGGAAGACGTTGTTAAGGATGTAATTTTAACTGATGCAATGATTGATATAACTAGAATAACATTTTCTCAAATGTTAGAAAACTTTTTAAATCAAAACAAAGATAAATTAGAAACTTTAAGTATAAAACTAACTCCTGAAATACAAACATATTTGTTAATATTATTTAAGGAGAAATCTAGTTTGTTTGATGATATTGATTCGTCTCTTAAGAAAATTATTTTGGATGACAAGATTGATTTAAAAGATATTCCAGAGATACTTGTTTTAGTAACAAAAGTTTATGAAATTATAAATACAGATAATGGTATTCCAAAGGTTGATCCATATGAGTTAATTAAAAATATACTACATATAGTGTTTACTTTATATATTGAAACTAACAAAGTTCAAAATAAAGAATTAGCAACTGATCTATTAAAAATTATTGATGTATCAATTGATTTAATAAAATTAAAGGCAATTAAACCTCCAAAGATTGGTTGTTTGTCTAAGTTATTTTGGTATTTCTATATTATATAATAACTAAATATTTATTACAAGTAATAACCTTTTAAATATAATAAAAGGTTATTATATAATTAATTATGAAATTTACAAGCGAAAGTCAAAAATTGATGTCTTTTTTTGTCGATAACAATTGTTTATTGCCTCTAAAACAAACAAAAAAAACAGATAATATATTAAAAAAATTATATTATGACATATCAAATGGATTTCGTTATATTCAAGATGTCAAGACTAAATTGGGTCCATCGTTTTATAAATTAAGAGTAGAACGTATAACAAATATAAATCAAATACCAAAACCAACTACATTTCCTCCAAATGCATTTCCTCCGGAAGTAAGAAACCATATAGATGAATATAGCATTGGATTATTAACATATAGTTTCGATATGTTTGATAGAAAAATAAGTATAATATTTTTAACAGAGGATGATCGAGTTGAAAGTTTAATAGAAACGTATAATAATTATGTAGACAATATGTTAGTTTGGTTATATATAGTAGATATATATTCATCAAAAAAATGTGCTAACCAATTGAAAATATTTATATATCATACCAGTTTATTAAAAAATCTGCCTGGTTCAAATATAGAAATATTAAATGAGAATAATGTGAACACTGCTTTTACTAGGACATGTCCAATTGATTCAGAAATAGTTGTATTTAGAAAGGAGGAATGGTTTAAGGTTTTTATGCACGAGACATTTCATAATTTTGGCTTAGACTTTTCAGATATGAATTTAATGTCGTGTAATGAAAAGATTTTAGAATTATTTCCTGTAAATTCAGAAGTAAATCTATTTGAGGCATATACCGAATTTTGGGCAAGAATAATGAATGCTTTGTTTTGTAGTTTTATAAGTATGAAGGATAAAAATGATGTCAATGAATTTTTGACAAATACAGAGTTTTTTATAAATTTTGAAAGAATATATTCTTTTTTTCAGATGGTAAAAGTATTAGAATTTATGAGTTTATCATATACGGATCTATATAAAAAAACAAGTTTATCTGAAAATATGAGAAATACTCTTTATAAAGAAGATACAAATGTATTATCATATTATGTAATAACTTTAATTCTAATGAATAATTACCAAGATTTTTTATCGTGGTGTAATACAAATAATATTACAATTTTAAATTTTAAAAAGACAATAAAAAATTTGGATAATTTTTGTGGTTTTATAGAAAAAAAGCACAAAATGAAAAATATGTTAGAATGTATAGAATATACAAAAAAATTATTAGCTTCTGTAAAAGGGTTGCCTAGTAAAAAAAAGGATATCTTATATTTATTAAAAAATTTGCGTATGACAATATGTGAAATGGGATAATTACTTTTTGTTAGTATATATAATAATAAGATGTGTTGGAATAAGGAAATATCTTTAAATACATTTTTGTTTAGTAGTTTTGTATTAGGTCTTATAATATACAATAATAGATATACAAAATATAAAATAGATGACTTAAATAGCGTATGGATATATGTATTTTTTATGTCGTTTATACTGATGCAATTATTTGAGTTTTTTATATGGAGAAATATAAATAATTCAATATACAACGGTGTATTTACAATATTAGCAACGTTGTTATTGTTAGTTCAACCAATAGCAACAAATATGCTTATAACTAACAAAAGTGTTCAACAAAATATGTTAATGATTTATTTGATATGTATGGTTCCATTTGCTACATATAAGTTTATGACAAAAAAAATACATTCAACCGTAAGTGATATGGGTCACTTACAATGGAATATGTTATTAGATTACAAAAATAAAGAAGATCCTGTAATTGCTATATTTTGGGGTTTATTCTTTTTATTTCCATTATTTTATGAACGTAACATATTTGGATTTTTATTTGGAACTATTACGTTATTCATAGTGATATATAATTATTATAAAGATAATACAATAGGTTCAATGTGGTGTTGGGTAGTGAATTCAATAATGATATATTATGCGGTATATTTGTTGTTTTATTTGCCTTTCTTTAAGTAGAAAATTATATATATTATTTTGAGCCAGAATTTCTATGCTGCCAACAATACGACAACTCTTTATAACATACCTTACCACATTTAATGCCGTCTTTTTCTGTTATGCATATATATTTATATTGTCCATTTCCCATTGATTTTTTATTAGATCTCCATGCGCTGATTGCTTCATCAAAGTCAATATTGACTTCATATTGAACCATTTCATTTGATTCTATATTACGTATTTGACTTCTTGTCTTCATTTTTTATTAATTATAAGATTTTTATAATTAACAAATAGTATTTCAATTTTTTATTTTTTGTAAATTTAACTTATTTACAATATTATTATAATAAAAAATTGAGTTTATATTTAAACATTGAAATCTTCAATATACGTGTAATTAAAATGGGCATTCGAAATTTAAATCGTTATTTAAGAGGTAATTGTGCTGAATCAATTCGTTGTATTAATATGGCGGATTTATCAGGTAAACGCATTGCTGTAGATATTAGTATATATTTATACAAATATGAAGCAGAAGATGCTTTACTTGAAAATATGTATGTTATGTTGTCTATCTTTAGACACTATAACATAATTCCAATCTTTATATTTGATGGTAAACCTCCTCCTGAAAAAAGAGCATTATTAATCAAACGTAAAGAAGATAGACAAGAGGCTCAAGAGGAATATGAACAGTTAAAAAAACAACTTACAAGTTTACAAGAATCAAATGATGATGATAATGACAAACAAGATATTATTTCTGCTATGGATCAACTTAAAAAACAATTTGTTCAAATTAATAAAGAAAAAATAGAAAAAGTAAAACGTTTAATTAGATCTTATGGTGCTACATATTATGATGCTCCTGGTGAAGCCGACGAATTATGTGCTCTACTAGTAATTAAGAAAAAAGTATGGGCTTGTTTGAGTGAAGATATGGATTTGTTTGTATATGGGTGCACTAGAGTTCTTAGATATTTTAGTTTAATAGGGCATACTGTAGTTTTGTATTATATGAAAGGGATTTTAGATGAACTCGATATTACACAAACAGAATTTAAAGAAATATGTGTTTTATCTGGAACTGATTATAATATTAATGCTGATGGAAATAATGACAAGATCAATTTAAGACAAACATTTAAATATTTTCATAAATTTAGGAATATGAATGATGACAATATTAAATTTTATGATTGGTTATTACAACATACGGACTATATTTCTGATTTAGATTTATTAAATAATATCAATAAAATGTTTAATTTAGATGTTAATCACGAAAATTTAAACGCTTTTAATAATATAAAAATTGTAAATGGCCCTATCAGGCAAGATGAAATTAAAAATATAATGAAAGATGAAGATTTTATATTTTGTAAATAAGAATAATATGTTATTTTTTTATTTTTTTTATGTATATATATTATGTCATATAGAATCAATAAAACAAATAAGAGGACAAATAGACGTAAAACAAATAAGAGGACAAATAGACGTAAAACAAATAAGAGGACAAATAAATGTAAAATAAACTTTAGAAGGATACAGATCATGAACTATCTGTAATTACACCGACCGAAAAGAAAAATGAGACAAAATAAAGAAACAAAGAAACAAAGAAACAAATAAACGAAATTTACTCGATTGGATAGATGAACCCTATGAAAATCAGGTAGAAAAGGTAGTGAATTTACAACGAGTTCTTTTGAAGAATAAATAAAATAAAAATATAAAGATAAATAATTATATAAAATATATGATTGATCTTTATAGTAATCAATATGATTATGAAACTTTAAAAGCTAATATTTATGTTGTTAGTTTGATAGATGTTTTAAAGACACAAAAATTAACAGCTGATTTTTGTGTCAAATATATTCTTAATACTGACTTTCAATTAAGAGATGAAGAAGAGACAATAACTATATCTATGGTGAAAACATATCAACCACATATATTAGATATTGATTTTGTTAATGCAATAATAAGAGCCACTAACAAAAAATTAAAAGGCGAACGAATAGATAGCATTGAAGATTTTGAATCATATATGAATAGACATATTTAATAACTTTTATGATATTTGTTAGTTTATAATTAAAAATAAATGGTATAATTATATATGCCATATTTACCTAATGAATTGATCAATATAATTTTGAGTTTTGTAGAAAGACCACAACACTCAAAAATAATGAAATATATAATAGAAGATTGTTATGAAGAGGATTATGATCCTTATACAGCAGAATACTGGTATGATAATTTTTGTTTTGAATATACATTTGTTGAATGGTATTTTTTATATAGAAAAAATCGTATTTATAAAGGAAAAAAGAATCAAAAATATAAACATACCTCAAAAATAATATTAGTTGGTAGCGATTTATTGATTAAATAAAAGTTTTTGAATAATAATATTTATAATTTAAAAATTTTTATATTATTGTATTTTGTATAAAATATTAGAATAAATAATCCAATAGGACAAAAGAGGGGTTCATATGAATAAGCATATACCCAAACCATAACAAAAATAGAAGCAAATAATGAATATCTTGGAATCATAGAATAACATTCAGCAGTTCTAAAATATATCCAAAATCCAGCAAAAATAACAGCAATAATTACTTTGTTATTGTATGATAAATAGTTATCAAGAATCATAATAATATATTATATTATTATTATATATTATAATAATGTTTACAAGCTTATTTTTGGAAACGACCGATCCAAGACTTAGTTGGAAAAAATTCTTTGGATTAAAAATATTTTTTATGATTATTATATCTATAATATTTCATACTATTTTATATACTTTATTTTGTAATATTGTTAGTTATGTTTTTTATGGAAACATATTGAGTAAAAATATAAATATTCGTTTAATCATTTGTTTACTAGCAATTATGTTTTTTGGTTATATAGGAAGACTATTACACGTTAAAGAAGCATATAATGATTTTAATCATAACTATGATAAAACAAAAAATTATGTACAACCCCATTATAATTCTTGGATATTCATTGGTTGAATAGAAAGTATTTGAATACTATTCTTTAAATTAATAAAATGTTTATTAATTTAAAATGTCAGTTGAAATACAATTTTTGTTTTTATAATTTTGTTTTTATAATTTTTATTATATTTGCTTTTTATAATTTTTATTATATTTGCTTTTTATAATTTTGTTTTTATAATTTTGCTTTTTATAATTTTGTTTTTATTATTTGTTTTTTATAATTTTGTTTTTATAATTATTATTTAAACAGTGGCGACAGAAGCAATAAGAGCCTTCTCAGCCTTATAGAAGTGAGGAGACATATATCGTTGGAGATTGAAGTATGTAAGCTCGTCGGTGGTATTGAGTTTCAATAGAGTTTGGAGCTTGGCATCAGGATTGATCTTGCGACCATTTTCCTTGTCTTGAAGATTGTGACTTCGAATATACTTGTTGATCTCACGAGTTACATCGGTGCGGGCCATTTCAGTTCCAGTAGGCTTCTCAAGGAACTTTGCAAGCTCATCTGAGATCTTGGTAGGCTTGACGAACCCAGAAGGTTGACGGTTACCTGACTTCCTCTTGCGCTTAGCTGAAGACTTTTGAGCAGTCTTTAGCTCACGAGACCACTTCTTCTCAAGAGAACGGTATTCAGTCTTCAATGATGCAAGGAGAGCACCAAGTTGGTTAAGCTTGGCAAGAAACTCAGTTGATTGAGCAGCAAGGTCAGCAGCATCAGCTTCAGCAGCATCAACGATAACAACAGGGACAGAGATAGGGATAACAGGAGCATCAGAAACAGGAACAGATACAGCCTCAATCTTTGAAGCTTTTGGCTTGGTTTCCTTCTTGGCTTTAACAGTCTTTTCTACAGTGGTAGCAGCCTGTTCAATAACAGGGGTATTAATAACAGGGGTGGTCGTATTGACTTCAGTCTTAGATTTGCTTTGTCTTGGCATTCTATTATACTATATTACTGTGATATCTTTTTAAATAGTTTTGAGCCTTAAATATATTATTTGTTATTGTATAAGGTCTAAAGTATTTTAAAAATCAATTTTATATTTAAAATTTTATTTAAAATAACTACCTACTTACATATAGCATACTGCTTGATATAACCAAGGTAATGATGTAGCAGCATCATTATTTACTAAAGTTATAGCACCTAAAACATAATACGCACCTAAACATTTATTATCTTTATCTATACCTGTCGTTACAAATTTTTCAAGGATATCCAAAATAATCTTACGAACATCATCTATATTTTCTAATGTCTGTAATATATTATAATTTGGCATTCTTGAAAATGGATTTCCAATAGGAGGACAAATATCTCGTTTAACTTCGAGTGTTAATGGTGCTCTATACGACCATATATCCGCTAATTCTCTTGTAAATTTTATTAATTGATTTCTATTCAAAGTTAAAAACCATTGTGAATTTGAATAATTTCCCAAAGCATCAATATTTTGAAATAATGTTAGTGCACGTAATTCAACTGATTTTTTGTCCGACACTTCTTTAGTTACATCTGAAATTTCAGTACATATATTTATTTTAAATACCCTACTTAGTCTTAATAGTGATCTAAAATCTGTAATTACGTTAGAATTAATTGGTTTAGTATTGAATGGATTTTTAACAGCACCATTACATTTATATATTAAATTATAAAGTGAAATTAAATCAAATCCATATATAAACCCATCTTCATCTATATAACTAAAAAATTGTTCTTTAGGTATTTCTGTTAGTTGTTCCATCGACAAAAAATCAAAATTATTTGTGCATAATAATCTATTTTTATAAGCTGGTCCATGGAATTTTATGTATTTTCGTTGTAGATTACCTCTAATTATTTTCTGAATTTTAACAATTGAATTCGATAAAAATAAAAACGAGTAAATTCTTGAAATTAATTGTGATTTATTTCCTGTTACTTTTAATTTGTATGTTTTTGCAATTACTTTTAATTGATTGACATTGTAGTTGTATCTTATTAAAAATTCTGATTCGTTAAAATTTGGTATATGTTCACTTAAGTCTTCATCTATTTTTTCTTGTTTTTTTATAACTTGCATTTTTATAACTTGCATTTTTATAACTTGCATTTTTTTTGATACATTATCGTATAACATATTTAAATAATCATTAATATTATTATCATTTTTATCATTTTTACTCTTTGGTTGTTTTTCGTTAGGAGAATCAATCTTCATTATATATATTATAAGAAATCTTTTTGTATTATTTTACTTTAATATATTTTTATATATCATTTCGTTACCATAATAAGTTTCCACGCATTTTTTAAGCTTTTGAAACCATTTTATATTTTAAAAAAAAATTGATTTAAAGATACATTACATATATAATGTATACATACAGAATGACAGACTCTATCGTTGACGGCACTAATATTGATATTAATGTATTCTCTTATTCCGCTCCTAAAGCTCACGCTTCTGGTGGAAAGGTAGTAAATTTATATAACAAACATTTTAAGGAATCTCTTACTTTGTCAACTCCTCTTATGCTCACCTGGGGGGCTCAAGAAGGACAAGAACAAGGAACTGGTAAGCCTACTGGTAAATGGACTATGTCACTTCAATTTCCTAGTGTTGATTATAGTAATGCTAATGCTGAGGCTTTCTTGAGATCAATGCGCAACTTGGAGTCTAAAATTAAGGCTGATGCAATGATTTATTCTAAGGAATGGTTCGGAAAGGAGATCAAGAGTGCTGAAGTTATTGATGAAAAATTCAATGTTATGCTCAGACATCCTAAGAAGACTAAGGGATCCTCAGAAATTGATGAGAATAAACCTCCTACTCTAACCGTTAAGATCCCTCAATGGTCTGGTGTTTGGAAGCCAGAGATTTATGACGAAGATAGCGAGCCTCTTTATATCAATGGAAAGACCAATACTCATTTGACTCCTCTTGAATTCTTGAAGCCTAAGACTCACGTAATCTGTTTGCTTCAGTGTGGTGGGCTATGGTTTGTAAATGGCAAGATTTCCATTACTTGGAACTTGAAACAAGCAATTGTTCAAAAACCTAAGCAATCTATGGAAGGCACTTGCTTCTTGAAGCCTAAGGCTGCTGATGTTAAGTTGATGAAGTCATTGCCTCCTGTTGAAGACGAGGTTGATCGTGATGGAGTTTCTACAACTATTGTAGCTGATTCAGATGATGAACACGAAGACGAACACGAAGAATTAGTTCTTCCTACTCCTACTCCAGTTCCTGTTCCTGTTCCTGTTCCTGTTCCTACTCCTACTCCTGTAAAGGTTGAAGATCCAGTTCTAGAGACTATTGAAGAAGTAAAACCAAAGAAGAAGATTATTCGTAAGAAGACTGATGCATAAATAAATAAATAAATAGATAGCTAGAAAAATATAAACATATTAATTGTAACTTAATTTATAAACATTTTTTTAATTTCGTATTGATTACGATATTAAAATACTTATTCTAACAGAGATCTTATTGGTATTTATATTTTCTCATATAACCAAAAGAGCCCATATAACCAAAAGAGCCCATAAAACCAAAAGAGCCCATAAAATCACCTGCCGCTACTTTATATTTTGGAGGTTCTACATTGACATTACATTTACATAAATAATATTTTGACTATAATATCTGACTTGTAACTAACATTGTAAATATCCTTTTCAAAAATTCTTGATATACCTTGTCCTTTGAACCTATATATTTGCTCCTCTTTTAAATGTAACTTATCTAAAGGTATTGAAAACCATTTGTCTCCTATCTCTATACTAACAAATTTATTATTTTTTATTAAATATAATAAGTCTTCGTCTATTTTTATATGTTTCTCATAATAAATATTATTATTCTCATCTATTGTTATGTTAGTTGGTAACTTTGGTTGACATAAAACAATAATTTCAGATCCATCTTTTACATCAAAATATATCTCATTATGCCATAATGGAACTAAATATAACTCATCATCTACGTATAATTTGTATACATTATGTTCTAGTAAATCCTTTAATAAAGGCTTCAATATAAATACTCTGTCGTTTTCTTTACCTTGTTGTAACTTCTCTTTTACAATCAAACTAACAAATTCTAATGTATCATTACCAATATACAATATATCCTTGTATTTATACAATAGCTGATATAATTCAATTGCTTTTGATTTATCTACATCTTCAAAAATTTTTCTAAGATATGTTAATGTTAATACATCATAATTAACTACAATTTCTTTTACAGCCTTTATTAATATATCAGTATAAGTTCCTTTATTAAATAACGTTGAAATAAATGTTCCCAGTATATCAATGTAAATTATTGACTCTTTTGAAACAGAAGAACTAACAAAAGGACCAGAAGTATTTGAAATATCTTGTCCATTAATTATACGCAGTTCATATGATAAATAATCATATGCTTCATTTATTTTTTGAAATTTTTCCTTTGCAGTTGCATCATCATTTTTATCTGGATGCCATTTTAATGCAAGCTTATGATACTTCTTTTTTATATACTCTTGATTCAGAGTTGTTAGTTCTATTTCATCTAAGGATATCTCTAATTCATCTAATGCTATTTGTAAATTCATTTTTCCATTTTCTTCATTTTCTTTATTTTCTTCATTATCTTCATTATTAGAATCCATTTATTATACTTATTAAGTAAAACAGATAACTCTCTAAATGATAAATAGGACGATAATTATTATTATAATATTTCAAAAAACTATACGTTTTTAATAATATATTTGACATATTTTGTTTTTTAATTTTTTTCAATTCAATTAAATTTGTTAGTATATACCAAATACAATCTGTAATATCTAGATTATAAATAAATATGTCATATAATAGATCACGAAATTTTAAAAATTTTAATTCATTTATATTTATCATCTCTTTCAAAATCTTGTCACAAATAATTTTGTATGGATACATTAATTCGTTAACTCCTACGTGTAAATATTTTATATTTACGATATTCTCTATTTTAATATCAACCGGTATTTTTTGTTTTACACATTTTGTATAAGAAATCTTTGTTGGTCTAGAAATATGAATAATTTCACAACAATTTAGTATCGAATCAGGGATAAAACTAACTTCTTCTGTAATTAAAATAAATTTAATATTTATAGCAGTGGAATTATTGTCTTGCATATAACTGTAAAAGTTTTCCAATAATTCACTATGAATATTATGAAAATCTTTACACACAATAATACCTGATTTATCATTTTTTGCCGATAAAACATCTATAATTTGTTGATAAATATCGTGCCATAATAATTTAGAATTACAACCTAACAAAGACATATCAATTTCATAATGTATATCACTTATCTTAAATAAATATTGCTTTTTATCATACGATACAATAAGTTTTTTCTCATATTTCAGATCTGTTGGACTATATTTTTTTATTGAATATAACATTTGACTATATTTACCTACTCCGCTTGGACCATAAAAAATAATATTACCTAGTTTATCAAGCGAATCTGGAAACTTCGAAAAACACTTATCTAATTTAGGATGTAAATTTATTTTTTCAACAGCATTTGTATATTCTTCAAAATGGGATTCAAGAAACTTCATTAATATAACATATTCAATATTCTTTATTTCATAAACTAACAAAATTATTAAGATTTATTGTTTTGATTGTATTATATTTTTTATAATACAATTAATTAATATATTAAAAACAAACCCGTAAATTAACAAAGAATACAAATGAATATTGTAAAAACTATAGATCAATATAACGAAAACTACGTTTATTTTTGCGACCCAATAAAAAATATTATTATGAATGAAGGTAATTTTATTAGAATAATTTATTCAACACCATTATTTGTTTTGAATGGTATATATATATCTGTAAATATTGGACATATATCCATAGAAAAATATTATAATAAATTTAAATGTAGTTTTGACCTAATACAACACCGAGATATTGTTGACAAAATACGATTAATTGAAGAATGCTTACTCAAAAAAGTTAATATTATTGGTAAACTTCCTCAACATAAAATATATGAACAGTTAAGAAGTGGTAATATAAAGGTTTTCTCAGAAACATCAGAAAAAATTAATAATACATTTTTATTAAAAATCGCAGGAATTTGGGAGACCGAGAATGAATATGGACTAACATATAAGTTTATAAATATTTAGTGTATAAATATTTAACCCTGTGTTGAATAAAAATGTAGAATAATGCCTATTGTAATTACTATCAAAAAGTTAATTACACCAAATAAACTTACTAATGCAAATGTTTTATCAGATAACATTTTGCTAGTTACTTCTCCAGAATTACTAAACATTGCTGATATTAATATTATTATTTGTGTTGCTAAAAATATAGTTGATAAAACTGAAAATGAATTATAATAACTTGATACCTCGCCTGTTGATATTTTATCAAAATATTTTGATAAATAAAAAATTAATAATGATATTAGAATTATTATAACAATAAACGGAACCATATCTAACCAACTAGGCGGTGGATAATTTAATATAATAATAAACAGCATTCCAAATAATAATCCAGCATATCCACCTATTAATGCCTTTAAACCATTTGGATCAGTCATACCACTTGTAATTACTATAATTATAAATGAACCAATAATGACAGATAATGGCACATTTATAACCTTTTTATATTCTTCTTTATCAAACATCGTAATTAATATATAGTTATATAATTATCTAATAATTACTAATTACTAATTACTAATTACTAGTTACTAATTACTAATTACTAATTACTAGTTACTTCATTTTACTAGTTATTTCATTTTATCCTTTAAATCATCTATTTCCTTTTGCATCAACTGTATTTTATCCACTAACAATGGTATTATTTCTAAATAATTAATAGCCTTTATATTATTTAGTTTTTTGTCTGGTTTTATAAATACTAATTCTGGATATTCTACTTCAAATTCCTGTGCAATAAATCCATAATGAATCTGTTTACTCGAATCATCCTTAAATGTAAATTCTTTTGTTTGTAAATTCATTAGTTTGTTAGTTTTATCTTCATCTATAAGGCTTATATTTTGTTTTAAATTTATATCAGATGGACTTATTATATTACCATCTACATATAGATTACCTGGTATATATACATTGGAATAAGTTTGAGTTGTAGGTGTTAAAACACTAATTGACTCACCTGAGCTATTTATATAAGAATAAGCTTTCCATAAATTTGATGTAGCTCCAGAAACGAAATTTTTTATATATGCTGTATTATTTGGTTGTCTTCCATTATAATTTGCCATAATATATATATTAATTAAATATTTATATAAAAAAAATTATACTAATTAATTATATATGAGTAATCATAATTTATTTACTAATCACCCACTTATAAATAATTCTAACCAGTATTTTTACGAGAAAAAATATATATCTATCAATTCGGAAGACAGAGACTATTCTAAATTTCCAACCTCTTCAGAATTTGAAGTATTATTACCTCAAGATTATTTAAATGTAGTATCAGCACGTTTATATTCTTGGTCTTTTCCTGCAAATTATAATGTTTTTTCTGTATTTACATCAAATCTTTTAATGACATTTAAATTTGATAAATTATATAACCCAGGAGAATTTGGTGTTAGTGATATTTTATTAGAATCCATTTTTGCAGCTTTATATAGTAATATAGATTCCGAATACATTATTTCAATTGAAACTGGGTTTTATAATCCTGATCAAATGGCTACTGAATTGACAAACAAATTTAATGAATCAATTACAAATTATATTATTAGCTTTTTCGGAGATAAATCACAATATGTTGAGGCAAAAAAATTATTTCAGCAATATAATAGATTCAAAATTGTTTATAACAGTGTATCGCAAAAACTGTGGTTTGGAAATACTGCTGACCAATTTACTTTAACAAATGATTCGCCTACTTTTTGGCAAAAAGAGGTTGTTGATCCTTCTTGTAGGAGAAGAAATGTGTTACCACATTATGATAATTGGGGATTACCTGCTTATTTAGGCTTTAGTAGATGTCCTACACCATCTGTAAAAGCATTTGATATATCGATTTCAGGTGAACCTTCGATTTCACTTCAATTCCAAGTTCCTCGTTTTTATTATGGTGATGCTGTTAGTGGAAGTGGAGATGATGGATATTGGTTACTTCCTGGAGCACCATCTGCAACAGTTTACTTTCTTCAAGCACCATTCAAAATTAGTTTTATGGGACCTGCATATATGTATATGGAAGTTGATGGAATGAATTGTATTGATGAAACATCTCCTTGGAATATATCAGAGTATACAATTCATAATAATCAAACAAATGGAATTGTTAATTCTTCGTTTGCAAAGATACCTATTCCAACAACTCCAATTTCACAATGGTTTGATAATGATATGGGACCATATAAATATTGGAATCCTCCAGCAGAAAGACTTAGTAAATTCAAATTCAAATTTAGATATCATAATGGTCAATTAGTAGATTTTGGAAGTTTTGAATATTCATTTATGATTGAATTAAATCTGTTGAAACCACAACAAGAGAGAAATTATAGTATTAGAAATGCATTTGATTTGGGTCAAACTCAATCTTATGGTAGCAAATATATCTAAAATTATTCAGCATTATATTATTCAGCATTATATTATTCAGCATTATATTATTCAGCATTATATGTTTGTTTAATCCAATTTAATATTAAAAATTTATCGCATTTTTTATAATCACTATCAAACCCATTTAATTTTAAAAATTCTGGTTTTTTTGCGCGAGGTTTTTTATAAAAAATGTAATCCCCATATTTTCCACACCTAATACTTAGATGGGAATTCAATTCTCTTACTAATCCAACTGGTTTAGAAGGGTCTAAAACTGTGTCTTTATCCAAAAAACGTATAACTTTAATATATTCGATTTTATCAATTGGAACAGATGAAAATTCTTCTTTTAATGACTTTGTTTCTTTTCCCCATTGAGCATAAATACCATATTTTCCTTTTTTTATGAATAGATCTTGTCCTTTATATTTACCTATTGCATCACTATTTGAAATATTATTATCTATAACATCTTCCAAAGACAAATTTGGAATATGTTTTATTTCTTCTAAATCCAAGTTTTTTTTAACAGGTAAAAAAGTTACTTTTTTTGGATCCTTAGGATTTATACATTTTACAACTGGTCCATGCTTTCCAATAATTAATGTATGTTCACTATCAATTTCGATGCTGAATTTTTTTAAATCATGAACATCTTTCATAGCATTTGTTAGTTCTTTATGACATTTATCACATAAATTATTCCATTTAGTTTTTCCTGTTGCAATAAGATCAAGACAATCTTCCATTTCTTTGGTATAATCATAATTAAAAAACGAATCAAATTTACTTATTAAAAATTCAATAACTATTACACCCAACGGTTGAATTACTAGTTTATTTTTTTCATTTCCGAATTCTCTTTTAGATATGGTTTCTGAAATTGTATTTTCAACTAAAGAATAATCGCTACATTCTATTTCTTTTCCAGTAATATTTTTTTTCTCAACATATTTCCTTTCTTGAATTTTATCTATGAGAGATGCAAAAGTCGATGGTCTACCTATTCCTTTTTCTTCTAATAGTTGAACTAATCTAGCTTCAGTATAATGTGATTTTAAATCATTCATCGTAAATTTCGAATCTATTTTTTTTGGGTTCATAGTTATGTTTTGTTTTAAACTAGTAATATATTGATAATTATTATCATTGTTATCATTTTTTGTTGGTTCAATAATTTGCCAACCAAGAAAAATAGGTTGTTCAGTTTTATAAACAAATTCTGTTTCTAAAGGTGTTGGTATTTTTGCACTAACAGAATTATATTGAGCAGAAGGCATACAAGATTCTAAAGTTCTTTTCCAAATTAAATTATACAATCTAATTGTTTTAGGATGTAAGTCTATTGTAGACTCTTCTAATGAAGGTGTTCTTACATTGATATTAACTGGTCTAATTGCTTCGTGTGCTTCTTGAGGTGTTGGAATTCCCCTTTTTTCCGCAACTGTTTTTTTAGTCTTTTTCGCTTCTTTTTCTTTTTCTTTTTCTTTTTCCTTTTCTTTTTCTTTTTTTTCCTTTTGACCAACAACAAGATTATCAATAGTCTGACTAATATATTGATCTCCGTGAAGACCCCTAATAAATTTTTTGACATTATCAACAAATTCTTGACTATATTTTTTGGAATCGGTTCGCATATATGTAATATATCCACCTTCATACAATTGCTGAGCATATTTCATAGTTTCTTTTGGAGACAAATGTAATTCATTTGATGCCAATTGTTGCAAACTAGATGTAGTAAGAGGTTCTGGAGATTTTTTAATAACTTTTTTAGGGGATGTAGTACTACATAAAAAATCCCAAGATTTACATTTTTCTAGAAAATCATTAACTTCATTGTTAGTTGAAAATTGTTTGTTTAAATCAAAAAGAAGATTAAGATTTGTAAAATAGCCAATTGTATTATATACAATTTTACCAGGAGAAGATTTAATTTCTACATAATTATCATAAACTAATCGTAGTGCAGGTGTTTGACATCTTCCAGCAGATAAGCTTGAATCATGTGTTTTAGAAACACAATTCCATAAAATAGGTGAAATAGTAAATCCAACTAACAAATCTAAAATCTGTCTAGATTGTTGAGCTTGAACAATATCCATATTTATTGTCTTAGGATGAGAAACAGCTGATTGTATTGCGTTTTCAGTAATTTCGTGAAAAATAATGCGTTTTGTGTTAGTTATTGATAGACCAAATAAGTCGCAAATATGCCATCCAATTGCTTCGCCTTCACGATCATCGTCTGTAGCAATAATTACTTCTAATGATTTGGATATTTCAGAGCGTATTTTTTCAATTTGTTTGAGTTTTAAGTCTTCTTGAATAACTGAATATTTTGTTAAGAAATTATTTTGAATATCAATAGAATCAAGACCAGAAATAGTTCTTAAATGTCCAAATGAAGCAATAACTTTATATCCAGGACCCAAATATGATTCTATTTTTTTGCATTTAGCAGGAGATTCAACAATAACTAATGAGGTAGACATTTTAATATAATTTATAAAATTATCTTTATTATTTTATAAATTATAAATTATAAGATTTTGTTTCACTAAAACTACATGATACTACATCCTCCTTCTTCGGAATCTGGGTCGTCATCAAGTTTTTTTTGAGAATCATCAAGTTTTTCTTGAACATCATCAAGTTTTTCTTGAGAATCATTGTGTTCAAAACTAGCAACTAAATCAATAAATTCATCTAATTCCATAGTTTTTGGTCTCGAACGAAAATCTGCAAATCTCATAATAATTCTATTGGATTCAATAAACTCGTGATCAACAATAATAATATCATAATTTTTCCTTTTCCACTTCATAATTTTTTTATTTAATGATACATCGTAATCTAAGTCAATTTCAACTGTAACCGAAATATTAACAGTAGTTATTAATTTAGATTTAATATCATATGCATTCTTTTCAAATTGTTCTGAAATAGGAATAATAACGAATTCAAGAGACATAATAGTAAATATAGACATTTTTTTAAATTGATTGCAACAAAATAATAGTTTTACAATATGAACTATATATATTAAAAAAGGATTTAAAGCTCTTTAAGTTCTTTTAAGAATAATATATATAGTTTGTATATTTCAATTTGTAAAAGTATTTAGGTTTTGAAAAATGGACATTTATAAATGTCCAAAAACAGAAACCTAAATAAAGTCTTGAAAATTAGTTTACAAAAGTGAGTTTAGACCATTATCGTCTGGATCACAGAAAAAGTAATTATTTATATGTGACGATAAAATTTAATAACGTTTTCGAACAACTTAAAGCAGAATTATATATTGCTTATATATAGCAATGTTTAGCAATAATTGTCTGCCAAAAATCTGCCCCAAATTTTATTGTGAAAAGTGTGACTATGGAACTAGTAAGAAAAGTAGTTACAATGACCATTTAATAAGTAAGAGACATACAAAATCAATAATAAGCAATGATGATCTGCCAAAATTCTGCTCTAGCTATATATGCCAAAGCTGTGGCAAAAATTATAAAGATAACTCTGGATTATGGCGACATAAAAAGAACTGTAAGCATACCTTTAATAGCATTAAAGATATTACAAAAAAAGAGGAAGTTGAAACATTAGTAAAATATCTTATGAAAGAGAACTCTGAATTTAAACAGCTTATTATCGATCAAAATAAACAAATGATTGAATTGTCCAAAAATACTGGTAACCACAATATTACTAACAATACTAACAACAATACTAACAATACTAACAACAATACTAACAACAATTTTAATCTTAATTTATTTTTGAACGAAACGTGTAAAAATGCCATGAATATTATGGATTTTGTTAGTCAATTACAATTGGGAATCAAAGATCTGGAAGATACTGGAAGACTAGGTTTCTCTGAAGGTATTTCCAAAATTATTATTAATGGATTAAAACAAATGGATATAAGTGATAGACCAATACATTGTTCTGATTCTAAAAGAGAAGTTGTTTATATCAAAGATAAGAATCAATGGTCAAAAGAAGATGAAGATAAAACTATATTAACTAATGCTATTAAACACGTAGCTCATAAAAATATGAAAAAAATTAGCGAATGGACAAAAGAACATCCAGAATATAACGATTCTAGTTCTAAACAAAATGATAAATATTTAAAAATAGTTAGTGAATCTATGTCGGGTTCAAGTCAAGAAGAAACTAACAAAAATTATAATAAAATTATAAAAAATATAGCAAAGGAAACAATTATAGATAAATAGTTCTTTAAGTTCCTTTAAGAATAATATCTATTATTTGTATATATTTTTTCCAAAAGTATTTTAGGTTTTGAAAAATGGACATTTATAAATGTCCAAAAACAGAAACCTAAATAAAGTCTTGAAAATAAGTTTACGAAAGTGAGTTTAGACCATAATGCTCTAAATTACAAAAAAAAGAGTTTTAAACTGTGATTGTAAATTTTATATATATTTGCAAAACATATAAACTAATTTTCTATTATTACTATATATGGAGACTTTAGGGGACAAAATTCAGCCAAATTCAGCTTTTAGGTTTTATTGTAAAAATTGTGACTATGGAACAGTCAAAAAAAGTAATTATGATACACATTTAATAAGCGATAAGCATAAACGGGTTACAATTCGGTTACAAATGGGACAATGTCCAGCTAAAAATCAGCCCGATACGTGCGAGACCTTTATATGCTCTTGTGGGAAAAATTATCAGCATAGACAAGGATTATGGCGACACAAAAAGAAGTGTTTATATATTACAAGTATACAACAGAATCTTGAAGATTTGAAAACACAAGATAAACAACAACAACTAATTGAATATTTAATGAAAGAGAATTCAGAATTTAAACATCTTATGATTGAACAAAATAAACAAATGATTGAACTATCTAAAAATTCTGGCAACCACAATATTACTAACAATACAATTAACAGCAATAATAGTTTTAATCTTAATGTATTTTTAAATGAAACATGTAAGAATGCTATGAATATTATGGATTTTGTTAATCAACTACAAGTTGGTCTTAAAGATCTTGAAGAAACTGGTCGTTTAGGCTTTGCAGAAGGAATTTCCAAAATTATTATTAATGGATTGAAACAAATGGATATAAGTGATAGACCAATACATTGTTCTGATTCTAAAAGAGAAGTTGTTTATATCAAAGATAAAAATCAATGGTCAAAAGAAGATGAAGATAAAACCATACTAACAAATGCTATTAAACACGTCGCACATAAAAATATGAAAAAAATTAGCGAATGGACAAAAGAACATTCAGAATTTAACGATTCTAGTTCTAAACAAAATGATAAATATTTAAAAATAGTTAGTGAATCTATGTCGGGTTCTACCCAAGAAGAAACTAATAAAAATTATAATAAAATTATAAAAAATATAGCGAAGGAAACAATTATAGATAAATAATATATATTACAATTTTTTATTATCTTCAAACGGAGATATTTTTAGATATTCATAGAACCTTTTTCTTACAATATACATTAAACCTGAATCAGGGTCCCAATTACTACACCATTTTTTATGTGCGTTTAATGAACGCATATGTGGGTTAAATTTATCATAATAATCACTCGCTTCTTGTTTTGTGTTGAATAACTTATTAACATAACCTATATGCTCGCTGTTTCCATTCCAATCTGGATAATCAATATGACCTTTAATATTCATTTTTTGTACTTCTAAAATATACGGCATTTAATATAGTATAGTAAAAGGACTTTAAGTTGTTTTGAAAAATAATAAGAGTTTCAGCGAAGCATAGTAAATGTGTAAAAACAATATTGTTAAAAGGTGTAAAAACAATATTGTTAAAAGGTGTAAAAAAGGAAACCCTATTGATGTCAATAGTTATACGAGTTATTCTAAATATATTTATCAATCATGCTTTATTTTACTACTTGTTTCCTTGCATTTTCTTAAATTGACTCCAAGACACATTTACTTGCGGACCCTTATATTCTGGTTCCTTTTCCCCAGTTTCAGCATTAAGTTTTTCTGCCTTTTTTAATGCACTATCAACATATATCTTCTTTAAAAGGGTTCCAAATTCGTAAGCTCCTTCGTGTTGATCTATTTTACCATCTTCAATATCCCTTAAAACATCCAATGCCTTAAATAAAATCTTCAAATCAATTTCATCCTTTCGTATTTTATTGTAAAGATCTGTGTAATATGTAAACAAGAAAGAGCAGTCTACCATTCCTTCTAAATGAAGAGAATCTAGGTCATCGATATACTTTACCTTTAACATAATAAGATTATTTATATCTTCACGCAATACATGACTATGTTTAAGCTGTCTGATTAAATCAGTAGTATCTTCTACATTATTGGTAGTAATCATTTTCTGTAAATGAAGTCGTTGATTTGCATCCATTATATTATAATTTTAGAATACTATTTTTAAACTATAACTTATTTATATTTATTATAAAATTATATAATGATATATTATAATGAGCAATCAATCCAATATGATTCAACCAACAAATATGTTACCACAAGAAGTAAAACCACTTCCAGGAGGTAGTATTTATACAGCAGCAATTGCTGATGGAAATAGTCAAACACAATCTCAAATGAACTTAGTCGGACAAGGAAAAAGCGGTGGAACAAAAAAAAGAAGACGTATGATGGGAGGAGATGCGCCAGTTGTTCAGGTTCCATCAGTTCCATCAAGTGCTGTCGATCCAGCAGCAACTGGTGCAAATTATACCGGATTAACCCAATTATCTCAACAACAAGCAAATCAAGCAGTTTATGATAGTGCTAAAGATCCGTCACAAACAGCTGCAATTCAACAACAACAACAAGCACTTTATAAGGGTGGTTCAAGAAAAGGAAGAAAAGGAAGAAAAGGAAGAAAAGGAAGAAAAGGAAAAAGAGGAGGATCAATACCTAACTGGGGATGTTTTAGTGGTGGTAAAAAATCAAGAAAAAAAATAAGAGGAAGAAGAGGAATAAGTGGAAGAAAAAGTTGTAATTGTAAGAAAATAAAGAATAAAAGAACCAAAAGACACTGGCATTAATTTGTAACGCTTGAAATAAGAAAATAAATATCTATAATAATATTATAGATTATGCCAACAATGAATAATTATTTAAATTTAATATATGTTAATTTAGGTTTTATAGCCCAAATAACTGTAATGATGTTTTTCAAATCAGCATTGGAGATAAAAGAAAATTGGCCTATATACAGATGTAATCCACCTTATTGGATTTTTTCAGAAAATATTTCAGAAGACTTTACGTATTGTGTTCAAAATACTCAAATGAATATGATGGGTTATCTTTTACAACCATTAAACTATATGATAACTTCTTTGACAACGATTGGTGGTTCATTTAATGAGTCTATTAATAATATTCGTGTAATGTTTAGCTCTATTAGAGGTTTTGTTTCTAATATAATTCAAAATGTGTTTGGAGTATTTTTAAATTTAATTGTTGAATTTCAAAAGATCATTATAAGTATCAAAGATATGGTTGGTAAAATGATAGGTATTATTGTTACTATTATGTATGTTTTAGATGGTTCAATAAAAACAATGAACAGTGCTTGGAGTGGACCACCAGGGCAACTAGTAAGAGCAATTGGTTCTTGTTTTGATCCAAAAACTATAATTACACTAGATGATGGAAAAGAATATGAAATCCAAAATATACCTTTAGGATCTGTATTAAAAGATGGAGGAAAGGTATTTGCAGTTTTAAAAGTAGATAATACAAAGAAAGAAGCATTATATAAGATCAAAGGAACTCATCAAGATATTTTTGTTACTGGAGAACATTTTATTAACGACAAACTAACAAATAAATGGATACAAGTAAAAGATTATAAAAATGCTAAACTTCAATCAAATATGATACGTGAATACTTTTCTTGTTTAATTACAACAAATGGACATATACCAATTGATAATGAACTTTTCTGGGATTGGGAGGATGATGCACTCACACATAAAAAATAAGTGTAATAACTATATGAGATTAAGAAATAATTCTTTATTATTATCCATTTATAGTATATGGATAATAACATAAAAAAACAACCAGAAATAAATATGAAAACAACTAGTAAATTTATAAATAATACATACGATTCTTTATCATATTTTGATTTATATGGTAATTCTGTTATAATTTTTATGTTTATGACATTATTTGTGTTTTTGGTTTTTTCTTATTGTAAAGTTATGCAAACTAAAGAAGTAATTGCAGATGACTGGGTAAATCAAAGATGTAAACCTCAAAATATTCCATTTGCTGGTCTTATAACTCATCCAGAAGGAATTACAGCATTACAATATACAAGCGATAACTTTCAATATTGTGTTCAAAATATATTATCTAATATAACTGGATATGCATTAGAACCATTTCAATTTATGATTAAATCATTAACACAAGTTTTTACTGCATTATCAAATTCTATTCAACAAATAAGAGAGATCGTTAATAGACTAAGAAATAGTATAAGGGAATTTGCAGAAGATGTTCTTAGTAGGATATTAAATGTAATGACTCCAATTCAAAAAATGTTTATATCATTAATGGATGTATTTCAAAAAATACAAGGTGTTATGACTGGAGGATTATATACTATGTTAGGCACATATTATACATTACAAGCATTAATGGGAGCAATTTTAGAATTAGTAATTAAAATATTAATTACTCTTGTTGTTATTATTGTTGGTTTATGGATTATACCTTTCACGTTTCCTGCTGCAGCCTCTATGACAGTTGTATTTTTAGCAATATCCGTTCCATTAGCAATTATTATTTACTTTATGACTGAAGTTCTTCATATAAAAACTACAGCAATACCTAAATTAAGATGCTTTGATAGAAAAACGAAATTTATGTTGATTGATAGAACATTTAAATATATTGAAGAATTGAAACTACAAGATATATTATTAGATGGTTCTATAATTACAGCTAAAATAAAGGTTACTGCTAAGAATCTTGATATGTATAACTTGAATGGTATAATTGTTAGTGAAAGCCATGTTGTCAAATATAATAATAAATGGATATATGTTAGAGATCATCCTAATGCGCATAAAATGGATAAGTATACAGAACCATATTTATATTGTTTAAATACAACTACAAAAACAATTGTTCTGAATGATATTGTATTTACTGATTGGGATGAAATTTATGATGCTTCTTTAGAGTTTTTAATGAATTATTATGTAATTAAAAGAACAGAGAATTTATCTAAATTTGTTGACTGTGGATTCAATAAAGAAACAAAAATTAAGATAATGAATGGAGAGAAATCAATAGATAACATTTATATAGGACAAGTTTTGTCAACTGGAGGAATTGTGTATGGAATTGTTGAATTAATTAATAATTTAGGAAATGAAAAAATATTTAATTTGTTAGTTTCAAATGAGAAATTTGAAATTGGAGATGTTTTACATTCTGATTACAACAATAATATTGATTCTATCCTTAAATTAAATAAAAATATTATCTAAAGAATATGTATAAATGGATATCTCTATTGGTTCATACAAAGTAAGATTAGAAATCTTAATACTTATTGTTATTGTATTCTGGATTATGTTTGGTCATGTATTATGTAGTTGCTGTAAATTTTCAATGGCTGAAGGATTAGAGATGATGACAGAGGGATTAGCATCATCAACAAAACCAAAAACAACAACAAAACCAATCGCGACTATCGCGTTTACCAATATGTCACAAATTACGCCATCAGTTACAGAAGGATTTGTTAGTGGAAATAATGTAGCATCAGGTCCTGAATTTGCTATGGCTAAAAGTCCTGATTATATTATGAATCCTTCTACATGGTCTATGCCTACATTAACTTACAGTCCTGGAACAAAACCTGATGCAGGAGTTAAAGCTATTTGGGATCGTCCTAAGCAACCAATCCCTTTACCTAAAGACGAATTGTTTATGTTTGCGACAACCGAATTTAAACCAGAGTGCTGCCCTAACGCATATTCTTCTAGCACTGGATGTGCTTGTATGGATGTAAATTCTTATGAGTATTTGCGTGAGCGTGGAGGTAACAATGTTCCGTATTCTGAATATTAATAAACTAACACTTTTTACACCTTTAACACATTTAACACTTTTAACACTTTTTAGATATTTGACATATGTTACAATAAGTAATTCTTTTTGATACATCTGGACTAATATCAACGTCATCGTCGATCCATTCATGTTCACATATATTGTTTATATTATTTTCAACAATATATTTATAACTTAAAAGTAGAGAATTCAATTGTTCTAATTCATCGCTATCAAGTATATTTTGTATTTTGAAATAAATGTTGTATTTATCTTCTACAAAGTAATTATTGTCTAATATACTTACAGATTTTGATATATAATTCATATTCAATTTAGCATTATAAATATTATGTATTAATCCTGACACTGTATTGTTAAGATTTTCTAAAATTTCTTTTTCAGTTGACATTTATATAATAATATATTAACATTTATTTATATTCTTTTATTATATAAATGTCATCACAACCAGATCCTTATAATCATATGTCGTTTGAAAAAAAAAATGAAGCAGATGAAAAAATTCGTCAATTTGAAGAATTTATTAATAAAAGAGCTAATGAAATTAATAATAGTCAGAATGAAGAATACGATACAGAAGAAATTAATTTAACTGAACCAAGTGGAAAAACAATAAAATTTTTATATTTTATTGGTCGTTTAAATCCACCACATAATGGACATATTTCTGCTTTACAAGAATTAGTTAATATGGCGAATACCACGAATACCACGAATACCACGAATACCACGAATACCACGAATACCACGAATACCACGAATACTGTTCCATTAATTTTATTAGGAAGTGGACCAAAACAACCAAATGGCGATAAAAGAAGTATGGATAATCCTATATCATTTGAAACAAAAAAACAATTTGTTGAAAGTAAATTACCTGGAGTAGATGGAACTGATTATATTATTAAAGAGATGACAAATCCCGCAAAAGATGTTTCTGATTATGTATCAGAACAATTAAAACAATTAGGCGATCAATCTGATTTACAATATATAAAAATTACTCACGTTGCTGGAGGAAAAGATGAAGATACTACTAAACTATCATTTGCTTTAAAATCTGCTGAAAAAACAACAACAACTTTAGTTCCTAATGCTACAGTAATAACGTCTGTGGAAGCTATAGAACCAGAAATTACTGATAGTGGATCTGCTATGTCTGCTACAAAAGTTAGAAAAGATACTTACAAAACATTTTTAAATGGAACAGGGTTTGATGGTTGGTCTCAGCAATATAAAGATTTTTATGGACCTATGGCACAACAAATATATAACGAAATTTTAGAGCCTATAAGAAAATATAGAGTAACCGGAGATCAAATACAACAATATATAGATTATGGAACACTCCCATCAAGCAAACGAAAAAATCCTACAGGTGGTTCAACTAAAAGGAAGAGAAAAACACAAAGAAGAAAGAGAAAAACCCATCATCGTAGACATTAAAAATATTTACACTTTTTAGCATAGTAAATGAAAAAAGGTGTAAAAAAGGTGTAAAAAAGGTGTAAAAAAGTATAATAAACAAATTAAAATAGAGAAAACTGCGATTTACCATTATTTCTATTATAAATAGCTAGTTGTTTCAGTATAGAATAATTTAATAAGGTACGAGAAGCAAAATTTTTATCTGTGGTTGGAACACCACGATTGTAAAATATAACACTATTAGTAGATCTATTTCTTGTAATTGTAGGCATTATTATAATTAGAATATAAAAAATAATTACAAACGAAAATAATTCCTAAAAGACAATTTATCTTGTTGTAGATATAAAAGTTGCCATACTTTTTTTAAAAAAATCTGATGTAATATCTGGTCTACCACTTGGCTGAACTATTGAATAGTTTCCGTCAGCTAATGCTGCGAATCCTTTAAAATTATCTGGCACACCCCTTCGATAGAATATAGTGCTTGTTTTTCCATGACTTCCTGCTGGCATTGATATACATATATAATAATAAAATATATGATAAAAAAATATATATATTTTATTATTTACAATTATAACAAATTATAACAAATTTAAACATATAAATGATATAATGAGGGATTTAGCTCATTACCAGTTTTTTTAATTAACTTTTCAACAATGTCTTTTGTAACTGTAAAAGGAAATTCGACTTTTATAGACATATCCTCTTCAAATAGATTGGATCCTGGACGCATCAAACGATATAAATTTAATTTTGTATAAATAATTTCTAAACATCTCTTCAAATTTCTCACACCATCTTCCTTATTACAATAATTTTCAATAATATAGTGTAATGTTTGATCAGGAATAATAATATCTTGAGTTGTAAATTTAACTTGTTCTCGAATCTTTGGCAACAAATAATTGTTAGAAATCGCCGTCTTTTGCTTTTGATTATAGCCTTTAGTTTGAATACGATACATTCTATCTTTTAGAATAGGGTTCACTTTGCTTTCATCATTATAACTAAATATGAATAAACATTTACTCAAATCAAAATCAATTTCTGCAAAATATTTGTCGTGAAATTGAGTATTCTGAGACGTATCAGTTAAATGAGTTAAAATTCCTGCTATTTCCTCGCCTTTTGGTGTATCACTAATTTTATCTAATTCATCAAAATATATTACTGGATTCATACATTTACTATCAATTAAAATCTGCACAATTTTGCCCCAAGTCGAACCTTCATATGTATATCCGTGACCTTCTAAAAAGCTACTATCTGTTGCTCCACCCAATGCAATAAATGCAAATGGTCTATTCAAGATCTTGCTAATTCCCTCTTTTACCAAACTGGTTTTTCCTGTTCCTGGAGGTCCGTGAATAGCAACAGCAGAACCTATAGCATTAGGGTTCGTTATTAATTGACCAAGCATTTGCATAATCTGCATTTTAGCATCATTTAGACCATATACTGCTTCATCAAGTGTTTTTTGAGCATTAGCCATAAAATCGTGACAATTATCAACTCCGTCGGTTATATTAATAGGCAATGTTTTGTATTCATTAAAAGGAATACGCATAAAAGTATCAACCCAATTTTTAATTTTATAAAATTCACCTGATCCTGGTTCCATATATCTAAGAGAACTAATTTTTTTCATTGCGGATGCTTTGAAAATTACTGGAATATCTGACTCTAATAGAGTTAAACGATATGGTTTTTCAATACGAGTAATTTTATTTATTTCTCTTAGTTCTTTAATAATTTTCTTTTGATTAATAGTCTCTAGTTTATCGTAAAATTCAAAATCATTCATTGTATTTTTGTCACGTAGAATTTTCTTAAATATGCGACCATTTCTTGCTTTTTCTTTCTTAACTTTCTTTTCTTGCTTTTTCTTATTTACTGATATTTTCTCTTCACAAACTTTTAAACAATCGTTTATTAGATCATTGTTTTTATTTCTTGATTGTAAATCTTTTAACATAGCAATTATATCATCATCTGAATCTTTTTTTTCAGAAGATTTTACACCAAGAGCATCTTTTAATTTATTTATTAATACATCATCTTCTTCAGAAACCTTTTCCTTCTTATTTTCCTTTTTTACAATAGGGTTATTCTTTTTATTTGCCTTAGATTTTTTAGGTTCTTTTTCTGCCTCTTCTTCCTCCGCCTCTTCTTCCTCCGCCTCTTCTTCATTTTTATTTGTATCCTCATCACTACTAATTGGATCATCTTCATTTTCAGTATCCTTATCAGAACAACTTTCCCAATCGTCATCCTCGTCATCCTCATCATCCTCGTCATCCTCATCTTTCTTTCCTCCAATTGTGAAAATGATATTAAATTTACCTCCTTTTGGACTACCTTCCTCATTTTCTTCTTCGTCCGTTTCTGAATCTTCTGAACCCAAATCCTCTTCATCGTCTTCACTTACAAGAATTTTTTTACCCTTTTTAGATTTAGATTTAGATTTAGATTTAGATTTTTCTTCTTCTTCGTCATCTTTCGAACTTTTTTGTTTCTTAATATTTGTTTTTAATTTCTTAATAATTTTATTTGATTTCTTTTTTGGTTTTACTTCTTCTGTTTCTTCTGTTTCTTCTGTTTCTTCTGTTTCTTCTGTTTCTTCTGTTTCATAATCTTCATCATCATCATCTTCATAATCTTCATCATCATCCTCTTCGTCACTATCATATAATACTTCTTTTAATTTTTCACCTGCTTTAATTTTTTTGTCTAAATATTTTGACGGAAACATTTTTTTAAGAAATTTACGATACTCTTGAACATCCATTTCATTTTCACTATCATCGTCAGTATATAAAGAATCATCATCATCAGAAGATTCATTTTTCTTTTTCTTTCTGACCTGTTCGTCTCTCTTTTTAGAAATATTTGTTTCCTTCTTTGACATTTTAGGTTTACTATCTCTAGGCATTCTTATATTATTGTTAATTAATAAATATGTTTAAGTATATTCAATTTTTTATTTAAATAAAATATAGTACCATAAAAGTCATAATTGTTTGTATAGCGATTGCAGTTCTAGACAATTTTTGACCTCTTAGAAACCACATTACATAAAAAAAATATTATCAAAATCTAAAAATAAAGCATAATATATTAAATCCAAAAAGATAGTAGCTACTAAATGTGATGCAAAAGATTGAATTATTTATCATATTTATCATATTTATCATATTTATCATATTTATCATATTTATCATATTTATCATATTTATCAGGATTATCAGGATTATCAGGATTATCAGAATTATAACCAACAAAATTTCCAAAAATAAATCCTTCGTCGTTCAATATTTGTGGAATAAATACATAATTATTATTATTATTATTATTATTATTATTATTAGTAAATAGTAAATAGTAAATAGTAAATAGTAAATAGTATTATTATTAGTATTAAATTCCTACATATAAAATAGTAAATAGTAATATAGTTAGTATTTAAAATTAAAATAAAATTGAATTCAAACAATCTAAATATTATCTGTTATATATAAGAAGAATGTCAAAGAATTCTGGAAATTTGAAGAATATGAATTGCTCTAAGATTATTGGTATCCAGTTTAGTATATTATCTCCAGAAGAAATCCGAAAGGGTTCCGTGGCAGAAATTACTAGTAAGGAAGCCTATATCAACAACAAACCAGTTATAAATGGTTTATTTGATCCTAGAATGGGTGTTTTAGAACCTGGATTAATTTGCCCAACAGATGGTTTAGACTATATGCAAACTCCTGGATATTTTGGACATATTGAATTAGCTCGTCCAGTATTTTATATTCAATACTTGACTACAATTCAGAAAATATTACGATGTGTTTGCTTCAAATGTAGTAAATTGTTGATTTCTAAAGAAAAATATAAACAAGGGCTAAAAATGCAGGCACAAGCCAGATGGAAGTATGTTTCTGAATTATGTAAGGGAGTGAAACGTTGTGGTGAAGACACTGAAGATGGATGTGGATGTTTACAACCTAAAAAAGTAAAGAAAGAAGGAATGTCATCCTTATTTGCTGAATGGGCAAATACAGCTGAAGATAGTGAAGAAAACACAATTGTTATTCCACTAACACCAGAACTTGTATTAAAAATATTTAAGAGAATTTCTGATGAAGATGTTTCCTTTATGGGCTTTAGTCCTATTTGGTCTCGTCCTGATTGGATGATATGTCAAGTTTTGGCTGTTCCACCTCCAGCTGTTAGACCATCTGTAAAACACGATGCACAACAAAGATCTGAAGACGATTTGACACATATTTTAGTAAATATTGTGAAAACTAATAAAACTTTACTAGAAAAATTACAAAATAATGCTCCTGAAAATATTCTGAATGATTGGTCAGTTGTTTTACAATACCATGTTGCTTCAATGGTTGATAATAAACTTCCTGGTGCTAGTCCAGTAGCACAAAGATCAGGAAGACCATTTAAATCTATTAAAGATAGATTGAATGGAAAGGGTGGACGTATGAGAGGAAACTTAATGGCTAAACGTGTAGATTTTAGTGCTCGTTCAGTTATTACTGCGGATCCAAATATTTCCATTAGAGAACTGGGTATTCCTATGAAAATTGCTAAAAATATTACAAAACCTATCGTAGTAAATCGCATAAACAATTCTTTCTTAACTAAATTGGTTCAAAACGGTCCTGATGTTTGGCCTGGTGCTAAAATTCTAGAGAGACAAAATGGTCAAAGTATTACGCTTCGTTATTTAGATAGAAAAAGTATTGTTTTAGAAGATGGTGATATTGTTCATCGTCATATGATGGATGGTGATGCTATTCTATTTAACCGTCAGCCGACTCTTCACAGAATGAGTATGATGTGTCATATTGCAAAAATTATGAAAGTTGGAGATACATTTCGTATGAATGTTGCTGACACAAAGCCTTACAATGCGGATTTTGATGGAGATGAAATGAATTTACATATGCCTCAAGATCCAGAATCAGAATCAGAATTAAAAAATTTAGCAGCGGTTCCATATCAGATCATAAGTCCAGCAAACAATGCAGCAATTATTGGTATATATCAAGACTCAATGCTTGGATCATATAGATTCACAAGAGAACAAATTGATTTTACACAGAAAGATGCAATGAATTTGTTGATGATGTTTAATCGTGTAAATACAGATACTTTAAAGAAGAAGAGGAATGAAAAAGTGTCTAGCTTTGAAATTCTTTCACAAATTTTGCCACCTTTATCTTTGAAAGTAAAGAACAAACAATATGATGGAGATAAAGAACAAACAGATACTTCTAACAATGTAATTGAAATAATTGATGGAAAATATATTCGTGGTCAAATGGATAAAGGTATATTAGGTTCAGGAACTAAGGGACTTATTCACAGAGTTTGTAATGATTTTGGTAATATGGCTTCATCTCAATTTATTGATGACTTACAAAATATTGTAACTGAATATATGAAACAAAGTGCATTTAGTGTTGGTATTAGTGATTTGATTACTGATTCAAAAACAAACGAAAAAATTATATCTATTATTACTGAGAAAAAAACAGACGTTAAAAATTTAATTAATCAAGTTCAAATAGGTGTTTTTGAAAATAATTCTGGAAAGACAAACGAAGAAGAATTTGAGACCAGAGTAAACAATATTTTAAGCAAAGCACAAAATGATGCAGGAAGAGAAGCTCTTAAGAGTTTGAGTAAAGAGAATCGTTTTGTTGTTATGTTTAATGCTGGATCAAAGGGTTCTGAAATTAATATTCAACAAATGACTGCTTGTTTAGGTCAACAAAACGTAGATGGAAAACGTATTCCTTATGGATTTGAACACAGAACTCTGCCTCACTTTACAAAGTATGATGATTCTGCTATAGCACGTGGATTTGTTGAAAGTTCTTATATTAATGGGTTATCTCCTCAAGAATTATTCTTCCACGCTATGGGTGGTCGTATTGGGTTGATTGATACCGCTGTTAAGACCTCTACTACTGGTTATATTCAAAGAAGATTGATTAAAGGTCTTGAAGATCTTATGGTAAACTATGATATGACTATTAGAACTAATAAAAGTAAATTGGTTCAATTCACATATGGAGATGATTCAGTTGATACAGTTAAAGTTGAGAATCAAGAATTACCTATTGTCGAAATGAGCATTCAAGATATTTATTCACACTTTGCTGTAATTGATGATAAAACTAAGGGTAAAAAATTATCAGGGATGTTTGTTAAGTCTACATATAATCGTCAAAAGAAACAAGAAGAAGAGTTAAACAATAAATGTCAATCGTATATTAATTATATGATTGAAAAGAGAAACAAGATTGTAAAAAATGTATTCAACAACAAGTCTGACAAGATAGTAAGAGTCCCAGTCGCTTTTGCTTATATTATTCAAAATATAATTGGTCAACAAGGAATTAATAGTAACTCTCTAGTTGATATTACAATGCTAGAAGCATTTGAACTTATTGAACAGACATATGCAAAATTAGAAAAAATTGTATTTGCTCCTCCTACTGAATTATTCAAAGTATTATTCTACTATTATTTGTCGCCAAAAGACTTATTACTCAATAAGAGGTTCAATCACAGTGCATTAACAATTCTTCTAGAAACTATTATTCTTACATATAAAAGGTCAATTGTTGCCCCTGGAGAAATGGTTGGAATGATTGCGGCGCAGAGCATTGGCGAGCCAACAACTCAGATGTCGGCTCCATTTTGTGAGCATATTAGGTGTGGAAAAATAAATAAAAAAACACAAAAAATTTCTATGGTCTTAGAACAAATCGGAGAATTATGCGACAGATTAATTGAAGAAAATCCACAATTTACATTCAATACTGGTCACGAAAATAGCGTCGAAACATTACTCGATGCACTAGAAGACGAATATTATATAGTTGGAGTTGATTCTAAAGAAAAAACGCATTGGAATAAAATATCGCACGTAAGTCGTCATCCAACAAACGGAGACTTAGTCAAAGTTACAACAAAGAGCGGCCGAAATACAACTACAACTCTATCTCATTCGCATCTGATTCGTGATGAAACCACCCAAGAAGTTATTCCAATTAAAGGTTCGGAATTAAGAGAGAAAATGAGAATTCCAGTGTCTAAATATATACCAGACACATACATAAACGACACTGTATTAATAGGAGATGAAGACAGACAATTAGATAATTTATTTGGATGGTTTATTGGTGCTTATTTGGCAGAAGGAAGTATCAACGGAAACACAATATGTATAACTAATATTTCTAATTATTATATCGACAACGTGACTAAACTTGCTTTAGAATTTGGCAAAAATAGTACTGTTAGAAAATATAATGGAGAATATGGCCCTTCAGTAAGCACATCTTTCAATTTAAAAGAACTAGCACAATTTATGGTTCAAACTTGTGGAAATGGATCATTTGTTAAACGTATTCCTGATTTTGCTTTCACAGCACCAAATGAATTTAAGGCTGGATTAATTCAAGGATATATGGATGGAGATGGAAATTTCCAATGTGATGAACAACATCACCAAATTAGATCATGCAGTAGAAGCAAACAATTATCAAGCGACATTGCTCTAATGCTCAACTACTTTAGAATATTCGCATCTGTTACAGAAACAAAAGTAAAAGGTTCCTTTATGTATAATGTATCTGTAAGCGCAAAATATTCAAAAATATATCAAGATGAGATTGGTAGTTTAATTCACAGTGAAAAACTGATGAATCTAGTTAAGTATCTTGAACGTGACGATGCTCACAATTTGTCAGATGAAATTGATAAAATTAATGGTCTTGGAAAAATTATAGCAAAATGCGGAAAGGTTCTGGATCTTCCAGGACAAAGTCGTAATTATGGGCGTTGGGCTAAAAAAGATACCATTGGTCGTAGAACCTTACAAAAGTATATTGAAGTATTTGAAACACATCCGGATAGCAATAAAATTGTTGAAGAACTAAGCATATTAAATCAGGCAGCTAACTCAGATGTTGTTTGGGATGAAATTGTTAATATTGAAATTATTTCAGGAGAACAAAATGAATATGTTTATGATTTTACTGTTCCAGCTAATCAAACATTTATGTTAGACAGTGGCATCATAGTACATAACACGCTAAATACATTTCATTTTGCCGGTGTGGCTTCTAAATCAAACGTAACTCGTGGTGTTCCAAGAATTGAAGAGATCTTATCTTTATCGGCTTCAATCAAAAATCCATCGTTGACTGTTTATTTGAAACAAGATGAACAAACCGACAAAGACAAGGCAAGCACAATTCAATATACTTTAGAACACACCAAATTACAAGAAATAGTAAAAAGTGTTGAGATTTGCTTTGATCCAGATGATTTAAATACATTGATAAACGAGGATAAATCAACAATGGCACAATATCGTGAATTTGAAAATATGATCGATGAATGTCTAAGCCAAGAAGAGAGCCCAGAAGAAAATGAAAAATCTAAATGGGTTATTAGAATGGAAATGGATCCAGAAGTGATGTTGGAAAAGAATATTACAATGGACGATATTAACTTCACATTAAATAATACATATAAAAATGAAATTAGTTGTGTTTATTCTGATTACAACTCAGATAAGTTAGTATTTAGAATTCGTATGAATAATATTTTGAAAAATACTACAGGAAAGGGTAATAAAAAACCAAAGGTTAATCCTCTAGATCAATCAGATCAAATTTATATCTTGAAGAATTTCCAAGATCAATTATTGGAAGGAATTGTATTGCGAGGAGTAAAAAATATTAATAAAGTAATTCTTAGAAAAGTAAAAGATAATTTGATTGAAAAAGGTGGTGCATATAAAAAGGAAGATATTTGGGTTCTTGATACAATTGGAACAAATTTATTAGATGTTTTAGGTTTAGATTACATTGATTCAATTAGAACTATTAGTAATGATATTATGGAGATATTTTATGTATTGGGAATGGAAGCTGCTAGACAAGCAATTTATAACGAAATATCAGAAGTATTGGAATTTGACGGTTCTTATGTAAATACACATCATATGGCTTTATTATGTGATAGAATGACGTTCAGTAAGAAAATGATTTCAATATTCAGACACGGAATCAATAATGATGATATCGGACCAATTGCAAAGGCATCATTTGAGGAAACTCCAGAAATGTTCTTGAAAGCAGCAAGACACGCAGAGTTAGATACTTTGAGAGGAATATCAGCAAACGTAATGTGTGGTCAAGAAGGATTATTTGGAACTGCCGCATTTCAAGTTGTTCTTGATATTAATGAAATGATAAATCTTGAGGAAAAAATTAAATATGAATATCAAAATTCAGAAGATGTTATAAATGATGCATTGTTTAAAGGACTTGAAGACCAGAATGATAAATGTAGCACCCAACAGTTACAAATTCAGACAAATGTTGTTAATATTAAAGCAGAAGAAATGGGCGGAGATAATGATTATGACCCATTTGCTTAAAAATGTATATATTTAAATATAATATATTAAAAATTATGTAAATAAGTAATTTATGAAAACTTTTTTTAATATATTACAGACAATAACTAACAAAAAACATAAAACATTTCCAGACGAACTATTTAAAGTATATAAGCTTGCTGATTTGGACATTTATACTGATGAAATTTCCCATATCGATTTTTTAATAAGTAAATCATTTTATAAAGAAAAAAGTAGCAGATATTTGGATAAAAATATGAGAACCTCACAAGCAAAATTTAGTTCTTTAAATTCAATATTAGAAAATACATTTTACAAAAATGAACTTAAAGAAAAAATATTTAACATATTCTCAAAAGCACAAAGATGTTATTATGCTTTTTCCCGATTATCTCGAATTTATAAAACTAAAAAATATCCTATTGTAGTTTCGAATGATTTAATGCTTAATCCGCTCGATATTAATCATAATAATACATTTATACTTATTGAAAATAAGTCCAAATATTTATTTAGTTTGAATGATCTAGTTTCAATTATTGAAACTGCTATTTCTAATTCACCTAATTTTTTTTCTGATCCACTATCTCCTTTAAATCCATATAATAATGAAAAAATTACAACTTCTACTTTGTATAATATTTACTTCAAACTTAAAGAATCTAGACGTCTTATGTCTATATTATTTCATTTATTCTTTTTAGAACATTTTAATAAAGAAGAGTTTTCCGAAAAAAATGAACCAATTATTAGAGAAAATTCTATTAAAAAATATGTTTTTAATTCACCATATACTACATTATATCCATATATTTTAACTATGCTTAGAAATAATCCATATACTAAAAAATATAAAATACACAAAGATTTTCCAAAAGATATATTAGTCGAAATTTTTAGACCATTTTTATTTTATTTTTATATCATTAATTACGATATTAAAAATACTTCCAAAATTTACAATTATAAAGACATTTTATATATAAAACTTAAAAAATTTTATGAATACAATAACGCATTTGGAAGAAAATATGTTAAACTTATAAAGCATGTTGATAAGGTTATCAAAAGAGAATACAAGTTTAATACTGAGCATATCAGCTTTTATAAAATACCAATTAAAAATGAAACTATTCATCAAGCTGAACTTTTTATTTTTGGAACCTCTACAATAAATATATTAATTAATAATAGTATATTTAATGCCGATGAAGATGATGAAGATAATGAAGATGATGAAGAAGAAGATGATGAAGATGATGATGATGATGACGAAAATGATGATGATGACGAAAATGATGATGATGACGATGATGAAGACGAAGACGAAGATGATGATGAAGACGAAGACGAAGACGAAGATGAAAACGAAGATGAAGATGATGATGAAGGAAATTGGAACGACGTTTCTTCGGAGGATGAACAAGATACTGATATAGAAAATAACGTTATTAATCAAATAAATGATCAAAATCAATCAGCTACAATAGAATATAATGATGATGATTCTGATTCTGATTCTATAAGTTAAACCACCTCCAAATCACCTTGAATATCAATATTTTCTGGAAGTTTTATATTTCTTCTTGTTCCTTTTTTACCAGGAGGATTTACCCTTAATTTTTGTTCTCTTTGTTTTCGTGATTTTCTCTTTTTTACAGGAGTTATTTCTAATTTCTCTTCTGGAAAAATAATTTCTTCTAATTTTTCTTCTTCTTCTGCTTCTTGAACCTCATTAGGTATTTCTATAGCTTCTTCTGCTTCTTCTAGAACTAAAGTAGGCTCTATTCTTTTTGCCTTTAATTTCCTTACTTTTTTATTTGGAATTATTTCAATTACTTCATCTCTTTTAATTTCTTCCTCTCCTTCAATTACTTCTACTGGTGCACTACCAACTTCAAATTCTCTCTCTCTCATACCCTTTTGTTTTGGTATGTATTTTGTTGTTATATCTTTTTCAAACACTAAATCAATGTAATCTTCAATTGTAATATAACTATCTATCGCATTTTGGATGTTGGTAAGACAAAAACCTTCATTTAAATTATCCAATTCTATTTGAACATTTTCTTTGTCATTAATAATAATTTTATATTCTGGAAGTTTGTTACCCGTTTTCCTATACATTGGTGGAGTAACAATATAAACAAAATCATTTCCTTTATCTGTATAACAAACAAACTCTTGAGAATTATAACGTGTTTCTGGAATTGGCTTCTTCGAGATAAATATGGATGGAATTTCATATCTAACTAACAATAACCATAAATCAAAATTTACTGCTACAAATCCAGATTGCATAATCATTTGCTCAAAATTCATAGTATTGTCTTGTAACTGATTGGCATCAAATTGTGCTTCCTCTCTTAAGATATCAATTACTTTATTCATACTATCCATATTTGTAAATTTATCTGTTATTTTTGCATATTCTTCTAATAAATCTTCTTTGACTTCCTCTATAGTTGTTTTTTTGTTTTTAAATTCTTCAACTAGATCTATTATTAAATACAATGAACAATAGTTTGAACCTTTATATTCTATTTCTTTGTATCCATTAGGAAAGCAATTTCTCCAATATTCTGATTTTATTTTTTGTGGTGAAGATTTTACGCAATCGCGAACATGATAAGGATTTATTATTTCATCTAATTTTATTTCTTTGCTATATGCTTGTGTAATAATTGGCTCTGCTGTGTCAAATGTATTATACTTTGCAAAAAAATTGGTATCTGCTGGAATTAAGTTTTCAAAAAATTCTTGGTTCAAAAGATCTTGTAAAACTATTATTTCATCATCACGTAAATTATATTTTACGTGACCAAATGATAAGTATGCTTGTGGTTTGAAAATAAATGACTTTATTCTATTATATCTAATAAGTTCATCAGCCATTCTTCCAAAATAATAAACTTCGTTATCTGTTCCATTTATCAAATTTTCCTTAGGAATAACTAGCTGACATTTATCATTTGTCATTCTACAAATTGAACCTTGGGTTTTTTCTTCGTTTAAACATTTATCGTCAGTTTTTGATAAACAAGTATGTAATTCATTTTCGTTTACTTCTGTATATTTATATGGTAGTTTTTGTTCTGATGCAAAAACTATTGTATCTTTTACTAGATCGTGTAACATTTCTATTACGGAATCCAATTGATTTTTATACAAAGTATATCTTTTATTACATTCGTCTTTTATTTCTTTTCTCTTTTCACTATTTGAGTAGTCATTAAACAATATACGAATTGTATTTCTAAAAACATTATAGAAATTTGTTTCTAGTTGTATTCTTTTTATAAATTCAACGCGTTTAGTATCTACTGTTTGACTCGTTAAAGTATTTATATCAGCAACTAACATATCATTACTAGTTATTGTTTTAATTATATCTGTTACATTTGATACTGGAATTGGATCTTTTATAGGAACAAATTGATTTGTATTTGTTAAGAAACCAGTTATTAATTCATCTTCAACTACTCTACAAAAGTATTTTGGATTGAAACAATTTGCTTTTTTTATATCTTCTGGTTCTTCATAATCATAATATTCTTTCATAAATTCTAATGTCTGTTCATATGGTTTCCAAATATCATCATTCATGTATACAAAATCATATTCACACTCTTGAGAATTTGTTTTTTCTTCGTTTAAACATTTTTTTTTATTTTTTAAACTTGTTAGTGATGATGGATAACACGGAATAAATCCTTCTATCCCTTGTTTATTCCTAGCTAATACACCTATAACTTTTCCTTGAAAATTTAATACTTGCACGCTTATAGAATATTTTTTATGATCTAATTCTTCAATTAATTTATCCAAAACTATAGATTGTTTGAATCTATATTCATTTGGTCTACTGACAAATGCTCTACATTTTTCTCCTAGAGTTGGTTTAATGATTTTTGCAAAAACTGCACGTAATGTTTTTGGCAATTTTTTATCATATTCACTGAATGTTTTTGTAATATGAATATTCTTTCCATTATTGCGATATCCATAAACTGGTTCAAAATAATTTTCTCTTTTTATTAAAATCAAACTTCTCTTTCTTGCGTCAAATGCGTGAATAGAATAATGATTTGTTGGACAAACTAATTCTATATTGTTAGTTGCATCATCTTCTGGAATCTCCAAAATAATTAGATTTACACCTGCATCAAATATTCTTGGGTTTGGTATACAAATTAAATCCCATAAAAATGTATAATCAATTGTAATTTTTTCATTTCTCAAGTAATTTTTAAAATTTTCAAATGACTGAGCAAGTTTTATAATAAATTGTTTCGCTGCTACTCTTGATTGATCCACTACTTCAACTTCTTTTATACCCTGTTTTATTGTTTTATTCACTGAAGACATCATCTTTTTGTATAATTTAGATTCACTATAATCTTCTATTTTTATTTCTAAATTTGGATCTGCAAAACTTGTTACTAAATCGCCATTTTGATATTTTATGAATTTATCCAAATCTATTGCACTTATTATTATTTCCTTCATTTCTTTTATTGTTGGAACATCGTGATTTGCATTAGGAATATAACGAGTTATCAAAGGTTTATTATCATCTTTTTGCGCATAAAATATTGCACTTGCTATACATGCTATAAATGACTGTGTTGAACTTATTTCAACTCCATGTCTTAATATACACATATGATGTAGTTTCAAGTTCATATTTGTTTTACTTATTTGACAATCCTCATTTACCTCGTGCAAAAATTTTTGAACCGAAATTGGTAAAAATCCCCAACGATGTTCTCCTAATTGAGGACCATATTTTTCTGGACCTTTTACATAATGTTCAACCTCTACTATTTCTCTTCTCAATTGTTCTTCAATTCCTTTCTCTTTTTCTGAAACTGGTGCTGCTTTCTTTTCATCGAATTTACCTTGACAAATATCTCTACGGTTTTTCATTTCAGTTGTTGACCAATTGCTATAACAACAAGGAATACACAATCCTGATGGTGTTTTTTGCTTATGGAAACCTGGATACTTTCTTTCTTTTCCATCATAAAATTGATACACATATTTTCCTTTTGGAACTTCTTCTGATTTTTTTGGTATTATAGCATCTTCTACTTTATCAACCTTTGGCCCACATTTTCCAGCCAAAATATCTTGTTCTGTAACTACAGTATTTGTCAATAGACACCAATAACGAGGACAAGTATAGTAAAATTTTTTTGAACTATCTTTTGCATCTGTTCCATATTCAATAAAATCAGATTCTTCATTTATTTCTCCAGGATGTTCATTTACTATTTTATCTCTTTCTTCTTTTGTTAATATTACCGGTTGTCGTCTATCGCTTAGACTAAATGGACACATTCTTGTGTAAAGATCAAATTTTTCGTCTTTTGATTTGACAAATAATTGTGGCATTCTTTCTTCTAAACGAGATGAAAATGGATTTGGATATTTTAATTTCATACCAGTTATATCTCTTACAGTATTTTCCATTCTTTCTACAGTTTCTTTAATTTTCTTTTGTATTGGAACCTTTGTTCCAGTCTTTGCTTTTACAGCTTTTCGTTTTTTTGGAATTACTTCAATTTCTTCCCGTTCTTCCCGTTCTTCCTGTTCTTCCCGTTCTTCCTGTTCTTCCTGTTCTTCCTGTTCTTTCTGTTCTTCCCGTTCTTCTATAACTTCAGGAGTTTTTGATATATTTATTTCATCTAATTCAACTGATTCTTCGTCAGGTGATTTAGATTTAGATTTTTCTGTAATAACTTCCGGTAATTCTGATATTTTAACTGACTCTTCTTCTGGTGTTTTTGACAGTTTCTCTGATGCTACCTCGGAAGAAACTGATTCCTCTAGTGGTGATTTAGATTTTGATTTTTCTGTAATAACTTCCGGTAATTCTGATATTTTAACTGACTCTTCTTCTAGAGGTGATTCTGACAGTTTCTCTGATGCTACCTCGGAAGAAACTGATTCCTCTAGCGGTGATTTAGATTTTGATTTTTCTGTAATAACTTCCGGTAATTCTGATATTTTAACTGACTCTTCCTCTGGTGTTTTTGACTTTTCCTCTAGTGATCCTAAATCAGACAACTCTAAATCACTCAAACTTTCTGGAGAAGGAGAACCCTGAAATCCTGGAGAACTAACAACACCTTTTTCTGGGATGGCTTCACTAGGAATTTTAGATGGAGCATTAATAGGTGAAGTAGAATTAGATAATGATTCGCTGTTTACACTTTCTGATGATTCTATATCAGATAAACCTTCACCGCCCTCATATTCATTTTTATCTTCTTCTTCTTCTTCCTCAAATCCTAAAATATCTAAAAGATCATTCATATATTCTCCTTGCTCCAAAGCTCTATCATCTTTATAAAGAGGAGATTCGTCCTTTATTATAGGAACTTCATTCTCATCTAATGTTTGTTCTGATTGTGCAGTAATTTGTCCAAATTCAATATCTTCAATTTCTTCTCCAGAACAAAGAGTATTAATTTTAGACGTATCAACCCCGGTGCTTGAAATATCCTGAGTAATTCTTACAATAGTATTAATATAAATAGGAATTGTATTAAGATAATAAATATCATTGATTCCGCTAACAATAATTGTTAGTTCACTGGTAATTAAGTTAATATTCATAACAGTTTGAAATCCTGGATTAATTTTAATCATCAATGCTCTACGTTTATTAGCACCTCTTGTAACTTCTAATTCAGAACGAATTTTAATAATTAAATCGGCTGCCATCTCTTCATCCAAATCATCAAATTGTTGTAATAATGCTTCAATAATTTCATCTAGCTTTAACCCTTGATCAATTTTTTCAATAATAAATGCTTCTTGACTATCACGCTTATTGAAATTAGAAACTCGTTTATACCTCATTTGAATTCCTTTCTTGAAATTAGAAGATTCAATAACAAAAACACTTGAAATACAACCCCCAAACTTATTAATATCAATCGGAGAAGTAATATTATACATTGTTTGGAATGTCATATCTCTTACTTCAACATTTATTGATTGTATAGAGTTAAATAAAGGAATATCCAATCCACTCTGCTCAAAAAATGGTTTGATTTGTTCAATTAATGGATTAACTGTTAGTTTAATTATTTCATCAATATCTTGGAACAGATTTTCTCCACCACTTAATAAAATTGGACTATCAAAATCTGTCAATGGATACACACTAATGTTACCATTTTCTTCAAATTCACAAGTCATATAAAAATTCATCCCTTTGTATTGGATATTTGTATACACAGATACCGATCTATTTTTACCTATTGTTCTCATCAATTTAAAAATTGTTGCCTTTTGTAAATATGGTATTTTTCTGCCATCAACTGTTAGTTCTGGAGCAAACAATCGATATATATTTTCTTGTCTTGTTTCTGGATTATATTTAATTAATGGAAAATCGTGTGTTGCGTGCACTAACTTAAAAATAACTTCAATAGGTATTTTTATTTTAAACTCAGGATAAATTATCACTTTTAATGATTTTATACCAGTTAATCTTGTATTTTCTGAAAATTTGTCTGAAGTTTTTTGTTTATCATAAACAGTATAAAACATATCAACGTTTTCAAAATTTCTTTCGGTATCAGGTGTTAATTTTTCTGATGTAGATTGAATAAGTTTAGAATGTTTTGTATTTAATTCTTCTAATGAAGTAATATTATCTTGATACAAAAAAGGAAAATAAATTTTGGATGTATATTCAGTTGAGACATCATTTATATCAGCAATTTCAAAGACATCTTTGGCTAAACATAAATAAATTGTATTTCTAAATATTGGACCACTTTCTAAAAGCAAATTGGAGCTCAATGTTGTCATTTCTCTTCTAGAATTCTCAAGTAATGTATCATACTCAGTAACAAGAAATGGATCAGTTATAAATGGATATTCATTTGAAAATACAAATTTTTGTCCGAGAGGTTTTCCAACTAAATAAGTTTGTTCGTTTAAATCTAGTTTTAAAATATCATCAAACGTATATTGTATTTTATCTTCTAAACCAAATTCCATAACTTGACCATTCTCATCATAAAGATTTAATAAAATCTGATCCATTCTTACTTTAGTCAATGGTAATTTATCATTTTGTGTCAAATTCTGGTAAACAGTTATTGGATTAAGTTTTTCAGATTTTAAACAATATAAATAAAGTTCACTCATTGATGCTTCTTTTGAAATAGCTTCGAATATTTTTAACTTAATAACTCCAATACTGTCATCTATATGAATCGTTTGGTTTACAAATATGATTTCAATCTTTTTGGATTGTATTTCATTTAATTCATCTTTATTAAAAATATCGACAAATGCTTTGTTCCCAGGTTCTTCATCAAAAAGATCATTGGGGTCATCTATCTCTTCGCTAAAGCGAGAACCATAAAATACATAGATAGTATCTGTTATATTTTTATCAGACATTTTATTTACTTTGAATATTGGAAATTGTGACATATATATAAAGTAGGTATTATTTTTAATTGAATACATTTTGAAAGTATTTTAATTAAATTATTTATTTAAAATCATAATATGGATTATCTGTTATATCCATACCACAATATGATTCTGGTTTCTTCTTATAATCCACTGGATTATATATGTTTGCTGCTTTTGCTTGCTCCAACAAAAATTTAAAATTTTGCCAAAACTCCTGTTTATGGCCTTCTGATGTTGTCATAATATGTGATAATTCGTGAATAGCAACAAATGTTAATGTATTTATATCTATTAATTGTGTGCCATTTTTCTCTTTATTTAAGCAAAATGCTAATTTTTCACCCTTATTTTCACTATAAGCCGTATATTCACTAGTTGGTAATGTTTCAGATATTTTGGTTGGATTAAATTTTTGAACCATTCTTTGAACATTTTCATTCTCAGGATGTTTCTTAGCACAATATGTCACTAAATCCTTACAATTTTGTGTAACAGTTGCTAACAAATTTGCTGCCAACTCCATCTTGGAACGTTCTCTCACACAATATCGATTCCCGTCTACATCTGATATTATACATTTTAAATTGTATGCGTCTGATTCACTGTAAATTTTTAAACATACAAAAATAACAAATGCTATAATTATGTAAATTAATATACTATGTTTATCTATATCCAGCATATATTATATATATTTAATAATTTTATAACAAATTTATATTTAAAATATTCATTATTAAACAACTTAAAAATATAATATTATATTATACTATAATGCAAATATTCATAAAGACCTTAACAGGTAAGACCATCACTCTAGATGTCGAACCTAGTGATTCGATTGAAAATGTAAAACAAAAAATTCAGGATAAAGAAGGCATCCCTCCTGATCAACAACGACTTATTTTTGCCGGTAAACAGTTAGAAGACGGTAGAACATTAAATGACTATAATATCCAGAAAGAAAGCACACTTCATCTCGTACTTCGGCTTCGTGGAGGATTGTACACCTTTGCACCTTTGCATCTTTGCACATTGTAACTGTTACTTTTCTATTTATAGAAAAGGTTTAAAATTGAATTAAATATTATTCACCAATAATATTTAACAAACAAAATGAAAACTACTTTCGCGACACATCCTAAATCCAAATTTTGGTCTACAAAAAATGAAGGACTTCCAGAAGATTATGCGGTAAATTCAAATAAAAAATTCTGGTTTGATTGTGATAAATGCGGACACGAGTTTCAGATTAAATTAGGAAATATTATTGGGAGAAATTCGTGGTGTCAGTATTGTGTTATTCCTACAAAAAAATTATGCGATAGTAATAATTGTATAATATGTTTTAATAAATCATTTGCATCACATTTTAGGTCTAAAAATTTGTTAAATAACAATGGGCTATCTCCTAGATTAATAGCTTTAAAAAGTCATTCTAAATATTTATTCAGTTGCGAATGTGGACATAAGTTTGAAGCAATATTATCGGATATTACAAATAACAATAGTTGGTGTCCATATTGTTCTAATCCGTCTAAAAAACTATGTGAAGATATTTTAAATTGTGTATCTTGTCAAAATAAAACATTTGCTTCAATAAATAGAAGTAAAAATTGGTCTATTAAAAATATTAAAAAACCCATTACAGTTTTTAAAAGTAGTGCAGAAGTATTTATATTTGATTGTGATAAATGTAATAAAGAATTTAAAAGTAAACTATGTCATATAACAGATGGTTCTTGGTGTCCAAATTGCCGGTATAAAACAGAAGATAAGTTATTTACAATATTAGGAGGAATTTATCCATTAATTAAAACTCAATCTAAATTTGATTGGTGTAAAAATATCAAACATTTACCATTTGATTTTTGTTTAGAAAATGAAAAAATAATTATAGAATGTGATGGAGAAGCTCATTGGAAACAAGTTGCCAAATGGAAAACACCAGAACATAATAAAACTAGAGATTTATTTAAAATGAAATGTGCTAACGATAATGGTTTTTCCATAATAAGAATTGTTCAAGAAGATGTATTCAAAGATAAATACGATTGGTTACCAGAATTATTGGAAAATATTAATAAAATTGTAGTCGAACAAAGGGTTCAAAATATTTATATGTGTAAAAAAGATGAATATAAAGATTTTGATGTTAGTATATAAATTTGTCACTGAGAAATCAAAATGTAATATTTTTATTGACCTCCCTGACCAATTTCTAAAGGACTTCGCATAAAATCTGGCTCAATACTGCTTAAATTCCATGGTCCCACATTAATTTGTGGATTAGGGGGCTCAGACCTAATCTGCAAGTTCGCATTGCGTAAAGTTTGGCCGACAGTATCAATACCAATATGGTAACCAGCTTTTAACAAGTTAATGTTAGCAAGATCACCTTTTCCGGCAGGATTTAATTGAGCCCATTGGCTGTTAGTATCCTTAGGTAAAAGGTCACCGGGATTTTGATTAGAACCCTTATTACAAGAAGAAGGAAGTCCCATACCAGAAGGTGATGCGCCTCCTACAGATGAATAGATCTCATTTCCAGATTCTTGAGCTGGTTGAGGATTAGAAGGAGAAGAACCATTACTATAGGCTTTTTTGCGTCCTTGAGACATCATTTCGCTGCCATAAGATCCTTTGGAAGTTAAATTCTTAGATAACATATAGAGGCCATATAATACGATTATAGCGATTAAAACACCGCCAACACCATAATCATTCCAGAGCTTTTTTAAAGAACTACTCATTATATAAAATTAGGGATAAAATATTTTTCAAATTATTAATTAATTACAAAATTAATAGTCTGTTCTACAATTGTTTCTAAAGTATTCTAAATAAATTTCTAAATAGTATCTTCTAAACTTTCAGTATCAGAAATTTCAGAAGCACTATCTTTGCTCGCAAAATCCTCAAAATCACTATCACTTTCATCAATATCATCCAACATATAAGTCTTCTTAATATTTTTCATTTCAAAATATGCTAGAATTGCACTCTTTTTTGCTTCTTTTGCCTTTTCTCTCGCTTTTTGATAAATTTCATAATATACTTGATTTGGTTTCTTAAGTGTTATAGTTTCTAAATTATTCTCTAAAGTAAAATCTACTTCTTTTAATATATTTGGATCCTCTTTAACTTGTTCTGTTTCTATTTCTGACTCTTTATCTAAATTCTCAATATCTAAAACAATGTTAGCTTCTTCTAGTTCATCGTGTGGATCTATTTTTGTTGATTCTTCGAATGAAACTTCTAAATCAATTGATTCATGATCAATATTTGAAGTTTCTAAAGGTTTATTTATATTTTCAATCAAAACTTTTGCTGACTCATCAATAAATTGATCTAAGTCTAACTTCACGAGTGTATCTTCTTTAATTGGTTCCTCAATTATTACAGCATTTACATGTTGTTTTTTAATAGGCTTTTTAATAAAACATTCGTCTAAAAAAGGATCAGGACTAACAACCATTGACTGCTTAAGTTCAATCTCAATTTGAAAATTTCTTGAAGTAAATTTTATACCTTGTATTTCTAAAATAGAAATTAACATTTTGTCAGCAGATATGTCGTCGCTTGTAATTATTTGATCATTATCATCATATATTTTAATATTTTGCTTAACATTTACTCTCAATAAATAGAACTTACCTGATTTAAATATTTTAAATGGTGATGTAAATGCTGATTCAATATCATCTTTTTCCAATTTTGTTTCAAACCAATTTTGACCTTTGCTAAATATTAGCTCTTGACATTTAGTTTCTAAATTTTCAATCCAATTAATGAATACAGTGTCATTGTTATCAAACATTAAATCCGCATAAACCTTTTTACCACTCTTAACGAAACCTTGTTTTGTTAAACTTTTTGGAGTTTGTATAAATAATTGTTTATTTGTATTATACATAAGTCTTGTAAAATATGCTCCCCCTGCTAAAGTAGATGGAGGACCTAAATATAATTTTGAAAAATCATAATCAATCGTGGGTTCAATAATATTATCCATTATTTATTGAGAATAGAGAAAAATTTAATTATATTAACACGCAAAAAATAAATAATTGGGTATAACCTTATTTTATTAATTATTCCTATAGATAAAATATAAATGAAAGATTCACTTATTAAACAATGTTTAGACATTTTAAAAACAGAAGATGTTCGTAATGAAATTAAAGTTTTGTTTTCTCCAGTTACTGATCTAATATTATATGAAATATATCCTTATATCTATGTAATCATTTTTTTAGTTTTTTTAATTTTTATTTTAATTTTAGCAATACTAATTATATTAGTTACATTATTGCGTAATAAAAATGTTATAAATACTTTTTTATAAAATATCAAACCTGTGTTTCTAATATTTTTTCTTATTTAATTATATAATGGCAAAACATCGAAGTCATAAAAGAAGATCTCACTCAAAGTCTAGAACAATGCGTCGCGGCCAAAATGGTGGAAGTTTAGACGGCAATCCTCCTTCATCATGGGGTTGGGGTCTAGGTACTGTAGGAAATGGTTGGACACAATTTACAAATGCTTTAACATTAACTCCTGGACAAAATATTGCTACTTCACAAAGCACTCAATTAGTTCCTATAAATAATATTAATGCTGATAATAGTCAAGGTTTGATTGGAGCAAACTTAAAGGGAGATATTCCCGGTTCTCAATCTGGCGGTAAAAAACGCAGACGTCATAAAAGTAGATCAAAACGTGGAGGTTCCTGGGCAAATGTATTAAGTCAAGCCGCTGTTCCTGCGGCATTAGTTGCTATGAATCAATCATTTTTTAAAAGTCGTAAAAGTCATAGACGTCGTTAAATAATATTAGGTTTATTATTTTTAGAGAATAAAATATTATACAATTTATTTATTATAATTTTTTATAAACTATTACTATGAACTTTGAACAACAAATTCAGCAATGGGTAACTATTGATAATCAAATGAAAATTCTTGGAGACAAGATGAAAGAACTACGTGATAAAAAAAATTCTATTTCTGAACAAATTAATACTAGCATCGAAACTAACGAATTATCTAATGCTACAGTTAAAATTAATGATGGACAACTCAAATTTATTAAGGTTAAAGAGACACAACAATTAACATTTAAGTATTTAGAAACATGTTTATCTGAAATTATTAAAAATGAAGAACAAGTTAAGAAAATTGTTGATTATATTAAAAATAAAAGAGAAGTCAAATACGTTTCCGAAATAAAGCGATTATATAACAATTAATTTATATCAGATTATTGTATATGAGCGAATCAATAAATTATGAAAATGAAGAATTATTTGGAGGTGATGATTTTGTGTTTACAAAAACAACTGATTTAGAAACTGGGGAAACTAAGATTATTGGCGGAGGTTATAAAGTTCAGTCTGCATTTTTAGCAGCAGGAATTCCTGCTATGAATACGCTTAATTTATCAGATCAAACTGGTGGCAATGTTTCCAGTCCTTTTGAGAATTTAGCTGTTCCTGCTGGACTATTTTATATTAACCAACGAATTCCAAAAAATGATTTAGATATAGACAACAAAAATCATTTTTATAAACAACATGAAATGCTTTCTGATGATATGATGGACAAATTATTTGGGTTAGTAGAGGTTGATAAAAAACGAAAAAGAAAAACTAAAAAACATATTGGAAAATCATATCAGAAAAAAAGTCGTAAACAACGTTAACTATTTATTTATACATATATATTAAGTAATAAATATGTATTATATTTTGTATACATCTTCTGAACAATATGAAAATAAACTTGATTCTAATGTTATTGAAGAAGATGAAACTAACAAAATATGTCTAATTTGTTTACTTCCCTCACATGAAAATAATGTTATTAAAAAAATAAAAGAATTTTCTCATATTTATTCAGTTTGTAATTGTAATCCTTCTTTTCATTATATATGTCTTGAAGATTGGATCAAGATTTCTTCTTCCTGTCCTATTTGTAGAAAAACCATAATCATTAATAAACAAAACTTACCCAATAATTATATTAATGTTCTAACATATTTTATATTTTGGGTCAATTTGTCAATTAGTATTTTACGTGCTGCTACAGTTATTTCAATGTTAAATCTATTTTTATTATGCATTTATAATTATTATTTTATTTTTTATATTAAATATGAATATTTTGATGACTATTATTATTGAAACATTTTACAACTTAGACATTTTACAACTTAGACGTTTTACAACTTAGACGTTTTACAACTTAGACATTTTACAACTTAGACGTTTTACAACTTAGACGTTTTACAACTTAGACGTTTTACAACTTAGACATTTTACAACTTAGACCATGTATTATTGTTAAAAGGGGATACTAAAATTTCCGCCAATTTATCTTTCCAATAATTAACACGATTTTCCATTGCAATATCCTTTTCTGTTTTTGGATATATTGGTTCATTTGCCATTAGTTCTTCCTCAGTTGAATTCATTCTTGGTTTATATCCATAACAATTTACTCCAAATTTTAATGCTGGATTTGCCATATAACCACCATTTACTCCTGGTCTACCACAATCATTTTCGTGTCCTTCTATTTTTTGGAGTTCGTCAAATGTTTTTTGTTGGGTTGGAAATAATGCCATTTGACCGTCTGACCATCCATAATTACACCATTCACCTCCATCTTTATAAGAATCCTCTATCTCTTTGTATGTTGCTAATCTTGAACCATAAGCAGAGCATAATGCTTTAGCATCAGGATATACATATTCATTTCCTGGTATATTAAATACTTGTGGTTTCAATAATATTTCAGGAATTGGAGCTTTAGCCGCCTGAACACGTGATGTATCTACTGTTATATCAACTTCTGGGTTACCACTCAATAAATTTTTTACGCTTGCTATAATATCTACACCAAAAAAGTATTGTAATCCATTAATAATAATTAAAATTATGAAAAAGGCTATTAATATTACAGTCATTGTATTTGAACTAGAATTAGATACTGGTTCTGATGAGGTCGTTATTTCACTTCCTCCTAAAGACATAAAAATAATTATATATATTATTATTACTACTACTAAAATAATAACAACACTTGGATTTGATAACAAGTTATTTATATAATCATATGTATCATTTGCCACGGTTCCTAAACCTGTACTTATTGTATTAGTTGAATCATCCATATATATTATATATATAAATCAAAATAAATCAAAATTTGTTAAATTATTTATTAATTTCACGTTTTCTATAAAAGAAACAATATGCCTTTGGAGTTACTATCTGCTGGACCATAGCTACTTCTGCTACACTAGTATCATTATAATGATACCATTTACCATTTGCATTTTTAACAAATGAAGTATAATGACCTCCCATAACTGATCCACTGTGATTACAAACACCATATAGATCATATATAAATGAATCTTTATTGTATCCAATAATATATTTAGATAGATTTAAATTTTCCAAAGGAAAATCAATCATAATCTGATTTTTTCTATTCATTGCATTAAAACGTTTTACATCAAGTGCTAATATAGTTGGAAAATTCCAAAACATCATACTCTTCTTCACCGAAATTTTTTTTCCTGTTTCTTCATCTGTGATACAATTATCTCCATCTAGAATTTCGGACTCTACATATCGATCAAAACAGTCTAGTAATGTTGGAGATTTATTATTTTCTGGGATTGGTAAATTAATAATAAAATACGGTTCAGGAATCATACTTAGCTTTTTACCAGATGTTGTGTCTTCTAATTGTGACACTTGCATACCATAAAAAATATTCCAAATTTCTGAATAATCCTTTTCATACATTTTTTTTATTCTTTCAAAACATTTTACAGCAATTTTATCCTTTTCATCTTTAACTTGTCCTTCAATAGTCATATTAACTTCTCTAGATAATGCATTATGAAAACAATCGATAACAAAAATTAAAAATTCAGACAAATCATTTTGATCAAAACCTGTAAACATATCATGTCCCTTTAATTTTGCTAATTTTTGAACAGTTTTTACGTATTTAAAAGGAGATACTATACAATTTTCATTCCATAAAATCTCTCTCAATTCGTCCCATTCAATTAAAAGAGCAGAGTCATATTTGTTATTTAAATGTTTTTTGTATGTCTTTTTTTCTAAGAAATTGTTTAATTCATACGTATGTGATAATACTTGCATTGTTGAATTTAGAAAACACGTATTTCCCAAATTTGTTAGTCCAGATAATCCTTTATTTTTATATATTTCAATATTCATTTTAAATATAAATTATTATATATTTTTGTATTTAAACATATTTTATATATTATTTATATCGACTATATGAATAATCATTTAACAAATGATCAACAAAGATTGATTGATATGTATATTAATCAATATAATACAACTAATTCCCATATTGAACACCTATTAGATATGCTTGATGAGATTAGAAGTAATCTGTTTAATGTTATTACATTAAACCAACCACGTAGAACTAGAATTAATCGTCATTCTAGAAATACAAATACAAATACAAATACAAATACAAACATTAATCAAATGTTTAACGATAGACAAAATAATTATATACATTATGATTATAATACACCAATAAATCCAAATATATATAATGAAAATGTTAATAGAAATAATGTTAATAATAGGCATAATAGAAATAATGTTAATAATAGGCATAATAGAAATAATGTTAATAATAGAAATAATGTTAATAATAGAAATAATGTTAATAATAGAAATAATGTTAATAATCCAAATGTTAATAATCCAAATGTTAATAATCCAAATGTTAATAATCCAAATGTTAATAATCCAAATGTATCTTCTAGTATATTTGACTCCAATGAAATAACAAACTTTTTAACAAATTTTCTAAATACTAGTGTTTCTATAAGACCTACTCAACAGCAAATAGAGAGTGCTTCAAGACTTATTAAATATAGTGAAATTGAACATCCTTTATCTGAAATTTGTCCTATTTTATTAGAACGTTTTTATGATGCAGAAATGATAAGACAATTAAAACCGTGTGGTCATCTATTTTGTCAATCATCATTTCAACAATGGTTTGAAAATAATGTTCGTTGTCCTGTTTGTAGATATGATATTCGTAATTATAGAGATACTACAACTTCTCCACAACATATTTCTGAATCTAATCAACAATCTGAAACGAATCAACAATCTGAAACTAATCAACAATCTGAAACGAATGTAGAGGATGTGAATGAAAATTCAGATCAAACACAACAACAACCACAACAACCACAACAACCACAACAACAACAACCAACTAACAATTTTTTTATTAATAGAAATTCTCTTTCGAATGAAATAGATAATATTACATTTGACATTACTAATAGTGAAATGTCTTCCAATATTGTGAATAATCTTGCGAATAATCTTGCGAATAGATTGTTTCAAAGTATATTATCTCCACAATCAGCAACCCAAAATAATAATGATACATTTATGTTTGATGCATCAAATAATATGTTAATTTATGAAACTATTTTGAGACCACATAACCGTAATCAAAATAATGTGTAATATTGATATAATATGTTGTAAATAATATGTTGTAAATAATTTAAAGACAAACATACTATATATATAAGATGACACATTACAAGAGATTTAGAAACCGTTGGACTATTAATGAATGCCTACAATTACAAAGAGAGTATGAACTTCTAAAATTATCTGTAAATGAAATTGCAGTTCTTCATCAAAGAACACCTAATGCTATTATGTTTAAGTTGAATCAAGAGGGATTTGCTGATTATAATATTTTATACTCTAATTACCATAATCTAAATAATAAAATGACTCATAAAAATGTAGTTGATGATGATAGTAGTAGTAATAGCAGTAATTATAGTGAGAAAGAGTGTGTAAATGAAGAGGAGGAGGAGGAGGAAGAAGAGGAAGAAGAGGAAGAAGAGGAAGAAGAGGAAGAGGAGGAGGAAGAAGATACTAATTCAGATAATAATCCACAAGACAATATAAGTTTAAAAGAACACGTAATGTGTCTTGAAAAAAAACTAAATGCTCTTACTGAAATGATCCTACAACAAAGTAAGGGAAAAAAATCATTCTCATTGTTTGGTTAAACTATGAACTAACAAAAAATATAAGTTAAATTATTACTAAAATTATTTTTAATAATAATAAGGAAATTAAATTACTTTTTAGAAAACATCTTTGCTATGCTTTGATTGCCGGTTTTTGCATTGTTTGTATCTCTTAAATATTTATCAAATATAAATGCTTGAACTTCTTTATCTTTAATTTTATTGATCTTCTTTTCACATTTTTTCTCATCTTCTTCTGAAGCTTTTATATTCTCAATATCTTTTTTAAATGTTGATACCTTAGCTCTTCTAGGTGGTTTCTGTGACATCCATATATCTTCTAATACTAGACCAAATAGTTGTAATAATGGTTTCATTATCTGATTCGTAATATAAAACGAATAATCAATTTGTAAATTATTTTCTTTAATAAAAGTTGGTGTCTCAATTTTATCACCTTGTAACATTTTTTTACCCTTAGGAGGAGGTTTTGTAATAATATATACAAATGGAACTCGATCGCCAGATGTGGGTTTATTACCTGGTTCTCTTTGACCAATTCTATCAGCTAAAACCTTATGAGAAACTCCCTGTGGATTTTTGTAAAATGAACGCAATGACTTAGTAATAATTAACTTTTCAATCGGAACATTACCATCAACCAATTCTTGTAGACATTTATGTACATATTCAATAGCCTTTTGAATATTTTTTTCCTTCATTAAAATGTCAATAACACCTCCATATATATCTTTAACTATTGGAGCATTATCTCGACGCTTCAAGACAATACCCATTTCATTTCTTTTACCTTTTGTTGGATCAAATTCATATTTGATAGCAACGTATCGTTTCTTAGATAGTAAACAGAAAGGCATAAATGTCTTTTCATATTCAAAGTCGTGGGGTTGCTTTAGAACCTTAGATACAGTATGACATGCTTCTTGAGCAATTTCAATTGATAATTCTAATGCTTTATCACCTACAATTTTTTCTCCAGTTTCTTTATCTGTGAGGTTAAATTTGAAGAATACAGAATCCGTATTATGAACTATTAGGTTACCAACACCTGCAGCAAAATGATGATTCTCTGTTGTTAAATCATATACAAATCCAGAATATTGAATTTCATTCAACTTTTTAATAGCGATTGGGTTCTTTCTTTGTTTTTTTGTTGTTACTGTTATTCTGTAAATATCTTGCTTATCAAGTCTAGTATTTATTGATACAGAATATCCTAGATTTTTAGCCAACAAATATATTAACGTAGCGCTTAGCTGATTTTTTTGATCAATTCGAAGGCATCCGCTTTTATCTTTATCTCCGTCAGCATCATACATTCCTTTCCAAAATGCTTTTTGAATACTTTCAGTTGAGTATAATATTTCTAATGGTATAATTTTTATATTTTCAGAATACATTAATTGTCTATAAGAATTAACAAATGAAGCAATTTTCCCATATTGTCCATTTGAACGAGGACATAATTTATATACTCCTGAACTATCAATTGTATCCATAATTCTCCAATCTAAATCTGAATATACATTTCTACATAAATCTTGATATTCGTTTAATAGAATTAAAGATGCATTATTTAATGCCCAGCTCGATTTTTTTCCGGAAGAGCAATTATATGATCCGCAACTTCCATCTCCAAAGAAGAACCCCATTATTTGCGCTTCTTCTTCAGTTATATAGGTTTCAATAATATCAAATAATGGCAAATCTTTATGTAAAAGTTCTAGACCAATACTACAATCTTTCGGTGAAATTTCTGTTCTATCTGATTTCACCAATGAATGATCATCTGTAACGTCAACGCAACCAGTATGAGTTAATACTCTTAGCATTTTTTTATGAGATGCTAATTGATGCCGAATTACTCTAAATAATTTAGTCCAGCCATTTTCTGTCCAAGTTTCAACATTATTTAATTCACAAAATTCTTTTTCTTGTTTACCTGTTTCAATACATTTAATCCAAGTATCATTGCCATATTTTTGTGCTAACTGTTCGATTGTTAGAATATCTATTTGTTCATCAACTTTAATGTAAATAGGTGTATAATTAGCAACACTATCACCATATACATATTCGGCTTTTGTATTAACAAATCCATATTTGGTGTCGACATTTGTATCGGCATAACATTCTTCAACAACTTTCTTTGCAAAAGTTAATAATAATCTTCCAGTTGCAGTTGTAGAAGCAGCAATATCAGGCTCATAGAAGGTGCTAGTTTTTGCTCCTAGCTGACCATACAGAGAATTTGCTGTTACTTTGTAAGCAATCTGTCTTTTATCCAAAACATTCTTCATAAATTCATCAGGAGTTTGAGGGATCAATTTTCTCGTATCTTTTCTTGCTTTAAGCAATTCTTGTAAAATAGCAGGCATAATAGCTTTTTCTTCTTTTCCATCTATAGTCAATGGCTGAGCAAATCTACATTCTTTGTATCCAGATTTAATCTTTTCAGCTCTTGCCTTTGGTGTTTTTCTTATCCAGCGATAGGTGTCAAATTTAACATCAACATATTCAAACTCTGATATATTATCATATATGTATATTCCTTCAGAATTTTTTTCTCCAGTTTCTAAAACCAAATTACCTGCTAAGTCGTATATTTTGGTCCATACTTTGCTGCTTGGACACAAATTTTCTGACAACATAGAACTAGGATATAAAGAAGCAAAATCACCAACACAAACAGGATCATCTAAATATAAACCACATTTAGGATTTAATACAATTGCTCCTTCGTAACCATCATCCTTTGATCCTTTGTTAATACAAGGCATTAAAACACCCTTTTCTCTACATTTTTTAGCGACATAGCTTGTTAATTTAATTCCTTGGCCTCTAAATATCAAGAAACTCATAGGAACACTACATAACTTTGCCATTTCAACAAGATCAGTAATAACATCCACTTTATTAAACAAATAGTGAACTAGATTACAATCCTGAATACAGTATTTAGCGATAATTGATCTGGAAGCAGGTCCTTCATTTGTCATTCTGAAGATGTCTTTAGGTGTTACATCATCCTTTGCTAAACCCCATTTGACTTTTTTAGCATATGGTTTTTCAGTTCCTAAAATTTCAAACCATCCTTCATCTTTACAAACCTTCGTAACTTTAAATTTTTGTCCATCTTTGTAATAATCGCTGCTGTGATTAATTTCTTCAAAATGAATATAACTTTCCTCTTGTAATCCAATCATATTATTTGTTGAAACTCGCGTAACTTGGACATCATCTGTATCGTCCCTACATTTATGTAGGAGTGTTTTGACCTCATCTCCGATAAAATGCCCCCCTACATAATCCAACTTATATGACGTCAAATTTTCCGTCCTTCGGAACCAATTCAACATATCCACTTGTAGTCGACCATTCATCTTAATAATCGCTAATTCATATGTTCCTGAAGCTAATGTTGTTGAACTTCTATCAATATCTATTTTTCCAGGATTTTTATAATCTACTGTTGCACATACCTCATCATTGTTTCGAGATAATTTTAAAAAGTCCTCTACACAATATAACTCTTGTGATCTTCTAAACATAAACTCATAATCAAAACTAAATATATTATAACCAATGATTACATCTGGATTCTCTCTCTGAACTAATTTTGTCCACGCTAATAAGACATCTTGTTCTGTTTCATATGTTTCTAGCTGCTGATTTGCTACCACCATTTTATCACACGAATTTAACACTATACAGTGATTTAGATATGGATCTATTTCACCGTATTTCATAAATGTTGAACCAATAAATGTTACTTTGTCACCTTCCAATGCTGGAAAGTTGTTTCTTAGTGATCTTATTAACTCACTTATCTTTCCTTCTCTTTCAAATTTTTTGTCACACATTATATCCACAATAGTTGATTCTTTGTTTTTATAATTTTGATTAAAAGTATTGAAAACCTTGAAGAACTTCTCTTCTTCTACTATTTCATCTCCTTCACCATCTGAATCATTATCTGAATCACCATTATCTTCTTCTTTTTCTTCTTTTTCTTCCTTTTCTTTTATTTGCATTGCCTTATTTGCACTTTCAAACAAAGACTCTATTAAATGTTCTTCATTTGCATCTTCTTTACGATCTCTTACTTTTGTTTTTAACCAATTTTCTGTTCGTTTTATTAAATCTCCTTCATCTTTTATTTCTTCCTTTGGATAAACCAAATCTATATTATCCATCATTTCTTTACCAAAAGCTGCTCTAAGAATCTTACGTAAAATTACTTTACATTCTTCTATATTTACATCTCCCAACTTAACAAAATGATCAACTATATTTGTCGCTAATTTTTTATAGGATTTTACTGGAACTGGGAAATCACCGTGACTACTTGATGCCTCAATATCAAAACTCATTATCTTATAAGGCACACGATCTTCCTTATTATTTAAAGCAATAATATTTTTATAGTTTATTACAAATTCATAATCACACGAAGTTGTTTTATTTGATCCTGTAATTTCAACTGTTTTCTTTATTGGCATTGCAATCCAACCTGATGGACTTATTTCACGAATATGAAAGAAACGCAATAATGGAGGAATATTTGCTTCATATAATTCTATGTATGTTATTTCATTGTTATTCATAAATTTATATCCATTTTCTAATAATCTCCGCTCTCTTTCACCTTCTTCATTTATTGAATCTTGATACCATAAGTTTTTTACTTTGTTAAATATATTTATATTAGCAAACTTTACTTCAATAAATCTGTGCTTTTTACCTGCATCAAATCCATATAATTTTTTTCGCTCAATTAACTTGCAATCAACTATTGAATCCTCATAATATTTACCTACCTTTGATTTCAAATGATTATAGAATGCTGTTTTCTTTGTTTGACCCCAATTATTGTCTACCTTGACATAAAAGAATGGTTGGTATTCTTCTACAATAATTGAAGCTTTTTGTCCTTCTTCATTAATACCAAACATTTGTATAATGAATCGTGAATTATCCTTATTTTTCTTAGATACATCATCTTCATCTGAGTCCTTATCAAGACTCTTGTCATTATAAACGTTGAATTCGAATAATTTGAATACGTGTTCCATTGTTATTTATATTATTTAATATGTCGGATTATTTTTAATTCAATTTTTTACAAAAAGGTTACATATATTTTTATATGCGCTTATTTATGTTTATTTTTTTATAATAATCACTATCTAACTTCAAATTAAAAATTACCATATCTAAATCGTGTGAATACTCTACAGATGACCCAGATTTTGTATTTTTTGTGTTTATAAAATGCATATGAAGATGATATGTTGATGGATCATAATGAAAGAAGATTTTTAGATTTTCCTCCTTTAGTTCATAATTTTCTTCTATTTGTTCCTCTTCTATTTGTTCCTCTTCTATTTGTTCCAATGTTACCCTTTTCATATGTTCTAATAATGGAATATCCGTCTATTAGTTCCATAATCTATATATGATTGAAAAATTGGATTTAACCCTATATATAAATTATTGTTACGATAAATGGTAACATATATATAATTATAATATTAGCAGGATTTTCAGTAACATATTTTTTCTGGAAAGTATTTTAGGTTTTGAGAAATGGACATTTATAAATGTCCAAAAACAAGAAGTCTAAAAAAGTCTTGGAAAAGACCCTCTGTAATCAGGTTTTAGAGCATAATGGTCTAAATCACAGAAAAAATAATTATAAAGTTGTTACTATAGATTTTTATCTATTTTAATTAAAATGATTTAGGAACTTTTTTTGTAGTATTAATATACGACAAATGACTACATTTTTAGGTCCAACAAGTTCAGACCAATTTAGTTGTAAATTATGTGACTATATAACAGTCAGAAAATCACAATTTGTTCGCCATTTATCAACAGCTAAACACATAAATACTACAAATACTACAAATTTAGTTCAACAAAGTTCCAATTCTTTTATTTGTGAATGTGGAAAGGAATATAAACATCATTCTAGTTTATGGAATCATAAAAAAAAATGTAATATTTCACATGTTACAGTTTCAAATGATGAATTATTTGATAAAGATAAAGATAAATTAATTCTAATGCTTATTACTCAAAATACCGAATTAATCAAAGAAACATCTGAATTTAAAAATATAATGTTAGAACAACAAAATATGATGATGGCTCAACATACATCTACACAAAATATGATGATGGATGTAATTAAAACAGGAACTCATAATACAACTAACAATACAAATTCACATAATAAAACATTTAATTTAAATTTCTTTTTAAATGAAACGTGTAAAAATGCATTGAATATAGATGAATTTGTTAGTTCAATCAAAGTATCATTAGATGATTTAGAGAATACAGGAAGGCAAGGATATGTTGAGGGTATATCAAATATAATATTACATAAATTACAAAATCTAAATCATTATGATAGGCCAATTCATTGTGCAGATCAGAAACGGGAAGTATTATATATTAAAAATGATAATCAGTGGTTCAAAGAAGGTGAAGAGAAACCTCTTTTAACAAAGGCAATAAAAACAATTGCAAATGAAAATATAAAACAAATAAAAACATGGAGAGATAAAAATCCAGATTGTACTGCTTCAGATTCAAAAAAGAATAATTTATATTTAAAAATTGTTAGTAATTCAATGAATGGGTCAACAGAGGCAGAAAGTGACAAAAACATTAATAAAATAATAAGTAACGTGGCTAAGAAAACAATAATTCCAAAGGATTCATAAATATATTGTAAAGTTCAAATAATAAATATATTATTTCAAGATATTATAATGAAAAAATGTTATTATTTTCTCTTTTTATTATTAGTTATTTTCATAATAATATATTATTATTATTTTATAATGAACAATAAACCTATTTATGCAATTGCTGTATTTACTGATGCCATTAAAGGAACTGTTAAATTTAGTGAAGTTGATAATAAAATTAGAATCGATCTCCAAATTACTGGATTAAACCCTAATTCATTACACGGGTTCCATGTTCACGAAGCAGGTGATCTTACTGATAAATGCACCAGTATGTGTGCACACTTTAATCCTTATGGATTAACACACGGATGTCCCGGTATGAAAATTAGACATATTGGAGATCTTGGTAATGTTAAAACTAACAACAAAGGAGAAGCTAAATATTCATTTTTTGATGATATGATCAAATTAAGAGGAACTAAAACAAATATTATTGGACGTGGTCTTATCATTCATGAAGACCCCGATGATTGTGGTCAAGGCGGAAATGCCGAAAGTTTAAAAACAGGAAATGCTGGAAAAAGAATCGCATGTGCTGTTATCGGATACTCTAAAGACAATTTTTAAATTTATTTATTAAAATTATTTATTAAAATTATTTACGTCCATATTTACAGTATTGTTTTTGTGAAAATCCGTTTGGGGTTTTACAATTTATACTTAATTTGTATTTTCTACTCCATTTACCTCCCTTTTTATTACCTTTATGTGATTTTTTATGATGACGAGTTTTATTATGATGAGGTTTTTTATTATGAGGGTTTTTATTATGACGAGGGATTTTATTATAATGAGGAATTTTATGTTGTTTCTCTGTTTTTGTTAATCGTTTATAAACAAGATGTGGAGAACTAGTTGGTGTTGTAGATATAGTTTTATTTATTTTTGATTCAATCCAATTAATAAATGAACTAACAGTCCTGTCTTTTTTTGTAATAGAGCTATTTTCATATGATTCTACGGTTTTACCATAATTTCCAATATATTTCATTGTTGGAAATCCATCAATTTCTCCAATATATTTAATATTTGATAAAAAATCCTTATTAATATCTACAATCACAAGTTTATTATTTTTAGCATACTGATCTTTTAACGCAGATTCGAGTTTAGTCCATTCAGGACGAGTAGCATTACAAGGCCCACAACCTTCCATATAAACGAGAATAAAAACATCAGACCCTTTTTTAATAAATTGATCAATTTTGTCCGCTTCCTTTTCAGAATTTATGTGTAAAATATGCATTATATAATATACTTTTAAAAAAAAGTATAGCAAAATAATGTTCTATTATAATTTTTATCCTTTTATCCTTTTATCCTTTTATCCTTTTATCCTTTTATCCTTTTATCCTTTTATCCTTTTATCATTTTATAGTAATTTGTTATATTTATGAATAAAAATTTTTAAAAAGTATAAGTATAATATATATATATGTTAAACTCAACACTAAAGATTGTATTTATGTTAATTGTTTTTTTAGGTGGATTATACTTTTACATTAGATACACAAATAATCCTAAAATGCTTGAAGGATTAACTACTATGGATGGCGAAATGAGATGTCCAAATTTGCTAATTCAAAAAGGAATTAAATATTATCTATATAACTCAAATATTGCTCAAGTTCCAGGAGTAAATCCAATTGAATTTAACAATTTAGAGGAATATACTGAATTTTTAGAGTGGCAACGTGGAGCAGGTATTCGTTGTCCAGTATTATATGTTCAAAACACATATGATGCACAAGGGAATCGTGTATACAAAGTAAGACCAAGTGTAAGTGAGTTAGAAGGTGGTTTACCACCAACTACAACAGTTCCGTTGCCATTGAAGTTTACTCCATTAGTAGATGCAACACGTAATGATGCTCCATATAACCAAAATGGTTATCCAGCATTTGATCAATCGAGTTATTATGTTGGTTCTTTAACACCATTGGATGCAATAAAAAATTCAGATCATAATTTGTTATATAGTGATAATGCAATGGATCCAAATTGGGGTGGAGTAGAATATACACAAGCTTTAACAGATTCAGGTTATTATAAGGGTAATGAGGTTAATATTAAAGTTGCTTAAGATAATTGATATAAGATAATATTAATATAGTATTTTATATAATATAATATTATGGACGTTAATCTTTTTAAAGTTTATAGCAATAATGATGAAACTATATTAGTCTCTACAGTTGTAGATGAAAATTTAAATAACATATCTACGTTACTAGATGAAAATGAAAAGAATCTTTCAGCTTTATCGGATGAAAATAAAAAATTAACGGATGACAATATAAATGAAATAAATTCTATTTTTAATTTTAATGTGGTTGATTTGATGCCAGTAGATACATTTAGAGGTTGTATAAATAGTATTTTATTTACTTCAACTGATAATACTGTATTAATGCCAATAACAGTTGCCAGAAATATATCTCAATTTGTTGATAATCTGGCTCTAGATACAGGCACATCATATTTGTCTCTCAGTTTACAAACACCTAATTCGGATACTACTATGGTTAGTGATGATAATTTAAAAACTTTAGAATGTTTAAAAAATAGAATAGATAATAGTGTAAAACAACTAGAAGATAGAAACGTATCCCATAAAATTGTAAATAATTTGTTTATTTTTATGACTATGTTTTTGATAGTTTTAAATCAAAATGAAAATAAGACTATATCTACTTTACCCGAAGACCAACAAAATTTTTTTGAAACAGGAAATATTTGTTTAAATTATGTTTCGGTATATTTAATGTTATTAAATCTTTTTCCCGCGTTTGTTACTTTTTCTGGGTCTAATAAGGTGTTAACAAATATTGATTTAAAAACCAAGTATGGTTCTATTTTTAATAATATATTTGATATATTAAAAAATGCTATCAAAATTGATTCAGAAGAAGAAACAAGTGAAGGTATTGAAGCCTTAATTAATGTAATTTATAATTTTCCTTTAAAAAGCAGTATGATTGTTGATACTGCTCCTGCTCTTGGTACTGGTCGTGGTACTTATCTTGGTACTGATCTTGGTACTGATCTTGGTACTGGTAACGCTCCTTTAGCTAGAAGTTTAAAAAGAAAACAAATAACACCTTTAGATACAGAAGAAAATATAAATGATGGAATACCTTTAGCTATAGAAAAAGATAGAGAAGATAATGGACGAGTAACGCCTACATCTAACAAAATAGTTAAAGATTATGGAATAGATTTATATACAAAAAGACCTACATCTAACAAAAGACGTAAAATTAATAATAGTAATAGTGCTCAGGTAGCAGGATCATGTGCCAGAATAAACATTCGCAACCCGTTATTATATATAAAGTTTTTATTTGAATGGTCTCACGATTTTGGTCCGTCTACTACAAGAGCTCCATCATATATTTCAGGTGATTATAATTATTCCGAATTTTATTCTTCTACTGGTGTTTTTCGGGCAATAGAATCAGGATGGACAGAATTGATTGAAGGGTCAAGGAAAACAGTTGAAAATGCTTCACCCGACGATGAAGTTGATAAAACGATTTTTAATGAGTTAACTTCCGCAGGTAAAAAACACGATGAACCAACTTATATATCTAGTATAGTTGATGCTTTAATGATTTATTGTAAACATATGAAAGAAGATTTTTTGTATATTCCAGTCGTTGAATTTAAATTTACAACTGATAGTAAGGCTAATACGGATAAAATAAAAACAAAAGCATTTTTTGAAACAGTTTTTAAATATTTCAAAGATCAGAGAATGTTTATAAAACCAGAAGATACCGAAAATGAAGTACATTTATCTGTTACTTCTGATAACACGCCAATAGACAAACTACCAGATGTTAAACCATTGGGATTTTATATGCAAGATATGAATATAGAACACATCGCAATAGCACTATCAACTTATAGAAAATCATTATATACATCTTGGGATACAGTAGTTAAAACTAGCAATGATCCAGTAGTTAAAACTAGCATTGATACAGTTGTAACTAATATTTTTAATGATTTTAAAACAAAAACAGACCCTATAATAAGTAAAGCAAAAGACTCAAAATATGAAATAAAAACACCTGCTAAATTAATTGATCCTATTACTATTGGAGGGATTGAATCCATAGATTACTCGCCAACGCAACCCAAAATAATATCACAATCAGAACTAAATGATAAACCAATTTTTCAAGACACAATAAAGTTAGCTACAATTTATGGCATTAATCAACTATTAAATGTATGGATAGATAATACTAAAGTGGTAACTGGATATGTTTTATCTTCTTTGGATCCAAATATAACAACAAAAGTCGACACAATAACATTTTATACAGGTCCAAAACCTGCTGATAGGTTCGACTGGTGTGTTGGAGATAGCACGGTTAATGTAATATGTGGTGCATTAGTTAATGTTGCGAAAAATATGGGTTCTAACACGTTTGATGATATAATATCGGATGAGGATGAAACAATGTTAATGTTTAATACATTAACAAAAACAGATACAGTTTTTGGGAATGAAATTGAAAAAAATAAATATCCAGGTTGTAAGAGTAGATGGAAAAGAATATATGAAATAACTAGAATAATATTATTTCATCCTAATTTCAGAGAAATTCCCAAAACAATAAGAACAGTTTTAATGATAATATCTTATTTAAAATCGTGCGGAGATGAATATCAAAGATTAACGTGTGAATTTGTAAATTATATAATGGATTTAACTCCTATTTCTGCTGTTGCTCCTGATGATAGTGCAATGGAAGTTGATACTCCTGATCCTGATGCTCCTGATCCTGATGCTCCTGCTCCTGATGCTCCTGCTCCTGATGCTCCTGCTCCTGATGCTCTTGCTAACAATGCATATTTATTACAGTATCTTCCAATTAATACACAATTACCGACTAAAGAGGAAAGAATCTCATTAAAATCAGTATTATTAGGTACAGTATATTTATTATCAAAAGATAGAATACTTATAGGCGAGTCTATTGAAAAAAATACACCTGTTTATACATTTTTACAGTCTCCGAATGAAGCTTTTTACGATGATATGGAACTAGCTGAGGATTTTTATGCAAATGCGATGGGCATAAAATTAGAGGAAACTAAAGGGCAAACTTTAACTAGAAAAAATATCGGTATTTTGTCAAACAGAAGAAACGAATTAAGTTCTCCAGTAGAAATTGATTATGCTCTTGAAAAAGAAAAAAATACAGACAATATAATTAATTTAACACAAGAAATACTTCTTAAAACTACTAATATCGGTTTATCGGAGGATCAAACAAACTTAATCAAAGATAAATATAAGATACAAGAACCGATTGACCAAGAACTGATAATGCAAAAAATTAATGAACAAAATAATAAATTAGAATTACTAAGAAAGCTATCCTTAGCACTTACCTATTATACTTTAGGAGTTGTAAAAGTAACACCCAAAATATATACAGACTTAATAGATACAGAAATATTTAAAGCTGTATCTCTTACAATTAATTCCGATTTATTAAAAGATATAAAATTAAAAAATAGTTGTAGAATTCCTAAAACGGTTGGTGCTTTAAATACTTTGATAAATAATACATATGATTCTCCGGAGGTTGTTGATAAATTAATAGAAACATACGAAGTAGCAAATGAATTATTTTTACAAAAAATAGAAACATTTAAACAAATTTTGGGGGGTCCTGCTGTTGTAAATGAGTTAACTTCTTTGAAAATAGGTTCAAGTGTTATAAGTGTTATTATAAACAGTTATGATGGTTACATAGACTATGTTAATGAAAATAAAAATAAATTATCAGATAACATAATGAAAATGGTTGATAGTTACTTAAAAGCAGAAATACTAAAGAGTGAAAGAGGTAGTAGTCGAGGACCAAGAGTATCTTATAGTGATGTTGATGACGTTCAGGGTCGTTTAAATACTGTTTTGGATGATTTACTAAGTGTTTCGGCAGAGCGTCGACAATATGAATCAGAACAAAACAGATTACAAGAAGAACAAAAAACACAAGAAGAACAAAAAACACAAGAACAAGAAGGAAAAAAAACAATAAAAACTGTTTTGAAAAAAATGACGGGATTTTTTAAGAGTAAATTTAAAGAAATAACAAAAAATATTAAAAGTACTAGTGAGGCTATACAAAAACTAACAAAAACAAAGCAAGATTTAGAAACCAAAATATCTAGTAAAACAAAAATATATGGTTTAGAAACTTATAAAAATTTAATAAATATATTAAAAAGAAGAGATAACAGCCCATTCTCTGGTGGAAAAACACATAAATCAAAGAAAAACAAAAGAAAAAAATATATTACAAAAAGACAAAGAATAAATAATAAGAAAAGTATAAAACGAAGAAACAAAAGGGTCATGAACAGACATACACGTCATAAAAAATAAAAATAGAAATAAATATCTAATTTTACATAAAATAAAATATTTATTGTTTATCTAAGAAGGTCATAGTAACGTTTAATGATTCTTTCGCTGATTTTAATATATTTAGTGCGTTAATAGCCTCTATATTAGATTTCATATCACCATTTAATTTCATATTCAATGATTGTTTGATCATTAAATAACCGATATAATCATCTAAATTGATAATCGCTGATTCGTAATCTTTTCTATATTTTGCTATTAAAAGTTCATCTTGTAATTTAACAACTTGAGCCTTAATAGCAGCAGAATAAGAAGTAGCAGTTCCAGCTTCACCAGAGGCAGGTGCAGTAGTATCAGGACTTACAGTTCCATCAGCATTAGTTAGACCTTCTATAACAGATGTTTGTAAATGGAACATTTTAACAACCATATAAATAATAAAAAAACAAACAATTAAAATTCCTACAATTTTGAAAAATTCGTCTTGCTTCATATATATATATATCCACTTTTAAAAAAAGTGGAGCAAAAACTATAAATTATACTTTTAAAAAAAGTGGAGCAAAATCTATAAATTATACTTTTAAAAAAAGTGGAGCAAAATCTATAAATTATACTTTTAAAAATTTAACAATGGTTGCAATAGCTGTTTTACTTATTTTTCTACTCTTACCATTTGTATCCGTCGTGCAAATATTAGTTAAACATTGTTCATCATCTTTGATACATTTAATTAAGTTTGGTAATGTCTTAAATTTAGATAAAATAGCTAAAGCTGATGCAGAGCTTATACCGGGAATTTGACATAACATAATTTCTCCAATGTTATCAGGAGTGATGTTATCTTTTTTAACTTTTTTTATAACTGAGCAGTAGTCTTTTTCAGAAACTTGTTTTTCTACAACATCGTCTGCGTTATTTTTTTGGTCGTCTGCGTTATTTTTTTGGTCATCTGATGTAATACCGTCTGATTTTTTGTTGGAATAGAACCCTAATTTTCCAGATTTTAGACCTCCAACAAGTTTATAAACCATATTACAAGCGATTACAGCAGTTTCATCAATTGTATTTGAACGCATCACAGAGAATCCCTTAAAGTAATTAATTGAGAACATTGCAGAATATAAAGTTTGTTTATCAATTCGTTCTTTAAATGAATTAAAACGATACATATCGCCTTCAATTAAATAAACTATATTGTGATTATGGTGTTCTAACCCATTTAAACGATATGATTGTTCTTCATAACGTCCGTCTTTAATACTTGCTGCTAAATCTGATAAAGTTTTGCGTTCAATAATAATACAATCATTTATTCCGTCATTTATAATTATATCTCCTAAAGGAAGTGTTGTAGAAATTAATTTAATGTCGGCAAATTTTGGAACAGCACTAATAGTTTCTTCACATTTCTTAAACAATTCTTGTTCTCTTGTATCAATCTTTATGATCATTATTAATAATTTAATAACTATATCATTAAATTATTTTTCTTAAATATATATTATCAGAAATATTTCCTAAAAAGGTTATATTTTGTTCTACTTTTCCTAAAAGTAGATTTTAACCCATATTTCCACCGATAGTAGCACGGTATCCATAAGATTGAGTTTGGATAGTGCGGTTAGGAATGCATATTAAACCGTATTGAGTATTTGTAGCACCAATCAAGTTAGGTTTAGAACTCAAGTACCAACCAATTGAAGGAGCTAGACCTCCTTTTTTGTTGCCTCCACATGTGTTCGTTCTATTAACAATTGATGCGGCATTGCGAGAATTGCGTGACCCTGACATGTAGACCATCTTTATACACTAACAAAATATAAAAAAATTTCTAAATTTGTTTAATATTATTCTAAATATTTTGATTATATTTTTTAATATATTTCTGCTGTTTTTGACTCAAGTGTACATAAGTTTACGACGCATATGTCTTATATTTCTTTCAGTAAGATGTTTTGATTCTCCTTTAAATACATAACAAGATAAATCAACTATAATTAAATTTTCTACTCCTAAAGAACTTAAGAATTCAATTAATTGAGATGTTGTAATTTGATCTATATCCATTCCAACTGATTGGAGTATTTCAAATATATCTGGTTCTCCCTCTAAATTATATAATACTACTTTGTTAAAATATATTTCATCTATAGTATTTGGATTTAATACTTCTCCTTCTCCAAATTTTAGATATAATTTATCCGGTATTGTTTGACCAGAATCATATGTTGTAATTCTAAATGAATGATCATAATAATTTGCAAATTGTTCAAATTTTTTATTGACTATATGTTTAGAATATAAACGCTGATGTTCTTTAATTATCTCTTTCGATTCTTCTTTATTTGTATCAACTAACAAATTCTTTATGCTTTCAGATAAACTATCTATTTGGGATTTTGTTAGTTTATTCCAGTTTTTTCTACGTTTAATTCTTTTATATATTTTTTCTGCCAATTCTTCAGATTTTTCTAATGTTGAAATATTTGGAATTCCAGGAGCAACCGCATTAATAACCGTAGCTCGAAATTTGTTAGGAATTGTCTCTTTATTTGGAGATCCATCTTCTTTTAGATGTAGTTCTCCGTGCATATTTATTCCAATTACTATTGTTTTAGGTATATTCATGTATTTATTTATTTATTATATATTTATAAATGACTTAAACCCAATTCAATTATATTATATAATATGACTGAATCGGGAAAAGATATTACTCGTGATGAAGATATCATCAAAACGGATGAAGGATTAATTTTTAATCCGTATAATTCATTAAATTCTGAGATTAAATTGAGCGACGTTCAATCTATTCTTACTAAATATGGTATACCAACTAATTATATTCATAATATGGAACTTTATAGACGTGCATTTGTTCATAGATCTTATACAAAGAGACCAGAATTTGAAAATTTACAACAGAAGATTACGATTGTTGAGAAACCATATGATTGTTTACCATTAAGCACAAAATCTAATGAACGTTTAGAATTTTTAGGTGATGGTATTCTTGAATGTGTCACAAAATATTTACTATACAGACGTTTCCCCAAAAGTAATGAAGGATTTATGACAGAAAAAAAGATTGCTATTGTTAAAAATGAAGCTATTGGTAAAATTGCATTGGAAATGGGATTACATAAGTGGTTAATTTTATCACGAAATGCCGAAGAAAAAAAGACCAGAACTAATCTAAAAAAATTAGGATGTTTGTTTGAATCTTTTATTGGAGCTTTATTCTTAGATTTTAATAAAATTACAGTTAAAGATGAAGATAAATGGTTTGAGAATATATTTATTTGTGGACCAGGATTTCAAATGGCACAAAAATTTATTGAAACCGTATTTGATAATCATATAGATTGGGTTGCACTTATTCAGAACGATGATAATTATAAAAATATTCTTCAAGTTAAAATACAAAAAGAATTCAAAGTAACACCTCATTACGTAACAATTCTACACGATCCAGATGAAGGATATAAAATGGGTGTATATTTATGTCTCGGTCAACCAATTTATAGTGTTAATATTTCTAATGCTATTCATATAAATAATTTTAGTGGATTACAAAATAGTTTTAAGGCTGTTCAAGATTATATTGTAGAACACGATGGAAAAATTTTCTTATTTCTTGGTGAAGGTCAACACAAAATTAAACGCAAAGCCGAACAAATTGCTTGTAATGAAGCTTTACACGTTTTAGATTTTTAGATTTTTAGATTTTTAGATTTTTAGATTTTTAGATTTTTAGATTTTTAGAGGTATATTTGGCAAACAAATTCTTGGATTGGTAATAGTAAATAACCACGAATCTAAATTTATGTCCATTACTAAATATTTTTCTTTAATTTTATCTGCTAATAGTTTTAGAGAGATATCATATTTGATTTTTTTATATTCATTTATTTGTTTTAAAATATGATCAAGTGTTAATCCAGGATTCCAATTATTTTTACATATGTATGAATGACAACATAAACAGTCAAACCCTTTAATATATTGTAGAACAGTTCTAAATCTATCAGAATGAAGATTACAGAACTCTAAATGATTCTTTCCATTTATGCTAATTCTAGGAGGAATAAATGGATAATTTTGTGGCATCATAAAACTATATTTAATTGTATAGTCCCCTTCTAATCTTTGTAATTCAACAATTATACCCCCATTTATATCATTTTCTAGATTTATGTTTCCACCTTTCTTGAGTAATATTTCACATTCTTTTTTAATACGTCCTGATAGTAATTTTGGTATTAAAGTATGAGATAATTTTTGGTAAATATCGCTATTTTGTTCAATCATTTGTTATAAGTTGTTATAAGTTGTTATAAGTTATTCTATGTAAATATAGTATTATAATTACCACAAATATCGACTTCAATTTTTTATTAATAAAAATATAGTTTTTCAATACATAAAATAATAAAAATTTATATATTGAAAATATATAAGTAATGAATCCTTTAGAAGCATTAAAAGAAAGATTAAAACGTAAACCAGATGTTCAACCTAATCCTGGTGTAAAGGTAATTTTGGCACCTCCAACAGAAGAAAAGATGAATATTATTGAGGGAAAAACAAAACCATTAATTACTGCTGAAAAAGATGAAGGTAAAAGAGCTAAAGATATTTTAGAAAAAATTAAACAAAAAAAACTATCATCTGTTATAAAAAAAATACCAGAAGAAATAAAAGAACCCCTTTTTTCAAAAGCTCCTGTTCTCCCAGAAGAAAAAAAGAAGAAACCCAAGCAGTTATTAAAAGAGTTTGTAATTTTAGAAGAAGAAAAAGAAAAGGTTATAGAAGATCTTCCAGAAGGAGGGCCTCGACTTGAAGAAGTTGAAGAACAAGAAAAACAAGTTGAAGAAGAAGAAAACCCTATGATAGAAGAACTAGCTCAAGAAGATTTTATTGCAAAACCAAGAAAAAGAACGTCTAAAAAGGTCACTAGAGGTGTTATTCCTTTAGGACCAGAATTAATGGTTCAGATTGGAGATACATCATTAGCAAAGCGTTTACCACCGTTACCAGTATTTGATGTAAAAGTTTCTAGTTATTATATGAATAATAGAGAAATATTTGTGAACTTCATTAATGGTATATTTGAAACATATAAAGAAGACTTACTTGATGAAAGTAAAGGAATAAGTTGTGAAGATATAGGAAAAGACACAGGAGAAGTGTCTTTATTAACACATCAAAAGATAGTAAGAGATTATATAAATTTATATACACCATATAGAGGTCTACTTTTATATCACGGTTTAGGTTCAGGAAAGACATGTAGTTCTATTGCCATTACAGAAGGAATGAAAAGCTCTAGAAAGATAATAGTAATGACTCCTGCTTCTTTGAGACGTAACTATATTGAAGAAATAAAAAAATGTGGTGACTTAATATATCGTAAAAATCAATATTGGGAATGGATTTCTGTTGATGATAATCTAGAGTTAGTAGATCCATTATCTGCTTCATTGGGATTGCCTAGAGAATATATTAGAAGAAATCAAGGAGCTTGGTTGGTGAATATTACAAAATCAAGCAATTATTCCGAGTTATCAACATCAGATAAAAAAGTATTAAATGATCAGTTAGATGAGATGATTAAAAATAAATATACATTTATAAATTATAATGGGCTGAGAAGAGACAAATTTAAACAACTAACAAATAATTTTGAAAAAAATATTTTTGATGATGCTGTCGTTGTAATTGATGAAGCACATAATTTAATTAGTAGAATTGTAAATAAAATTAACAAAATTTCAAAATTTAATGAAAAGAAGAGAGGACCTGAAGCTATTTTACCTCAATCGCTTGCTTTATTATTATATGAGTTTTTACTAAGAGCAGATAATTGTCGTATAGTTTTATTAACGGGAACACCTATAATTAACTATCCAAATGAAATAGGTATTTTATTTAATATTTTAAGAGGATACATCAAAACATGGAATTTTACTTTATCAATAGAAACTTCTAAAAAATTATCAAAAGAAACTCTCCAAGAAATATTTTCAAAAGAAAAGATTTTGGATTATATTGATTATGTTCCAAGTTCAAAAACTTTAACAATTACTCGTAATCCATATGGATTTGAAAATAAAATAACAGCTTCATCTGGTTATAAAGGAGTTACAAATGAAAAGAAAGAAAAAAGAAATGAACAAGGAAATATCGAAAAAGATACAAAGGGTGATGTTATTTATGAAGAACGTGGAAGTATATCCGATATTGATTTTATTAAAAGAACAGTTAAAATTTTAAAGAAAAATGATATAACATCACAAGCAAAAGGAACTACTTTTACAGTCAATACTGCATTACCGGATACATTAGACGAGTTTATAAATACTTTTATTAATAGAGATACTGGTAATATTACTAATATAGATAAATTTAAACGCAGAATAATTGGTTTAACATCATATTTTCGTTCTGCGCAAGAAGAATTGTTACCATCTTATGATCGTAATTTTGATAGACACGAGGTTTATATCCCAATGAGTGATTATCAATTCCAGATTTATGAAGATTATCGCCACGAAGAAAGAAAAGGTGAGAAGCCTGCTAAAAAATCATCTGGTGTTATTGATAAAGATGGTATATTTAAGGAACCATCTTCAACATATCGTATATTTTCACGTTTAGCTTGTAATTTTGTAATGCCTACACCTCCAGGTAGACCAAATCCAGCTGAATATAGAATAATTGCTCAAGCAAAAAAAGACGAAAAAATATTCGCATGGATGAAACAAAAATTTATGGATAACAAACAAGAGTATACTGAGGATATGGATTTAAAACTAAAGTCTTTTATTTCAAAAATTCCAGAAGAAAACTTAATAAAACATAATTTGGTAATACAGCATATATTAAATCAATATTTGAAAGAATATTTTACAAAGGATTATAGAGAACCTATTGAGGCATTTGCAGAAGAAATGGGTCATAGTTATTTATTTAAAATTAATAAGTCCGATATTAAAGAAACACAATTGGCTATAGAAAATGGTCCAAAGGAAGAAAAAGATAGACAAAAAGCTCAAGAAAATGCATTAGCAAAAGAAGAAAAGGATAGACAAAAGGTTCAAGCAAAAGCTTTTAAGGTTCAAGCAAAAGCCGAAGAAAAGGAAGAAAAAGATAGAGAAAAGGCTGAAGCAAAGGAAGAAAAAGATAGAGAAAAGGCTGAAGCAAAGGAAGAAAAAGATAGAGAAAAGGCTGAAGCAAAGGAAGCTAAGGAAAAAGCAAAGGCTGAAGAAAAAGAGTCTAAAGAAAAAGCAAAGGCTGAAGAAAGAGAGCGTAAAAGAGCAGAAAAGTTAAAGAAGGGAGGAGATATAAATCACGATGATATAAGTGATTCAGATTCAGATTCAGATTCAGATTCAGATTTTGAAGGAGGTGCTACTACAAAAGAACCAAAAATAGAAGAACCGGATTCTCAAGAAAATCCTGCTGAAAAGTTTGTAGATGAACACGATGATGATAATGATTCAGTCATTTCAATGAATTTAGAGGGATATAAAGATGAAGATGCTATTTTGAGAGAAGCAGATGAATTAGAAGGTGACGAAATATTGGAAAAAATGGGGTCTATTGAATATAAAGACGCAATAAAATCAGCATTGCGTTATTTACAAATACATTCGCAACAATTTTTAAGTCCTGAAGGTCTTCAAACTTATAGTCCAAAATTTTTAGCTATGCTTGAAAATATAGAAGACCCTGAACATCCAGGTTTACATTTAGTTTATAGTCAATTTAGATCAATGGAAGGTATAGGAATATTTGCATTAACATTGGAAGCAAATGGTTTTGCTAAATTCAAAATTAAAAGAGCTGGTGCTGATGGTTGGGAACTTAATATGAGTGAAGAAGATATGGGTAAACCTTGTTATGCATTATATACAGGAACTGAAGATGCTGAAGAAAGAGAGATAATTCGTAATATTTATAATGGAATGTGGGATTATATTCCAAATAATATAGCTACTCAATTAAGAGCTAAAAGTAGTAATAATAATTTAGGAGAAATTATTAAGATTCTTATGATTACATCTGCTGGTTCTGAAGGCATTAACTTAAGAAATACACGTTATGTTCATATTATGGAACCATATTGGCATCCTGTTCGTGTAGAACAGGTAATTGGTCGTGCTAGACGTATTTGTTCACATCAAGGCTTACCAAAAGCATTACAATCTGTAGAAGTTTTCAGTTATATTATGACATTCACTCAAGAACAATTAGATAGTGAATTTGCTTTAGAGTTGAAATTAAAGGATACATCTAAAAGACCTCCTTATTTACCTCAATCATCAGATCAAAAGTTATTTGAAATCTCAACTATTAAAGAACAATTGACATCACAATTATTAATTGGTGTAAAAGAAGCAGCAATTGATTGCGCTACTCATATTAAATCTAGCACCAAGGAAGGTTTAGTTTGTTTATCATTTGGACAGCCAACTGTAAATGATTTTGCATATAATCCAAATATTTCTCAAGATGAAAATGATACAGTAGCTGATATAAATAGAACTGTGATTGATTGGGAAGCCAGACCCTTTACACATAAACCAACAGGAAAACGTTATATGTTAAGAATGGAGACAAAACAAGTTTATGATTATGATAGTGTGATACAAGCAAAACAAACTCCAGGAGTTAGACCAATATTATTGGGAAAATTAGTAAAGAATAGTAGAGGCGAGTATGAAATTGTAAAAGAGAAGTTTTAATTTGTCTCTTCATTATTAGTTATATCATTATTAGTTATATCATTATTAGTTATATCATTATTAGTTATATCATTATTAGTTATATCATTAGAATTATTATTTGTTTTATCTGATATTAATTCTTCTATAGAATTTGTTAGTTTGAAAACCATCTTATATAGGGTATCAATTTTTGTATTCATATCATTTAGTTGTTTTATCATTTCATTTTTTGGAATAATTGGAGATATAGATGGATTTTGAACAATTATTCCCCTATTAATTTGCTCTTGTTTTATTTCTGGTAATGGTTGTGATTTCTGTTCAATATATTGTTTTTGTTCTATATCTGTATTAATAATTTCTTCTAAAGGTTGCTGTTTTTTAAGTTTTTGGAATATATTTACACTTGAATTTTCATCACTAAAGTCAGAGAAAGAAACTTTTTTTTGGTTTTTATTATTATTTAAATCTTGATTTAATGATATATTGTCACCATCAATATTTATATGTTTTAATCGGTTATTTATTGGTTGATTTGAAAGAGGAACATTTTTCTCGTTTTTTACCGAAGTTTCTTTTGAAGTTAACCATTTTTCAGGATCAATTGTTTGATTATAGTTTCCATTATGCAATTGTTCAATGTCTAAATTTCTTTGTGCCAATTTATCAGCAAGTAATGAATCCATTGCAGTAATTTTTCCGTCTAGATTACCATAAGTAAAGTCTAATTCTTTGGGTTTTTGAGGTGTCATATAATTTTCTAATTCCATGCGTTTTATTTCAACTTCTTTTTCAAATTCTGATTGGCGAGATGATTGAATATCTTCTATTTTATATGGTTCGGCTGCTTCATCATTTGTAATTGTTATTCTTTTTATATTTTGTTCTTGTTTTTGTAAATTTGTAAGATTAGGCAAAAGTCGATTAACAGCTAAAACAACTTGCGACAAAAATTGTTTATTAAGTTCCATAATAGGAGTTTTAGGATTAGATCTACTCGTAAATGGTTTTATATTGCTTTCAAAAACAGTTCTGATGTTAGATATTAAAGATTTATTATTTAAATTGATACAAAGTTCATCTAATAAAACATCCCAAAGTAAATTAATATTTTGTTTATTGGTAAATTGAGATAAGTTGCTCATTAATATACATAATAATCTAATTTTTATGTATATATTTTACTTAATGATTTTCATTTATTTTATATATTTCAATATTTCAATATTTCAATATAATTATTGTGTTTTTTAATAGTTTGTATTGTAATTGGTTTAACAGGAAAAGGAACCATGTAAAGAAATGGATTTGTAATTTTAATTATAAATACGTTATTAAATAAATTTTTTTCATACCATGCTTCATAATCTAAATCCATCCATTCCTTTTTTTCATTACAATTTTTATCAATACATATTATTCCATCTCCAAATCCAGGAACAACTTTTAATATATTTGATTCTAATGATAATATAACAATACTATTTTGTCTTTTCATCTCTTCATATATCCATAAATAAAAGTTTTCATCTACATTAAAACACAAATCTTTGAAATAAATATTTGGAAAACTATATATATATGGAACAACACCTTCACTTTTTATAAACGGAAAAAATAAAATATAAATATGTAATTTTAAATTACCACTTATATTTGTTTTGATTCCAATAAATGTTGCTCCCATTTTGTGTTGAGAATATTTTGATATATTATTATTAATTATACTTTGAAAATATTTAATATTGTTTTCAAATTCATCTTTATCTATTTTATTATCTTCCATTATAAAAATATATATTTAATCATAAATTATCTTTATATATATATATTCGTGTTGAAGTTAAAAAATCAAATATCTCCATTATTATTATAAAAAACATGTCTAAAATTTTGCATATATTCATCTTTTAATACGTGTGTCTTCAAGTAGTGTCCTGTTATTTTATCTTCAAGCATATGAATAACAAAGAAAATTGAATAAATACCACATTCTGTATTTCCATATTGATGTTCAACTGGATGATTTTCATCAAATTTGAAATCAATTGGTTTTTTTAATTTGTGTCCTTGTTCTATAACAGTATTTACAAACTTTTTAATTTGAGCGGGGATAGTTTCACCTGCACTATCAAAATAAAATATTGTTTTCTTTTTAACATTAATAAAGAGAGAAACCCAATGACTTCCACCTTTATAGTGAGGATCTAAATTGAATATTACTCCAAATTTAGTATGTCCTTTTTTAATTTGAGCTTCTAAATTAAAATGACATAATTCTTCCCAAACACATTCATCATATAATTTGTGTGTATCATAATCAATAGGAGATGGTCCTAAGAAATCAAAACATTTGTATTTCTTTTCATATTGATTCATTACTTTTAAAATATCAATACTAGATAGCCATTCATTTGGATTTTTATTCCATTCTTTTGGAGATTCAGGAGCAAACGCATCTAACAATTCTTGTTCCATTTTTGTATTTTTTGTCATTTGACGAACCCAACATGATTCTTTATTACAAATAGAGGCATAATAGTCTTTTAATTGTTTCCAAATTAGTTTAGAGTTGTTAGTTTTGATGGGTTGATCTGGATGTCTTGCATTCCACATATCTTTTAGTTTATTTAAATCGCTTTCAGAATAACAAGTATATTCATTATGCTTATTTTCTGGACTACAATTAAGTTTTTTAAATTGTTTTTGTGTTTTGTTTTTAATAAATCTTTTTTTTGATTTAGTTTTTCCAGGGTTTCCTCCTTTTTTGTTGAATCTGGATTTTCTTGATCTATTACTCATATAATGTATTTATATTTTCTTTTTTAGATCCCTAAAAGTTTGTTCTTCAAATATTATGTCTTTTTTTCTTGGTATTATTTGATTTTTTTTGTAATTTTCTCGGACATTTTGAAACCAATCTAGTGGAAGTTTTTGTATATCATCTACTCCTACTGAATTCGTTTTTGTTTTGTATTTATGCTTAACTATAACAGGTTGATGGGCTTCTATTTTTTTATTAATTTCTTCTTCCTCTTCTTCCTCTTCTTCCTCTTCTTCCTCTTCTTCCTCTTCTTTCTCTTCTTCCTCTTCCTTTTCTTCCTTTTCGTCATATTTATCGTCATCTTGATCTTCCTTTTCGTCATATTTATCATCATCTTGATCATCCTTTTCGTCATATTTATCGTCATCTTGATCATCATTTTCTTTCGAATTTTCTTTATAATCTCCTCTTTCGATTGTTTGTTCTTCTTTTTCAAAATCAATATCATCATAAATTATGTTATTAGAAGAATAATCATCAGTTCTTTCTTTTTCTAATATTTCATTATTATCAAGTGCTTTAAAATAATATATACATTTTTCAATAAAAAAATCAAATCCAGTTTTAACTTCTTGTAACAATGTTACAGGTGGTTCATTAACTAACAAATCATTGAATAACTGTGTGAGTCTTTTCCCATATACTTCTTTATCTGTTTTACGAGTATTTTCATTATTTTCTTTTACTTTTTTATTTAATTTTTGAAGTTGGTGTTTGCTAATTAAAAAATTTAGAGTGAGTTGATTAACAAAGTCTTCCGCCATTATTTGTATTGTTTTAATTAAATAAATAAATTACTTAAGTAAAACGAATTAAGTAAAACGAATTAAGTAAAACGAATTAATTAAATTTTGTTAATTCTTTAACCTGTTGTCTTGTTGCATTGTTAAATAAAGCAAATCCTATTTTATCTGGATTAGGATTGGGATTATTAGGGCAAAATTGTTCATTTTTGAAAAGATCAGGAAATGGTTGATTTTGTTTGTTATTATTTTGCCATTTTACTTGATATAACCCGCTCTTACTAGAAGGAATATATGTTGCTTGACTACATGATTGTAATGCAAAAACTTGATTTCTTAATTCCGATTCGTGATTTATATTAGAGGCATATCCAGACCATGGTCCAGAATCATTACCAGGATTATAAACAGTTTCAGGTGTAAAAGTAGCACGTTGAATTAAAGGTGTTTCAATTGGTTTTCTAAGATCAACAACTGGTAATATAGAAAATTTTGTTTGAACAGAACGAGAATCTAAATAAGGTTGTAATATTTGAGAAGGAATATTTCTTTGATAAGACCTTAAATATACAGTTTGTTGTCTTTGTGATGTGGGTTGATCAATATAACTATTTATATTCATTGATATATATAAATATTAAATAAATTAAAATTATTCTAAACTATGTAAATAATAGATTATAATATATTATATAATGTACTAAAATCAAGTCTTTACACTTTTTACACTCTAGTATTTTACAGAATTCTATTTGATTCTTATCTACTGAAAATCTACAGAGTTTAACCTTAAATTTTATATCAGAGCAAAGCCACCATTGTGTGCTAAAATCATTAGGATTTAATTGAAGCCATGGGTTATCCATTATATTACATATCTAAATACTTTTAAGTTTATATAAATATGTAATTGTAATAAAATCTTTATTAATATTATAATGGTATTTAATAAAGATTTACATAGATTTCAAAATAATGCATATAGTATACTGGTTTACATAACATGGATTTTATATATAGCTATTGCGTTAGGATTATCGGCAAATGCACCACAATATTTAGATGATCTCCAATATTACATAAAATTATATGTTAGTTTATTTTTAATATTTCGTTTTAATCCATTCAGAAAAGTAAAATTTACAGATTTAGATGCTAAAATAGCTTTTAGTGCAGGTATGTTTTTATTTGCAACAACTGCAATAAATAATATTTTAAAAACATATTTAATAGACTTAAATGCTTATTTAAGTTTTTTAAAATTTAACTAATAATTTATTATTTATGGGTTTTGAGAGTTTTATTATGAATAATTTTATATCTTTTTGTAATTTTATGTGTTTTGTTAGTATTAGATCCAATTGGTTTTATTTTGAAAAATATATGAAGGTGTTGTAATATTTTTTTAGATAATATTTTGTCTATATTTTGCGTCTCTATAGTTTTGCCTACATAGATGTAATTGTATTTTTTCATAAATTCTAAAATATACTCCCTACAATATGTAGGATCATCAACATCGCTACCCAATATACCACTTTTTAATAATCTAGTTATCATCTCATTAAAATCTAGATCGTGTATATATGGTTTCAAATTTATATAATATATTTTTTCATTACTCATATCTGGATAAAATACATCATCTAAAAAACAAATTTGTGTATGTTCTGGGACCTTTGTGCATTTTATAAAATCGTTATGGGTTTTCATTTGCGTTGTTCTACATAATTCTACTCTTTTCCCTTGAACTTTGAATGCGCCTATTATTTGATCGAAAATCTTATAATTTATTTTCTTTTCAAAATAATTCATTATAAATTTAGCCCATTCTATTGGACCCTGATTATTTGTATATATCATTAATTGATCGCAATGATTTTTTTGTTTTTTCTTTTTCAAATAATTTAGTATAACTGTTATATTTGGACGTAAAAATTCTGGATATAAATCTAATACATCATTAAATAGTTTTTGATCTAGTGTTATTTTTAACTGTTTATGTTTTATATACCCCTTTAAGGCATCCCAAAACATCCCCAGTTCCATAAAATAACCCAATGTTTCATCTAAATCAAATACCACTATTTTGGAACTACAAACCATATTATATATATACTCTTAAGAAAACTATATCAAAAAAACTAATTTAAAATAAAAATATCTGTATTTATTATAGGAATGCCTACTGAACTAACAAATAAAGACTATGTTAGTATTTTAAAATACTACAAATTATCTATACCAAAATCCAAAAGATTATTACAAAAACAAGCAGAACAAATTATGGCTACCAAACTTTGTAAATGTATTAAGAAGATTCATTCTGAAAATGAAGCCAAATCTATTGGTATATGCACTAAAACTATATTTAATCGTAAGGGATATACTCGCGGACAATTTCAATGTAAGAAAAAACAATCTGTTAAATTCAGGAAAACTCAAAAAAATCGAACAAGACGAAATAAATAGAAGTAAAATAATATAATTATATTATATGTCAATAAAATACACTAATGAAACATTGAGAGAAGCTATAGATAATTATTTTGAGAATCCATCAACTATAGATTTAAATACATGGGACACAAGTGAAGTTACTAATATGGAGAAACTATTTTATGAAAAAAGCGATTTTAATGAAGATATTTCAAATTGGAAAACAGAAAATGTTACAAATATGAATCATATGTTTTTTGGTTGTCACGATTTTAATCAACCAATTGGCAATTGGAATACCCAAAAGGTTACAACTATGGTAGGTATATTTACTGATTGCGATAATTTTAACCAACCTTTAAATACATGGAATACTGGCAATATGATTAATATGCATAGTCTATTTTCAGGATGTAGTATTTTTAATCAACCGCTAGACCAATGGAATACTGAAAATGTTACAATTATGACAGCTGTGTTTGATGGTTGTGAAGCATTTAACCAACCCTTAAATTCATGGAATACTAGTAAAGTTATAGATATGGCATTTATGTTTTATAATTGCGATAGTTTTAATCAACCACTTGACCGATGGGATACACATTTAGTCCGTAATATGCATGATATGTTTTCGTATTGTGTTCATTTCAATCAACCATTAAATAATTGGAATATTGAAAATGTCGTCGATATGACAGATATGTTTGAAGGATGTACTGCATTTGAACGAGAAAATAGTCCATTTATACAGGCTCAACCTCTTCCACAAGGTGTTGCGTTTGAAATTCATAATGCCTTTAATCAACATTTTGCTTTAAACAAGGATAAGTATTTTGAAATTATTGGGTTACCAAATCATCCTGATTCTATATATACTTCAACCAATATAGTTATATATATTACCCCTAAATTAATTGAATTAATTCGGAATGTTTATCCAGCGGAAGAAATAACCAAAAAAATAGCAGAAATGAATCAAATATTACATACGATTTATTTGGCACAAGAATTGTCTGAAAAGCCCGATACAAAACTTTTATTAGGTAAAACGGTTGATTTTTTGGTTACCCAACCGAACGAATTCGTTCATTTTTACTTAGAGGCATTGAAGTATGATTGTTTAAATGCTTATTCCTCTGGTAGCCCTATAAGTTGTGTGAAAGGAATGATCGAACGATTTTATTTAACTATGGGTGACACTGCTTATGCCTTATGTCCTGATCCAGATACATGTACTAATCCAAAGTATAACGAATTAGTTTCTCTCTTTAACAAACGTGTTGATAAGAATGAATTAACACAAGAATGGAATAGAATATTTTTAGAAGATCCGATAAAGAGAGAAAGGTTGAATGGTTTAGATAAAGAACAACGGATAGACCATTATCGGCAATTTATGATACAAAAATATAGAGATGCTGGTCAAATCCCAAATGAACAAGCAAAACAAATGGTATTACGTGATATTATTGAACCTGAAATAGTTGCGTTAGATTATGTTTTTGAGGGATTGCAATTTGGCGGGAAAAAGTCTAGGAAACTATTGACAAGAAGAAAGTCTTCAAGAAGAAAGTCTATAAGAAGAAAGTCTTCAAGAAGAAAATCGAATAAAAGATTACATTGTATAAGAAAAAAGTCGAAGAAAAGATTACATTGTATAAGAAAAAAGTCGAAGAAAAGATTACATTGTATAAGAAATTAATTTTGACATATTGTTATTCATATCTTGAATGTAGGTTGCATGTGATTTTTCAACATAGACTCCAGTATTTCTTTTTTTAAAAAATTTTATACTTATTTTGATACTTGAAACAGATTCAAATTTATACATAATAAAATAACCAATTTGATTATCAGATTTATAATTTATAAGTTTCAATAATATTAGTCTAGAACCAAGTTTTAATGGTTTAGGAATTTTAGATAAAAGTATATATCGCACATCATCTTTGGTTAGTCTATTTATATATTTACCATGTCTATACACAATTATATCAGTATAATTAATAATTTGCTGCAATAATACATCTGGTAATTTCGAAAATAATTCCATATGTAGTATTTTCAATATATATCTTTATATTGAAAAAATTGAACAAGACGAAATAAATAATATTTATTTAATATATAAATGGCTAGACGTAGACATTCTATTAGATATCGTAAAAGAAAAAATAACAGAACTCGTTCTAAGAGAGGAGGAGAAGGAACTCCTCTTGAAGAAAAAGTAGTTTCTTCCTATGTTCCTTTTTATAATACTAAAACAGGTAAACAAAATATTCAAAACGCCAAATTTTTTAATCCAACCGAAGTTTCTAAGGAATACCAAACCAATCCAAATATTTTACCAAATAACGACATCCCAGATATTAGTGCTGAAGAAGTTTTTTCTAAACCATCTGGATATTATTCAAAGCAGGCTATAGATCAACGTAAGAGAACTACCGCAGTAGAAGATTATAATAAATTAATGGACGAGTACAACAAACCTAATCAACAAGACGGAGAAAATGTAATTTTAGATGATGAATGTGTTGATGGAATGTGTAATATTAGTGGTGGAAGAAAATCTCGCAGATATAGACGCAAAACAAAAAAGACAAGAAAGAGTCATCGTCGTCATTAATTTTGTAATTTTGTGATTTTGTGATTTTGTAATTTTGTAATTTTGTAATATTAAAAATAAATTATATATAATATTACATATTATACTTTCTACTATTTATTGACTAGATAAACTAAAAGTTAATTAATATACGTTTGATAAAAACCATTCGGAGCGATTCCTAAATTGTCCATAATTAATATTAAAAATAGCATTATAAAATTGATCTGTTGTATGTGTTTTTGTATACCACCCATAAATACGTCTAGTAGACCCAGCCCCTCCTCCACTTCCTCCTGCTAAAATAGATCCTAATGTTCTAGAACCAACAGTTCCTGATTGAACTCTTTGTGTACGAATATTTCCGGTTCCTCCTCCCATTATATTCTAACAAAATATAATATTTTTAATTAAATGTTTAATTCTCTTCTTCCTCTTCTTCATTTTCTTCCTTTTCTTCAACATTTTTAGCATCTTTAGCATCTTTATTTGTTTTGTCTAAATGATCTAACGCATTGATTATTAATTGTTCCTGAGTTGTTAGTTTCTGAAATATCAAACATTCGTCCATTTTAAATGTATAATGACGATGCATAAAATTTTTACATGTTATTAATACACCATCATCTGTTATTTTAATATCACAAATCATACCACAATGATGTAATGGTAAATATGCTGGATCAATTATTGGAATCCATTTAATAAAATAACCATGTTTCAAATCATTTATCTCATCAATATATCTATAACCTTTTAATTTTTTTAGGTAATTTAAAGTTATTTCTCTTTGTAAATGTAATTCTTTTAAAATATTTAAATTCATTTCCATTATTCTTTGCGTAGTAAGATTCATTATGCTTTCATTATTATCATTATCTAATGCATACATTAATTTATCAACATCCATATTAGTTAATAATATAATATAAAATTTTATTTTAAAGTTTATTTTATAATATTATAAATGACAATACAAAATTTATGGCAAAATTTATGGCAAAATTTTATTTACATTTTTAGATGTTTTGATCCTAAACGTAACCCTAAATATATAGAAGACGATGATGATTTTGATTATCGTAAACTAACAGATAATAATGCAGTGCCTTATTCTTTTGTTATTATTAGATAATAAATTACCATCCAGATGCTCCACCAAATGAACCCATTCCTCCAGCATTTGCAGCAACTGGTTCCATACCTTCCATTCCTGGAGTAGAAGCACCAACTAAAGGAGTAGAATCTTGTTGATACATTTGATTATAATCTGGTAATTGCTGCGCTTGTGTTGGTTGAGAACTAGGTAATGAGCTAATAGATGTTGAACCCATTGAATTCAATGATTGATTCATTGCTGTCTGATTTTGAGAAATAGGTTGAGAAACCTTTACATTTCCTTGTCCTTTCTTACCTTTCTTAGTGTCTTTAGGACCTTCCCAAAGTTCTATTAAACGATCAACTAATATTGATACCTTTTCTCCTAATTTTGTTTGCAGACTTAATATTATAACTAACATTGCTAAAATAATATTTGTAACACTGAAATCTGCATATTTTTCTCTACTATATGTTGGCAAAAATGTAATTATTCTATGTATTATTAACATTACTAAAAACATAGTAATAATTTGTGCTAAAACTTCAGCGGTTATTTCTATAGATCCTTTTTCATCATCTGCTTCAGGAACAAAACGTTGCATTAATTTATTTAATATTACTACTGGAATAAGAGCTAAAACAGCATATTGAACAATATTTAACATTTCTGCTTTAGATTGTTCATCAAAGTTAAATACATGTTTAAAAAATCCAGGTTTACCATTGCTTGTTTTTGATAATTCATCTAAACTTTCCATATCCCTTATAGGGTATATTTAGAAATTAAAAATGTCTATTTAGTAAACAATTTAGATATATTTTATTATTCTAAATATACTATGGAACATATGTTTGAACATACTTTTGAACATACTTTTGAAGAGAATAATCTTCCAAATGAAATATACCAAAATAAAATATACCAAAATAAAATATACCAAAATGAAATGTACCAAAATGAAATGTACCAAAATGAAATGTACCAAAATGAAGAAGAAACTGAAAAGACTTCTGATAACATTTTTTCTAATATCCAAAAGTTTAATCACGAAGAATATCAGTATTTGAATATTCTAGAAAATATTATGGAAAATGGATTTTGGGAGGAAGGCAGAAATGGTAAAACAAAAAGTATTTTTGGACAATCTATGCGTTTCTCTCTAAAAGATGGTAATATTCCTATTTTGACGACAAAAAAAACTGCTTGGAAGACTTGTCTAAAGGAATTATTATGGTTTATTAGAGGAGAAACTGATAACAAGATTTTAAAGGAACAAGGTGTTCATATTTGGGATGCCAATGGATCTCGTGAGTTTCTTGATTCAAGAGGACTTACAGATTATAAAGTAGATGAGTTAGGTGCAATTTATGGGCATCAATGGAGAGCATTTAACAAACCATATTTTTCCGATTCTAGAAAAAAATTCATTAATAACGCTTGGGAATGGCAAAAAGGTGCTTGTGGACCAATGGATTTTGAATTAGAAAGAGATTATAATGACTTAAATTCTTCTGAAGGTATTGATCAATTGCAACAAATTATTGACACATTAAAAGATCCTAAAACTAGAACCAGTCGTCGTATCATTTTAACTGCTTGGAATCCTTGTCAATTAGACCAAATGGCGTTGCCGCCTTGCCATATTATGTGTCAATTTAATGTCCATGATGGTAATAAATTAAGTTGTATGATGGTCCAGAGATCGTGTGACGAATTTTTAGGAATTCCTTTCAATATCGCATCATATTCGTTCTTAACACATTTACTTGCTAAACATTGTGGATTAGAAGCATATGAATTTATTCATTTTATGGGTAATTGTCATCTTTACGAAAATGCGATTGATGCTGCTAAATTACAAATCACAAGAGAACCTTATCCTTTCCCCACATTAACAATAAAACAAATTAGAGAGAATATTAACGATTATCAAGTTGATGATTTTGAAATACATAATTATAAAAGCCATGAAGCAATTAAGGTTGAGATGGTGGCATAAATATATTATTAGATTTAGAGTTAAAATAATATATTTAGAATATGTTTTATTGCGTAATTTATTTAGAAACAAATTGTATATAAATAATATTATGAGCGCAAATCGATCAGTACAAGCAGCACAAAGAAGAAGAGTTGGTCCTCAAGATGGCGGTATGCCTGTAAGAGGTCCTCAACCATCTATTAATTCAGCACAAATGTTTGCTAATCAAGCCAGACCAGGACAAGGTCCGAGTATACCAAGTGGACGTTTAGCAGGTCAACAAGCAGCAATGCAACAAAAACAAATGCAACAACAATCGCAACAACAAAAGACTGAGGGCGTTGCTGGTGTTAGTAAAATGACTATTGCTCAAGCAATTACTTTAATTACTTTAAGATTAGGAGCAGTTGAAACTAAAATTATGGAGTTAGAACACGAATCGCCATCTCATGGAATGTCATTTGATGGTCAAGAGAATATGGTTTTAATTGATAAAACTGTTATTCAATCAATTACTAGTAGACTAGAATCTCTTGAAAAACGCTCCTCTACTGGTTCAGCTTCTGGTTCAGCTTCTGGACCAGAAGTAACCTTATTAAAACAACAATTTGAAACTGTAAAACAAACAGTTATTCAAACTAAAGGGGCTACTGTTACAATTGTTAAGGATAATAAAGAATTAAAAAATCAAGTTGATAGTTTAAAGAATGAATTAACCGAAACTAGAGAATTATTAACTGCTCTACAAAATTTAACTATGGACAATAGTCAAAAAATTATGGAACTTTCTTCTGGAGACTTTCAAAATGTAGATGAACAGTTTTTCCAAACGGATCAAGGAGATAATGATTATAATACTTTAATAGGACAAACTGATTCTTCTGAAATTCAAGATTTACAAGAAGATAGCGGTTCTGATGAAATTGTAGGAACTAATTTAAAAGAACTAATCGAAAGCGAAATTAATGCTGATCTATAAATAAATTAGTTTAAACAAGTGTAAAGATTATAGTATACATAAATAAATGAGCACAAAAATAGAATATTTTGAGAAAACTATTGATGTTGATTATTCAGAGAAAATAATTTCAAAAATAAAAAATGGAGAATGGAATGATATTTTTGAAGGATTGTGTAGTATTAAGGATAATGTTCTAATTCTAGATTACATTTTTTTCAAACATTTTGCAACAAAAGTGACTTATAGTATTATAATAAATTATGTAACAAATAATATTGATACTATTTTATCAAATAATGAAAAATTTACTGTATATGTAAATTTGAAGAAATTAACATTAGTTGATATAGATAAACATAAAGATTTTATACATGACCTTTCTCTGTTTTTAAAAAATAAATATCCAAATAAACTAACAAAATGTTACATATACAATGCTCCATTTGTATTTTCTCAAATTTTTAATATAGTTAGTTTGTTTATTGATAAAGATACACAATTAAAAATCGAATTAATTACAAACAAGTAATAAAAACATATTAAATACAATAATATAAATAATATATTAATGCGTTTAACAATAGAAAATAAGTCAAAACAAGAAGTATTTGTAGCTATTTTTCAGCTTCTTAAAAATTGGAGTTCTCATATTAATATGCATTTTGAAAAGGATAGATTATTTATTCAATCAATGGATAAATCACATGTTTGTCTTGCAAATATTGAAATTAAAAGTAAATGGTTTTCTGAATATGATTGTATAAATAATAACAAAATATGTGTAGATTCTAATCATTTTGCTATATTGATGAATTATGCTTTAAAACACGATAATATTGAATTGAAGTTTGAAGATGAAGTTGAACCAGAGAAATTATATGTTAATTTTTTAAATGGAAAAGAGAAGAAAGGTGCATTTGATCATTTCTTTGAACTCAATTTAATAGAAATTGAAGAAGATAGTTTAGGAATTCCTGATGTAGAGTATGATGTAGATTTTGTTATTGAATCTAAAAAATTAACAGAATTATTATCTGAACTTAATACATTTGGTCAAGATCTAAATATCATTTGTAATGAAGAAAAAGTTGAATTAAATGCTAGTGGCGATTCAACCAAAATAAAGGTAAATATTCCTATTGATGATTTAAATGAATATGCTATTGTTGAAGGAGAAGAATTGAATATATCATTTAGTTTAAGTCATCTTTGTAAAATGTGTTGTTCAATGAAATTAGGAGAGACAATAGATGTCTCTTTAAGTGGTGAGTATCCTATGTCACTCAAGTATAATTTAGGAGATGATAGTAAAGTAGTATTTTTTATAGCTCCAAAAGTGATAAATTAATATTATAAACTACTTGTTATAAACTACTTGTTATAAACTACTTGTTATAAACTACTTGTTATAAACTACTTGTTATAAACTACTTGTTATAAACTACTTGTTATAAACTACTTGTTGTAAACTACTCGTTATAAAAAACAAAATAAATTATTATTTTTTATAAAATGATGAAAATAATAATTGCAATGTTTGTATTTTGTATAATACTTTTCTTTTATTTACATATTCAATTTCACTTAAAAACGAGTGACGATTTAGAAATATACGAGATAGATCAGGCATCAAAGGATAAAATGGAAGAGATATGTGATTTGAGACAACCTGTTTTGTTTGATTTACCCTCAGTTGAAGATGTAGACAAAATTATTAATACAACTAACAAACAATTTTTATTAGATAATTATCCTGTATTTGAGATTAAAATTAGAGACACAAATGATAGCAATTTGGATTCTGATATATGTGTTCCATTATCCCTACATGTTGCTACCAAATTATTTGGAGAGGATACTAATTATACCTACTTCAGTGAAGGAAATATTGATTTTTTACAAGAGACTGGTGCTATAAAAAATATGTCATACAACGATGAATTTTTACGACCATCTTTGGTGTCAAATTGTTATTATGATGTATTAATGGGTTCTTCCAATGTGGAAACACCATTTAGATATGATTTGAATTATCGTAATTATTATATGGTAACACAAGGATCTATTAAAATAAGATTATCTCCTCCTAAAAGTAGTAAATACTTATATCCTATTAATGATTACGAGAATTTTGAATTTAAATCTCCTGTTAATCCTTGGAATCCTCAGACAAAATATAGAGCTGATTTTGATAAAATTAAATGTCTTGAAATTGTATTGACCCCTGGACGTTTCTTATATATTCCTGCATATTGGTGGTATTCATTTAAATTTGAAGAAAATACTAGTGTTAGTTGTTTCAAATATAGAACCTATATGAATAATATTGCAATAAGTCCAAAAATATTTATGTATGCTTTACAAAATCAAAATGTTGAACGTAAAATAGCCAAACAAATTGATATAAAACATTTGAAAAAGAATAATGAAGAAAATTATGGGTCTACTTCGATAGAACAACTAACAAATATTCCTGTTTCCGAAGATAATCAAGATTTTCATAGAGAAATTCCTGAAATTTTAATTCCAAAAGATGAACCAGAACCTATGCCACAAATGGATTTTAAAGAAACCTTACTTAATACTGAAATTATAGAACGCCCGATTATGAATTCATCATCCATTTAGTTTTACAAAATTATAAAAAAAATTGAATAATAAATTTATATTTACACTTATTATAATTATAAAACAAATTATACAAAATGCTACTAGACACTCTTATATTTATTATAATTATTTTTATAGGGATTATTGTTTTAATTTGTAAATATTATAAATTATCATCTTCTGGTCAGGTTCAACCATTGTAATATGAAAAAGTTTACTTTTACACCTTTTTACACCTTTTTACATAGATATAAGATATAAGATATAAGATATAAGATATAAGATATAAGATATAAGATATAATACCAAATATATAGTTATAAAACATCTTAAAAGATTGACACCATATATGGTAATAATATGACTCTTTATAAAATCCATATTGATGACAGAAACTTCAGTTCCTGGTCGGTTTTTAATGCTACTACACTGCAACCTATTGTTTTAGATGGATTCGACCCAACTCAACATAAATTATTTACTAATGATATTTTCACTTACAACAAAGGTAAGCTCGAAATCATTCATTCTTCTATACGTGTTAATGAAAATATACCTGCTGTTCTTCTTATTGCTGATAATAAAACTTATGGAAGAGAAACCAAACATCGCTCTGTTGCTACAAAAATTGCTTCTGGAAGATTATTATACAAATGTATACCAGATGATACACGTATTCCTATTTTTTTAGTGCCTTATGAAATCAAGCAAATGGGATTTTCTAAAGTTTTTACTAATCTTTATGTCACAATTCGTTGTAAAGAATGGGACGACAAACATCCTCACGCTAATTTGTCTCAAACCATTGGTCCTGTTGATATCCTTGACAACTTTTATGAATATCAACTTTACTGCCAAAGTCTCAATACCTCTATACAAAAATTCAACAAAGCTACTTCCAAGGTTATCAAAGAAAAAGCAGAAACCCACGATTCTTTCATCACTAGTGTCTGTAAAAAATACCCTCAAATTGAAGATCGCACTTCTTGGAAAACATTTACGATTGATCCTGCAACAAGTCTTGATTATGATGATGGCTTCAGCATAAGGAAACTGGATAATAATCAAACTTTGCTTAGCATTTATATTGCAAATGTTACTATTTGGATGGATTCCCTAAATCTTTGGTCCTCATTTTCCCAACGCATCTCTACTATTTATTTACCAGATCGCAAAAGACCTATGTTACCAACCATTTTATCTGATTGTTTATGCTCTCTTCAACAAAATACTAGACGATTTTCCTTTGTTATTGATATTTTACTTGATAATGATGCTAATATTTTGTCAATTAAATACTCAATTTGTCTTATTAAAGTATTTAAAAATTTTGCATATGAAGATCATTCTTTACTCTCTGATACTGATTATAACTATCTTCTTGAAACTTGTCAACAAATGTCTAAAAATTATAAATACATTAATAATGTTCGTAATAGTCACGAAGTTGTATGTTATTTAATGATTTTTATGAATCATCATTGTGCTCAAGAGCTACTTAAATTCAATAACGGAATATTTAGATCTACAATTATCAAAAAACAAATTTCTTTACCAAATTCTTTACCTCCTTCTTTACCAGATGATGTCAATCAATTCATTAAAATATGGAATAGCGCTTCTGGACAATATATTGATCTTAGTTCTGTTATGAGTGAAGATAGGGAACAACTAACCAGACACGAAACACTTGAAATGGATGCGTATATCCATATTACATCACCTATAAGACGATTAGTTGATCTACTTAATATGATTAAATTTCAACAAAATTTTGGATTGATTACCCTTTCTACAGATGCTATTGATTTTTATAATAATTGGATTCAACAAATTGACTATATCAATGTTACTATGCGTTCCATTAGAAAAATTCAAAACGACTGTAATTTACTTGATATATGTTACAATAATCCTTATATTCTTGAAAAAACATATGATGGATATTGCTTTGATAAACTTATTAGAAATGATGGACTATATCAATTTATTGTATTTTTACCTGAATTACGATTATCATCTAGAATTACTATTAGGGATAATCTTGAAAATTATGAAAAAAAACAATATAAACTATTTTTATTTAGTGATGAAGAAAAATTTAAAAAGAAAATTCGTCTTCAAATAGTTTAATTTACACGTGTAACCATAATTATTTATATAATGTGTATACAATCTTTATTACTCTGTTAGTTACTTTTTATTTACTTATCTAAGTTTACGAGAAGAATTGTTGGATTGTGTTTTGTTGGATTGTGTTTTGTTGGATTGTGTTTTGTTGGATTGTGTTTTGTTGATATTTTTCTCACTTTTATTATCTTTTTGAATTCCATATGAATAAGCTTCTGACATAGGAGCTGGTCTATATTGAAACCCTCTAATTTCAGCATATGCTTCACGTATTCTTTCAAATGTGCTTTGACATTTAACAACCGATTTTTGAAACATATTTGCACTTTTTCCAGGAAATAATTCTAATTCTATTGTTATGTAAAAAGATAATTTAGATTTTGAGTCTTTTGATTTATTTTGAGATACATTGTATGGAAGAGGTCTGTTATATCCTTGTGGTAAATAATATATATTATTTTGCATATTTGGATTCATTGGATTCATTGGATTCATTGGATATCCTAGTGGATTATAATAAGGATTTGAGTAATTTACATATTGTTCGCTTGGTTTTGTGACAGCACCTCCTATAGCAGATCTATCCAAAGTATTTGGGGGGTTTTCTAATATTTCTTGTAATTGAATTAATCTTTTTCTTAAATCTTTTACTTCTCCTTTTAATATAGTTTGTTGTGTTTGTTGTTCTTGTGTTTTGTTTGTCATATTTTTTAACATAAAATAATTACTTTCAACTTTTTCTAAATCAGAACTTATATTATCTATCTCTTGTGTTATTTGTTCGAACGATTGTATTTGATTTTCAATTTTTGTTGTAAAATATTCAAAAGAAGGCGTAAAAGAACCAAAACTAGGTGCTAGTTTGTCGTCTCTAAATCTAGCACAATTATTGTATATAAAATATTTAATATAAATTGGTATTCCACTAGATTGATTAATGAAAACATTATCGGCTGAGTTTTTAACAAGCCTATATTTGAAAAATGTATCATTACTTTGTTTAGATAATACTAAATATATATTTTCATCATATGATTGGTCTGCAGTTTTATCAGAAAAATCACAATTTATGCGAAAATTACTATTTACATTTTTTTTTGTTAGTTTAACTTGTGATTTTGGTATTTCTCGATCTATATTAAATCCATTATACAATGTATATAATGGTTCTGGAGTGGATACATCTATATAAACTACTCTACATTTTTCACCATTGTATTTAACTATATCTCCTAATTGAATTTCTGTATTTTCACGTGGAAACATTTCAAATACTATAAATTTTATTTTTAAAACTTCTTCTAAAATATTTATAATTTCTTTTGGTGAAATATTTAGATTATTATTAGTTTCCGACACTAAATTTTTTAAAGAATTAATTGTAAAATGTCTTTTATTATCAATTTCTTCTGTATAGGGATTGGTAGTTTCATTACCATCTAAATCTAATTGACCATTTAATGTATCACTTATGGAAGCATAAATTGTGTCATTTGTATTAGTTCCAGAATTATCATATACCATCCAATCTAAATATTCTTTTGGTTCTCTATCTTGAGTTATTCTATCATCCCATGCGTCTTTTACAACATAGTTCATATTGTATATAAAATCACTAGTACCTTCATTATTGTAATTTTCTATTGTTTTTTCCAACCAATAACTACTTCTAAACGAATGTTCATTTATAGAATTTAAATTTGAGGCCAATAAAGTCTGACACTTACTAACAAAACCAGATTCACTTAAATTTGGAGTAAGTATGTCTGCTATTTCCTCACAACTATAAATCATTTCTTGTCTTGATTTACTAATAGATTTAAGTCGACCTCTATATATTATTGAAGATTTATCGTTTATTTTTTTTCGTTTTTCTATAAAATTTAGATCAGTAAAATTACTTACATCCCATAATAATGAACTTGGAATATATGCAATTTTTCCTTTATCTTTCATTTCATTTATACTACGTTCAATAGTATGATAGTATTCATTTAAAGTCAATGAAAATTCTAAATTTAATTGATTTACATTCTCTTCAGCAACATATACTCTATTTTGTCTCAAACATACTACTTCTAACAAATATATATATAATACTATAGCATCATATGCTTGAACTTGTGATTTAATGGAAGATATATATATTCTTTCTTGCATTTTATCTTCCATCAATTTAAATGGTATCTTTTCTTTTGATATTTGTTTATATGGTTCAATACATCTACTACCATCTTCTTTTACTAAAAACCAATTCACAGTTTTAGAAAATGTATTATAAGAAGATTTCAAACCATCTGCTTTTATTCTATCTATAAATTCTTGTTGTTGTTGACCTGGAAAAACATTGTTATATTTTGTAATATCTGTTTCAGAGTTTTTTAATATTTGTATTGCTTCATTTCCAATAAACTTTGTAAAAATTTGTATCGACTTAAATAAAGCAACCCAAATACTAAATTGGTTATATGAATAAAATAAAAACATTTTAAAATTATATATTTCATATTGTTGTTTTTCAATAAATAAAACACCTGTATCATTAAAATAATACTCTTCGTCTTTATAATTTATTTTTGGGGTTAGAAGAGTGGTTTCATTAGCATAAAGAGTTTTTTCATAAAATTTCTTAAAATCTTCATAATTTGAAAAATATGATTCGGAATATGGATCTTCTGGATGAATCTCTATTAATGAATTTATTACAGAAATATCATATTCTATACACTTTATAGCTAGTTCAGGTTTTTCATAATATTTAATTATATTTATATAATCTGCTTTTAATCCCTCTAAAAGTAACTTTACACTAACAAAATAAATATTCTGTTTTTTATAAATTTCCATAATTGCATCAGCAATTCTAAATATTATTTTTATATAATTTATTTTCAAAAGTATTATTTGTTGAATAATTTTATTTTTTTGTGTTTTTATATTTTCTTCTGATTTTATATTTTCTTCTGATTTTATATTTTCTTCTGA